ATGGCAAATGCACACAGGCTGACACGGCTACAGGCTGAAAGATTCAAACCTCCCGCAGACAAGAAACAAGAACGCTACGCCGATGGTGGCGGGCTATACCTCAATGTGCACACTGGCGGTTCCCGCAGTTGGGTTTTCCGCTACATGCGCCACGGCATCGCCCGCTGGATGGGACTTGGCCCCTACCCCGACGTTAGCCTCGCAGAAGCCCGCGAACGCGCCGCAGAGCAACGCAAGCTAATCCGCGCTGGCATTGACCCTCTCGGCGAGAAGAAGATCGTCACGGCCAAGGCGAAGGCCGAAAGCGCCAAGGCCGTCACCTTCGATTGGTGTGCGGAGCAATACATCACCGCACACGCCCCAAGCTGGAAGAACAAAGACACTACGACGCGCCAATGGCGAAACGGCTTAAAAAATTACGTTGCGCCCGTCATTGGCACAATGGACGTTGCATTGATCGAAACCGGCCATATCATAAAAATCCTTGAACCCATATGGCATACGAAGGGTGCAACGGCCAATATTCAGCTAAACCACATTGGTTCGATCCTTGACTGGGCAACCGTTCATAAGCACCGCACCGGCGAAAACCCGGCACGGTGGAAGGGGCATGTTGAAATGTTGCTGCCGGCACGCGGCAAGGCTGCCACAAAGCATCATCCCGCACTTCCCTATGGGCAGATGGCGGAATTCATGGGCGAGCTACGCGCCCGCGAAGGCATCACGGCGCGAGCTATCGAGTTTGCAATCCTGACTGCCGCCAGATCAAACGAGATACGCGGCATGACGTGGGATGAAATCGACGAGGAGGCGGGCGTGTGGATCATTCCCGCCGCCCGTATGAAGGCGGCAAACGATCACCGCGCCCCGCTGTCTGCCGATGCTTTAAGGGTTCTTGCCGACATGAAGGAAGCCAAAACCGATAACCTCGTTTTCCCCGGCGCAAGGTGTAAGCCAATGGCAAGCTCCACCCTTGTGAATATTCTAAAGCAAACGAATGACGAAAGAATAGAAAGAAGTCTGCCGGCCTGGCGCGACGCCAAGACCGGCGAAACGATCACCATGCACGGTTTCCGCTCGACGTTCCGTGACTGGGCGGCAGACCTTACCGACTACCCTAACGAAATGGCCGAAATGGCGCTTGCGCACACTGTCGATAGTGCCGTGGAAGCATCCTACAGGCGCGGCGACATGCTACAGAAGCGCCGCGCCATGATGCAAGACTGGGCGGACTACTGCGCCGGACGCTGCACGGCCTGACCAGACAACACGCCAACCCTACGAAGCGCCCGCAAAGGGCGCTTTTTTTGTTCCTGCCAGCGGTCGATGATCCGGGCGCGTTTTTCCTACCCAGGCACAAGCACTAAAAGAAGCCTATAACAGGTCGGTAGCACGTGCCGGAATCGAAGATTTCACCTTCCACGATCTTCGACACGACGCTCTCACACGGCTGGCCCGCATGGGTTTCAACATCTTGGAACTGCGAGCCATTTCCGGCCACACCACAACCAACATGCTGCAACGCTATGTATCCATCAACGCAAGTGATTTGGCCCTGAAGTTGGGTCAATCTGGCTCGACTTGAGCGAGCAGGCTCTGCCAATGAACTTCTTCAACGAGGACGAGGCGAGTGTAGGCGGAAAGCATCTCGCCCCACGTCTTGCCAAAGGTGTCGAACACTTCCTGCTCCAGTCCGAACAGCGGAAAGACCTTCTTCCCGTCCTGGCGCCAGAATACATAGTCCGTGGCGATATGAACAGGTTGCGATTTTAGGACGTGCTTCGCGTAGCCTGTAATCTTGCCGCCGCGCAGAAGCTTCTTCGCTTTGGGCCAGGTCAGCGTGACGACATCCTCGATGCGCATCCCCTGCTCCAAACCAAACAGGATGGCGGCGGGAAGCGGGCGCTGCATTTTAGCAAAGCCACGGGCGAGGTCGAGCGATGTAATCACAGTGTCGCTTGGCTCTGTGTAATCGAGCATGCTGACGCTCCCGACCACGTTTGCTACCCGTTGCAACAAGTATTCGATTACCGCGTCGGCTTGGGGTTTTTGGTTCGCCAAGGTCATCTTGGCGCGATAGGCAATCAGTTGAGCCGGAACGATCTTGTCGACCGGCATGTTCCACAGCGGGGATTGTGCCAGCGGGGTGCCGCCGAGAACTGCCGCTACCCCGTCGATATTCTTAAGCGCCTGCATGATTCCTCCTTGCGAGCGCTCAAGAATATCACCAGTTAGACAAGTCCGAGTTGAATTTTTAGATTGGTCAGCTTCTCTGTGACCTCTTTCAATTCCTTCTCCATGTTCCGGTAGCTGACCATCTTGTTTTGCCTCTTCAATTCAGCCATACAGCTTTCCAGTGATCTTGCAAGGCTCTCCAGTGATTCCATATATTCGATTTCAATTCCGGTATTTTGTCGCGCCCGCAACTCCTCCGCTAGACAGGAAGCGGTTCTTTGAGCGGTGTAGTCGGCAATGAAGGTGTCGTAGAAGAAGCCCATATGTGTTCTCTAAAAATAAAGTGGAATCACCTTGAAGCGGTCAGACATTATACCGTTACCGAGGCGTGTAAATCTCATAAAGCTAGCGGGCGCGTCGCCATCTTTCCTATACAGCCAAGCGGCTGGTTCTTGCTCAAGGAACTCTCGCACGCTATCAGCAAAAGCTCTGACATCCTTCGATCCAGACGCATTGAAAATTTCCTTTGCTTCCGCTATGAGTGCGGCTCGCATTTTAGCATCGTTAGTCATTTTGCGCTTTCTCCTTTCGCTTCGCTGCCTCATAACGCGCATATTCGCGCCAACAATGAGTTCCCGGGCTTTTGCGTGCTGGCAAAAACTTTCGGACTTATCATCAAACCGGCAATTGTAATCATCAATCAAACAGCATGGAGCTTCTTCAATGAACTTTGCCGCTTCTGCCAAAACATAACGCTCCGCTTGTGCTTGTTCTGCCATATCCATAGCTTCATTTGCTGCTAAAACAAGTTTCCGCCGTGCTTCTCCCGCCTGCTCCAGCGCGGCGAGCAGGGATTTCACGTCACTGCACAGTTGAACGACAGCATCGGCAGCCTCACCTCCGGGCCTATCGCACCGCTTTCGGATTTCGTCGAGTTCTTCATTAGTCATTCTTGTCACCAATATTCTTGAGAGAATACACAATACAGAAGATCATGGTTCCGAAAAGCGTTATCGGAAACACAATATGTTTACCTATTGCAGCCACAAGCTCTGGCGCCATCTCTTCTCCTTTCACCGCGCTTACGCGGCCTCTTTTTGTTCATCGCCGACCTTCGCGGCCAGCTTCTCGGTAATCATTTTCAGGAAGCGCGTCATGGTGAAAAGCGGCACTTCCCGCCCATTGCGATCAACAACCTGGACGATACCACCGTGGGTCGTTTGAAAAACACGCTCGCCCCACGGGAAGGTCGCCTTGACCTGCTCAAATTCGGCTTGATCCACGTCAGAACCATCCAAACCAGATGCCCGTGCCATGCACGCAAGCAATCGGAAACGCCAGGGCGCCAGCGATCAGGAAGCCAAACGAGCCTTCTTTGAGGCAAACGACGATATGAGTGATCCAGGCGGTTATGAGCCATAGCGCGATCAGCAAGCCAGCTATCCCGCTGGTGGCAAATACGGTAGTGCCGTCCTTCTTCTTGACGCTGATGCTCATGCTGCCGGCACCCCCACCACCTTCATGGATTTGTTCGAGTCGACAAGCGATACAACAGCATCTCTCATCAAGTTACTCGGGTCATCGCCCGGATGTGCCTCGACGTTCAGGTAAAAGTTACTCATGCTGCTCCCTTCAGTGTTTCGCCAAAGACCGCCGCTTCCTTCTGCGCGAGGATGCGAGCCAGACTGTCGGCTTGGGTTTTATCGGTGCGGTAGGCGGGCGCCGCCATGCGCGGGAGAAACAGGGAATGAAGCTCGCTGCTTTCGCTCGGCTTCATGATGTCGTTCGCTACAACCTCGATGACGCGGCCAACCCAATCGCTCGGGTCGACATCAACCGCGTCGCGCATGGACTCGTTCTTGACCGCGACATTCACGCGAACCCCGCCGCAATCGGATTCACAGGCAAGGGCGCCAGCGCGGCCTTCGGTCTTGGTGCCGACCGTGCCTGGAATGATGGCGACCACCTTGAGATCCACGCTGAACTCCAGCTTGAGCTTGACCTGCTCCTTGCTGGTGCCATCCTTCCAGATAGCGTGTGGGTTCTTGATGACGGTGCCTTCTTTACCGCGACGCATCAGCTCGCCAGCGTGAGCGTAAGCGTCGGCCAGACTGTGAAAAATCTTGGTTTCGATAAGCCTGATGGCCGTGCCGGGCTTGCTATTCAACACGGCGATAATCCTGGACAAGCGCTTAATGTAGGGCTGTTCGCATTTGCCCTTGGTGGCAACAGCGTTCAGCGGAATCATGTCCCACACTAGGTAGATCGGCTTCTCGTTGGCGAGAAAGCTGCCACCGCAGGCGACGCTGTTCAGAATGCCGTTGCCGATCTCGCGGGGAAGAATGCCCTCGCCTTCGCGCTTGACCAGCAGTTCGCCGTGCATCTGAACACCTGCCGGAATTCGCTCGACAACTTCGTCGACGAGCTTGTCGAACGCCTCGACGGGGAATGGCGAACCCTGACGTGACGTAATGCGGACGATGCCACCTTCTTCGCGGTCAATATTGGCGAACATCCCGTCGGCCTTCTCTTGGCTGACGACGCCGAGCTTCCAGTCGAAGCTGGACAACTTCGCGTCTTTAGGCAGGCAGCAGCGCATGTAGGGGAAGTCTGGGATCAAGCCCTTCTTCGCCTTGTTGCAGGTGCTTTCGCTGAAACCAGCGCGAAGATCCTTGCGGATGATGCGAACAAACAGTTCAGCAGACGATTCTTCCAGACGGTTGATTTCATCCAGAACGGCGTCGCGGGCGGCGAGGCCGGTCAGGTCGCGGGCAATCAGTCGATCCAGAAGCGCGAAGGTGTTACCGCCCTCGTCGAAATAACCGGCGCCGTAGGTCGTGCGTTCGGGGATCTGGCGAATGCCGTAGGTCTTGAACGGGTTGTAGGCGTATTCGAGAACGCGACAGAAGTTGGCGTCGACCACGCCCTTCCTGACCAGTGCCTCCTTTTCGTTCTTCGAGGCGGTGGCTGCGATCTCGTTGATAGCTGCAAGAATTTCCCGGCTGTTCATATCAAGCAGCCTTTTCCATCAATTGCTCACGATTCTCGAAGTGTTCGAGAACACGGTTTTTCATGTCTACTGTCAGTCCGTCGATAGCCTTGTTGGCAAATTCGATGTCTCTGTCCAATGCAATAGAGAGCGATGCAATAATATTAGCGGATGCAAAGGCAAGGCCAGCGGAAACGATAGTCGCGCCCAAGAAACCGTTTCCATTCTCGCCGCTATACGCCTCAGTCAGAATTGAGACAGCTTCCGACAGTTTATCGACGCAATCTCTTATGGATGCTCCGATATATTCTTCCACCTTCTGAAAATTTTCATTTGCTTGATCCATGTTCTCTCCTATTCGGTTGGTTGTAATTTAGCCGCCATTTGCAGGCGTGCCATTTCGAGAAGGCTCATGCCGGCAGTGATCGCAGCGACAGGAGCCGACTTTGGTTGTGACACCAGCGTGATAGCCGGCGTTGGTTCGGGTTGGGCAACAATCGGCATCGGCACTTGCGCCGCCCGGTTGATTGCATCGGCGTAACTGCCCGCCGCAAGATCCAGAAAATGCTGCGGCCTGATTGGTTCGGCGTTCGCAGGTTGCGGTGCCGGGCGCCTGTCCCTCTTTCCCGTTTTGCTCGGCTTCACGTCGCCCGCAAGCAGCGCCGCCAACTTCGGCTGACTCATTTCCTCCTGATACTGGTAAAAGGCGCGCTGCTTCTTCCGATTAATGAAGTAGATTGCTCGTCCCTCGACCAGCTCCTCTTTGCGCATTTTGGCGGCACAGCACTCCTTTTTTCCGATGGCCGCAGAACACTCAGCATGTTGCACAGCCAAACGGCCATTCTTACGTTCCGCCACGCGCTTCAAGCAGGCGGCGTAAGCCGGTTGATGTCCGACGTGTTCGCAGCCGGGAATGTGGTAGGCGTTGTTGCCGCTCTCGCTAGCCTCAACCGGGTAAATCTCGGTGTCGTTGAATTTTTCCATCGTTGTTCTCTCCTTACCAAGAACCCCAATCGGCGCCACGATTCGGCTCCGGTTTTACAACATCGACCACTCCGTCATAAAGCGGTTCAGGACATACGACATGCCCAAGCCCAAGGTAGTGCATAATTGCGCCGACAGTGTTTTGGTTATCGTAGTGGTTGAGGAGATTCGCATAAGTGTTGTCAGCGGCGAACGCTTTTGCAAAGTGGTTTGGATTAGCGGACAACAACATGCTTTTGTAGCCACGCTTGTTTTTTTCATTTGCTTTCGCGCCTAATTTGTTCTGCGCTGCCGCCAGCGAATAAACCTGCTCGACTTTTGTTTGCCCTCTACGCCTACTATCTTTCATCTTCCCATACCGAAAAACCACCACATGGCGGTCGTCGTCAATAATGGAAAAGCGCACAACCTCATAAAACTTGGTTCCGCCCTCATGCTCCATGTAACAGGTATCAGTTAAAACTTCTTTCATTTATTTTCCCATCGCATAATCGCGCAATCTCAATATCTGCATAATACGGTCTAATCACAGGAATTATAGTCAATTCTGACTAGACCACACGATTGCCTAAGCAGCTCTCCTCACAACGCGCAGCCTGACCGCGACGTTTTCATTTACAACTTCCGCTCGCCAAAAAGCATCCCGCACGACGCTCGGCGCAACCTCGTTTGGATCACGGTCTTTCGGCAACACGGCAATTCGGGCAGTGAACCCATACCGGCGCAGCAGCAAACCCGCCTCGATGGCATCGCTGATCGCCCTGTCCTCGCCGTCCCACATGAAGGTGACGATCCGCAAACCCTCTTCCCTTAGCACCATAAGCTTCGCCAATTGGCTGTCATCGTCGCCGCGTGACAGGTGCTTGCCGAACGAACCGACCGGCACCACGTCGCGCAAGTCCATGTCACCATCGAGCGCGATCTTGAGCGCCATCACATCGAAACCACCCTCACCGATCACAATGCTTTTGGCCCCGTGCGCGTTCTGCCCGTTGTAAAGGTGCGATCCTGTCGAGGCGAAGCCTGGCGGAAAGAGGTATTTCTTCTCGGCGGCGCCTGTGATGTCACGTCCTTGAAAGGACACCAGATCGCCAAGCAGGTCGAAAACCGGCAGGATGATTCGGTTCGAGTAGTCCTGAACGCGATCCCTGCCCTCTTCGTCCTTGTAGCGAAAAACACCGTGCTTGGAGAAGCGCAGACCGAAATACTTGGCGATCCTCGCCGTGATACCGCGATTATCCAGATACTTCAAATTGCGTCCGCATATCGGCAACGGATATGACGCCGGCAGATTCAATTCCGAATTCAGATTGGTGGCGACAGCGGCCCTGCGCGACGGACGCCATCCCTGCTCCTTTGCTACCGCCTCGATATGCCTGACGACATCACCATTGCTCATGCCGCCGAACGTGGTTCTGATGAAGCTCCACTTGTTGAACTTCTTCTCGCAATCGCCAGAAAAACAGTTACCGAGGCCAGTCTCCTGGTTGATGTAAACCTTCCAGTTGGCGTTGCCGCAGCACGGACACTCCTTCACGTTGAGTTGCGTGCCGCGAGCGCCGCGAGTTACCCGATAGCGCACCCCTTCCCGATCCATCCATGATTCGATGTCGAGTTTGGCGATAGCCTCCTGGAATTCCTCATTCACCATGTTCAGTAATGCCGATGCGCCAGAATTCCCGGATGACGTCGGCCACGGTTGCCTCATCCACGCCCTTTGCCAGCAGAGTCTTGGCAACCCGCTTGATGCGCTTCTTGGTGGCGCCGCTCCAGAAACCAGAACCTTCGATTTCAAAGATGGCAGCAAGCACAAGCGGATGCTTCTTCATTGCTTTTCCTTGCAGTCGAAGTCCCTCGGGCATTTTTCGCAATAGCCGTCACCATCTACCAAACCCACTAAGTAGCCAAGAAAGACCGGAATGACAATCAGGATCAAATACCCCGTAACGGAAACGCTGGCGCTAGCGTCGGTTTGTGACATCAACCACGCGATCCACACCAGCACACCCAAAAGACACGCCTTTAAAGCGACTTTTGCCACCCACACCTTGTCCATCATTCGATCCTCAAAACAGTGGTTATGAACTGCATCATTGCCAGGTTCTGCCTGACGACGATGGTGAAACCGGATTCCTGATTCCGGGACGCTGCGAAATACAGCCGCGCTTCGTCACGCATCGCTTCCTCGTCCGTGCGATTGATGGAAATCATCAGATCGACCGTGCGAACCTTGTTGAAGTCCTCTGCGACGTGTTCGGCCTTCGCCACCGTAGCGGTGTAGCCGGTTCGGTTGGTCTGCGTCGCCGTCAGCATCGCCACGTTGTAGTCGAAGGCGATAGCGCGAAGATCGACGTAGATTGACTTGGAGTTTTCGATTGGATCGTTGTAACGATGATTCGGCGCCATGATGTCGGCGTAGTCGACCACCACCAGATCGAAGTCGATAGGTGGGCGGACGCTACCGTCGTCGTTGCGTCCGGGTGACTTGTAGCGATCCAGCAGCGTCCGCAGCATGTTCGGCGTCAGGGTGCCAGAGGGATATTCGTGCATGACGAACTTGCCGACCTTGCGATCAAAGATTTCCTGAATCTTCTCGGCAACCTCGTGCGGCCTCTTGTCCAACTCCTTCATCATCACTTCGGCGATGGAAGCATCAAGCCGGTCGGCAACAATGTTCGCGCCAACTTCGAGCGTGACGAACAGAACGTTCTTTCTTGCCAACCATGCGGATTTTGCAAAGCCGACCAACGCTGTGGACTTCCCCATTTTTGCTCCACCCATGATGGTCGTCAGTTCGCGCCGACCCCAACCTCGGTGATAGAGGATTTCGTCCATCTTCGGCACGCCGGTCGTGATGCCCTGCGGTGGCCGAATGCCAGATGCTCTCTCTAGCCGGTTTTCGGTGCGCTCCTTGATGCGCTCGGCATAGTCATAGGCGTCACCATCATCATTCGCGCCGATCTCGATGGCTGCCTTGACGACCGTTTCCGCTTTCTCGAATTGGCCCTTCTCGCGCAAATCGACACACTTGACCAACGCCTCGCCGAGCGCCTGATGGCGAGCGAAGGCAACAACCTTGTCCTCGACAAACCGGGCATTACCGAGGTCGGCGGCAAAAATCTCCTTGCGGGCCGCAACAACCAGCGGCGCAACATCCTTGCGGATTACCTTCGCAGTAACGTCGTCGCGGATGGCCGTAACCAGCGACGCGGGATCAGGAACAACGCCGTAGCGCTGATGATGGCGCAAGGCAATATTTACCAGCGCCGCCTCTCCCGCGCTCTCGAAGAATTCGGGACGCACGACGTGCGACATCCGGCGCATGAACTGATTGTCGCGCAACGTCAGGGCCGCGATCTTGGTTTGGAATCCCGCATCGAAGGCGAATTTCTCGCCCTCGTAGGGTTCGGACGCCGACGACACTGCCGGCGCTGCGCCAGAAAAACTGGCGCCGATCATGGAAGCAACGGACTCTTCCGTCGCTCGCAATGCTTCACCCATGTTACCGTGCCTCAACGGCAGCGCTGGCGCTCACCGGGGCATCGTTGTGACTTACCAGTGGAGAAAACTCGGAAATGTCATGCTTGAACAGGACGCGAGTGGTGTAAGGGCCGTTGTAGTCGCCTTGAGTGTGCGGCACCCGCAGACTGATCGTGTATTTGTCGGACGCTTTGATTTTGCCGACCACATGCTCGCCGGTGCTAGCCTTCTCGATTTCGACGGTCGCACCAGACGATTCCAGCGCCCGCAAGAATGCCTCGTGACCAGAGGGTTTCGAGCCATGCTTCGGCTTCCCGCCAAGAGTCCGTCGACCGGAGCAGTTATGCTCCTGATCGGCGAAACTGCGAGCGTGTGCCTCGTTGTTGTAGTGCGCTTCGTGCATTGTGCTGATCTCCTGTTTTGGTTGAGCCATGTGGCAAATGTTTGTGTCGTGCGACGAATGAATTATAGTCAATACTTACTAGATTATTTAAGCAGACGAACCCTCCTTGATGGCACTATCAACAACCCGCACGTCGAAACATCGCAGAGCCTCCTCGATCCGCACAACGTCATAAAAATACATGGCGCTGTGCAGCGCATAGTGCTTGATTGGACGTTCTTTGATCTGCTCAATCACAAACGCTTCATGCGCCTCTTGATCCCCGCTTCCCGTATAGTTTGACACTTGATAATAGGGGTCTGTCGCAACGCGCAAACTTGCCTTGCGGGCGTCCTCCCAAGCAATCATGGCATCCGCGAACAAGTCCTCGTTCTTGACGAACATGGCTGGTCGGGGCGCATAAATCTTCTTGCCGCAGACGATCAGCCGCATGTGCCTGTGCATCGCAAAGCGCAGGAAGAAGTCATAGGGCAGGCCCACACGGTCACAGTTCTGACGCAGCCGCCAGAAGGTCAGCTTTTCTTTCCCGGTGAGGAAGTCATGATCCTTTATGCCGCGAACAAACGGCGCTCTATCGGCGTCAACGGCCTTGCGGTAGAACTCGCGGTAAGCGTTATTGTAGCACTTGATGAAGTAGTAGGTCGCCTGCATTGGGTGGAGCCGGCGGTAGTCGAACCACTTGCTCGCCATCAGGTCTGGTTCGCACTTCAAGTCCTTGTGCGGTATGTGTCCTATGGTGAGAACTTCGTAGTTGAGGAAGCCGAGGTTCCCTCCATAGAAGTTCCCCAACCAGACTGCTCTTGGGGTCATCCGTGTCGTTTCGTAAGTAAGCATTGAGACAGATTATAGTAAGTATTAACTATATAAATACTACCGACCGGCCCCAAAATCCCCAAGTCATCCCCAAGACATTGGCGGCTCCGAGAACCCCAATTCGCCGCAAAATCGTAATTACGTTTATCAGTATGGGCGTATCGTCGTAAAATTACATGCACGATATTGCAGAGGAGATCAAAGTCATGATCGTTGGAGTCCTGAACCAGAAAGGTGGCGTTGGCAAGACAACGCTGGCTGTGAATCTGTCGGCAGAGTTGGCGCGTGCCGGAGAGCGCGTGCTACTGATTGATGCCGATCCGCAAGGCAGCGCCCTTGATTGGGCGGCAGCGCGCCAGGGCGAACCGCTGTTTTCCGTCGTCGGCTTTCCACGCCCAACCATTCATCGGGAAATCGCTCAACTTGGCAGCGGCTACGATCACGTTATTATCGACGGGCCACCTCGCGTTACCGACCTAGCTCGGTCAGCGATCATGGCCGCCGACGTGGTTCTGATCCCGGTGCAACCATCGCCCTACGATGTTTGGGCAGCCGAGGAAGTCGTCAAGCTGCTCGATGAGGCCAGCGTATATAAAGAAAATCTCAAATCCGCATTCGTAATTAATCGTAGAATCGCAAAAACGGCGATTGGCCGCGACGTGGGCGAAGCTCTGGCGACCTACCCTGTCCCCGTTCTGCGGGCAGGCATCACGCAGCGCGTCGTGTTCGCCGAGGCAGCCGCGCAGGGACTTGCGGTGTATGAGATTGACCAAAGTGGCCCGGCGGCCGCAGAGATTGCAGCCGTGGCCGTCGAGTTGAAGGAGTTTGCTACATGACCAAGAAGGTTTCTTTTGGCGCCAAACCGACCAGCAAGCCTGCTGCTGCGGACGCTGATACCTGGGTGGAAAGCCGTAGCGCAGGCCAACCCGAGAAGATGAAGCGCCTAACCATCGACATACCAGACGGCCTGCACCGCAAGATAAAATCCGCCTGCGGGCTGCGCGGCACTACGATTGCGGACGAGGTGCGCGAATTGCTTTTGCAGAAATACGGAAATCAGTAAAGGCGATTTTGTGCTTTAACGACCATCAAAGAAGAACGTCGCAAATTCAGGCTTGGGCGTATCGTAAGCCGAGACGATCTCCTGCACGATGCCGCTTCTGACCACATCCGCACGGTCGAAGCGAATGTGCTTGACGCTCGGAATGTAGCTCAGGCGACCGACCGCATCTTCCAAGCCACTCTCTCCCTTCACGTCCTTCTGTGTCATGTCGCCATTGACGACGACGCGACAATCATTGCCAATGCGCGTCAGGAACATCTTCATCTGAACCGGCGTGGTGTTTTGCGCCTCATCCATGATGACGAACGCTCGCTTGAACGTCCTGCCGCGCATGTAGGCCAGTGGCGCCGCCTCGACGATGCCGCGCTTAATAAGGAACTCGACCGTGGACTTGCCAAGCCGCTCGTTCAGAACATCGCGGAAGGGTTGCAGCCAGGGATCGAATTTTTCTTCCAACTCTCCCGGTAGAAAACCAAGGGATTCGCCCGCCTCGACCGCCGGCCTGGTGATGATGATCTTGTCGATCTCGCCCGCTTCGAGCATTTGCGCAGCAAGAGCAGCGCACAACCACGTTTTGCCGGTGCCAGCAGGGCCGGTCGCAAAGGTGAGCGTGAAGTTCTTCATGGCGTTGATGTAGCGCTTCTGGCACTCATTGAGCGGGGCGACTGGAGAGGTGTCGCGCTTAACCGTTTGACGGGTTTCAAAGGCGCCAAACCGCTCGTCTTGCGCCTCCTTTCCTGCTTGGGTTTGTCGTCTGGAGGGCTTCTTAGCGGCGCTGCGTGTCATCGTGGTTTGCTTCTATGCTGCGAGTAGGGATTTTGGAACAGAAGCTTCGTATTCCGAGGCTTCGCGGTGATACCACTTACCGCCAGCGACAGCGAAATCAGTCACGGCGATGTAATCGAAGTTGGTTGAGCGCGTCTGTGTATCCACATTCACCAGACAGAAGCCGTTGTGCCACTTCTCGCCCTCGCAGTAGGAGGCCGAACGTCTGTGACCAGCGCCAATCTGATGCCACTCGTAAGGGCCGTAGATCGGCGAGAACATGCCCCACGCCTGATGCTGGTGGTTGTGACCATTGACGCCCGGCAGGCCCATGTTGCGAGCGTGCGGAAAGTGGTGGCAGATCACGCTGTCGAAATAGACCTTGTAGTTGTTGCCGATCTCACGGTCAAAGTCGCGCTTCGTCCAGGCGGCGAGGTCGGCCTTAGCGATGTAGTTGATCTGGAATTCATCCAGGCCGAGCAGCTTGCCAACCGTGAAGCCGTGCAGGTCGGACAGCACCGCCCGCAATGCCGGCGTGGCGTCGGCTAACTGACGCAGCAGACGGGCTTCGTGGTTGCCTTCGATGAAGTCAATCTGTGTGTTCGGGCAAGCTTCTCGCAACGGGCGCAAAATGTTTTCGTGAGCGAAGCGGATGCGGCCAACCACATCCCACTCGCGGGGATCGACGCCATACTTGCCAAACTCTGGCAGATCGAAGATGTCACCAACAAGAACAATCACGTCGGGCTGCACGCGCTTGGCCGTGTCGAGCAGCACACGCAGGAGGAACGGGTCGATTTCGATATCGTGGAGATCCGAGCAGGTCAGGATCGTCTTAAAGCGGTTGTCATTGATCCGCTCGTATTTGTCAGCGTAGTCCTGGCGCTCGATGTTGATGCGCCGGTAGTGGTCGACGCTCGCGTGTTTGGCAATGGCGCGTTCCATCGCGTGCTGGCTGCGCGAGAGCTTCAGCCCCGCCTGACGCTTGAATTCGGTGAAGGTGCCGAAGTGACGGTTCCAGGTCGCATCCGAGATAGCGCTGTTGTTGCGAAAGCCATTGCGGGTCAGTTCGACTTCTGGATCGAGCGCCTGAACGCGCAGCAATTCGTCAATGCACGCCTGCGCCGTCAGATCCCTGAACTTGTCCTCATGCTCGGACGCCGGCACATCCGGGCGCACCCATTGGGCACGATTCGCCAGTTTCGGCCAACCTTCGTCGCCCTGTCCCGTGCGGCGGATCTCCGATGCCTGCTTACGCACGCTTCTGTCGGAACAATGGCCGAGTGCTTGCGCGACATCGGCCACAGTGGGGTATTTTTTGAGGTTGTTGTAAATCGCCGCAAAAGCTTTCGCCGCTTCCAGAGTCATTGATCCGCCTGACGTTCGATGAGTTGTTCGACGTAATCTACGAGGGCGTCATGCCTTATTGCGAGTTCGTGATAGAGCTGGACGATTTCGAGGTCGTTGTCGAGCAGTTCGGGCAATCCAATGCCGGAAGGCGCTTCGCTCGCACCATCGCCGAAGCTGGCGGGGCTAATAGGGAATCCACTGCGGGCGCTGTTGAGCAGCCGGACAGTGCCAATGTCAATGCCGTCATCACGACAGGCAAGACGAAGTTGAGCTTCATTGGGCATCTCCTGTGGTTGAGGTTGCGGCTGGACGCGGGCAGCGACCGCCTTGCGAATGTCCGTGACTCGCTGATTTGAGTTCGTGACCTCTTGCTCGGTGGCGACCGACACCTTCAGGCTTTCTCGAATATCGGCGGCGGTTTCCGAGCGGGCGCCGACGATGGTTTCAAGCTGATCCGCCTTAACGAATTTGCCCTTGGTTGCATAGCCGACAGTGAAGCCGACCGCCAGAGCAGCAGCCGCGACAACGGCGAGGTTCTTGATACTGTCGATACCAAACATTCAGGCGAACACCGGGGTTTTGCCAGCTTGAAGCTGCGCCAGCGTCAGCCCGTCGGTGGCCTGACAGTGCGCAAGCTCCTTGAAACTCTTCCAGCGCCCTGCCCACTCCAGACCAACCGACTCCGCAATCTCGCCGCAGCGGATAAAAAGCGCCGTGTCGCTCCATTGCGCTTTGCCGTTGATGATTGGGCAGAAGTCGAAAGCCAGCCGGTAATTGTGAAACGACTGTCCAGCTTTCGCGTTGGTCACAATCAGCCCCGGATTACTGCGGCCCTGCGCATACAGCGCCGCCTGCGATTCCATGTCCCGGTAGGTGCTGGTGACGATGATGCTAACGCCTTCGTCGGCGCACTTGGCAATGAAGCGCTCGGCGAGCGATCTAACATGCGGGTGAAGTTCCTTGAGGTCGCGGCTGTTGATCATTTGCTTTCCGTCTCACAAGTGTTGCAGGCGTTGCGACTCATGCCATTGCGCAGCCTCGCCTCAAACCTGTCCTCGACAATCTTGATGAATTCGGCGCCCATGTGACCAGCCAAACCTGTGCAGATCGCCGTCAAAGGGGCCGGAACGTCGAAATGCACACAGCCAAGCCAACACAACAGACCGGCAAATCCAGACATGCTCATGTGCATCAGGATGGACTTCATCGAATGCGGCATTCCTGACTGCATTCGTCGGAAATATGAAACCAGACCGCCCCAAAGAGCGGTAATGGCGGCCAACCAGACGTGCGTCCATTCCAGTTGGTTCAGAAAACTACGTTCGGGCATCATGCGTCCATCGTTATTGCTTGTTTGGATTTTAATTTGGATTTGCCAGAAAATCTAGTAAATTCTTACTAGATTTTAATGGTATTGCTTTATCTGTAATTACCACGTCCAAACAGCCGAACAGCCCAATACATCAGCGTTCTGGTAAAGCACGGAACTTTCAGAACCCTCATCGCCTCAAGAAAAATATCATCTGCCCACCGCTTGTTTCTGATGGCGTGATTGTAAAGGTAGTCGTGAATGATCGCAGCCTTGGCGTATTTGCCGTGCGGTGGGAATATCGACCACAGGACGCGGGGAATCGTAGCGAGGTCGGTAATAAAACCAGCCGGGACACTAATCACGACGATGCTCGGAAACCGACCGACATGATATTCAAATGGCGCGAGTAACCGCCAATGGTAGCTGTCGAGCATTCGTAGGTCGGCGGGCGTGGTGAAGGAACTCATCGTTTGTTTTACCATTCAATTATGAGAATGCCACCTGTGGCATTACCAGCGACACTGACGGCGCCGACGCTATTACTACCACCACCACCGCCACCATAGCCGCTACCGTTAGAATTACCGCTGCCACCATTGCCAAACACACTACTACCGCCGCTGCCGCCGAGGGCGCTATATTCCTTACTGGCGCCATTACAACCGTTGGAGCCACCAGCGCCACCAGCGCCACCAGCGGCACCAGCGGCTCCAGCGGTGCCTTTACCGCCAGCGCCACCAGCGCAAGTTAACAAAGCGCCAAAGCTGGTGGCGCCACCAGCGCCACCAGCGACTTTATTACTACCGCCAGCGCCACCAGCGCCAATAATTACGGAGATGTTTTGTCCTGGTGTTACGGCGCACTTCTTATACAAAACACCACCACCACCGCCGCCGCCACCACCGCCACCACCATTGATGTTATCGCCACCACCACCACCACCACCACCGGCACACCCAGATCCCCAAACGCTAGTAACGCCCGCAGGAACAACAAATGTTCCGCTGGCTGTAAATACAGCACGGTTCAATCCTGCTGCGGCGGTCACAAACGCCGTCGTCGCAATCTGCGTCGTATTTGTTCCCGCTGCCGCAGTCGGGGCGGTTGGCGTGCCGGTCAGGGCCGGACTGTTGAGCGGCGCCTTAGTGTTCAGATCTGCCGTCGTCGGTAGCTTGACCCAAGCGTTCCATTTTGGTTCGCGCAAGTAGTAATACGTTCTTCTCCAGGATTCGCCAGTATCGTATCTGGTGTAAGTCTGCATGACTTCGTTTGGGGTGACACCAGCCGTCTCGACAAACAACGCACCAGCGATAGCAACCGGATAGTTTTGCCCGCTTGCTGCCCGCGCGTTCAGTGGTTGTCCGTAGAATCCTGCGGTCATGTAGGTATCAAGATCGGCTGCATTTGGTATATCAATGTGATTGGCGGGCATAGCGCCCAATGCCGCCAGTGCCGCCGCCGCCGTGTTGGCGCCAGTGCCGCCATTAGCTACTGGCAGCACGCCTGTCACGTCCGTCGGCAGCGCGACTTGGCTCCAGGTAGGCGCAGAACTTGCGGTGCCGGTGCGCAAGATACGGTTGGCGGTCGTGGATGGTGCGATGACAGCCTGAGACATCACGCCGCTGCCGCCGATGGTGCCAACGGCGCTTCCGGGAAATTTGTCGAGTTCGGCCTTGGTGATGCCAATAATTTGGCCGCCGGATTGAATATCGTATCGCTTCCCCACAAAGGTTCCGGTAAAAACTGGTATGCCTTTGATATCTATCGCGCCGCTACCGTGCAGGCCAACCCGGAGAAATGACGTAGCAAATGTTGTTCCATCCACAAAAGTAATGGGGATATTATTTGTATAAGCAGTGCTTATCTGACCACCCGCCGCAACTTCAAGACCGCTCGTGAATGCCCCATCGAAGGTTACGCTCGTGCCAACCCTGAGCATTCCGCCATACTGCACACGCGCAGCGTGTGCCACTGTTGCGGCACCTTTAAATATCGGTTTTGCAAGGATGCAAGCGCTGCCTTTTTCAATCTCCAGGCTACCGGAAAACGTGCAGTCCGTTAACGACCCAAACGCACCTTCCCACACTACCGTTTTCGCCTGGAATGTGATGTTCGTAAATCTCGCCCATATCCCGCCAGAGAAAGTAATGTCACTGGAAAAAAAAGTTGCCCCATTTATACCGGAAACGTAAAGGCGCTTACTCCCGGCTCCAGAAAACTGATCGCCAGATAACGTTACCCCAGGCCAAGTGCCTTCCTGGAACGCTACCGTTACGCTGTTGTTGCGTATATTGATTTTGCGTAGGGCATCAAAAACGCCCGTCCAACTCTTTACGGCGCCCGCTGCCGTATTGGCCGTGCCGGTATTGGTGTCGTTGCCATCTGTGCGCACGTAGATCGTGTGCGCTGCGGTGCGCCAGTCCAGCCGGTTCATCAAATACTTGACGTTGTTCCTGAGCGCCTGCGTCAGTGCAACCAGCGTGGAAGCCGTGGTGATTGGCAAGTTGGCCGATTCTGCCGCGTCGGTCAGCGTCGCGCTGATGGCGCCGGGGTTCGCCACGTCATAGACAACCACCCATGTCGGGGTCATGTCCTTCAGGGCATAGATTTTGTCTTGGTCGGTGCGGAAACACAGCATTCCAACCTGTAAATCCTTCGTCGGAAAAGCTGTGCCAGATGAGCAGGATAGTGCGGTCTTGTCGTTGTTCAGCAACAAGGCTAATGAGTTCTTGATTGTTTCGGTTTCTTGGATTTCGGTGTAGCTTTGCATGGTGTATTCGAGGTGTTGCCCGGTTACTGCGATGTGTTTGTTTTATACGCCCCACTGCATTTTCGGCAGCATGTCGATCAATTCTTCAACCGTTGGGATTTCGCGTTTTTCTGCCACAACATCGCCCAGAATCTCGTAGCATTTCGACCAGACTGCATCACGCCACTCAACGCAGGCTTGTCCCTCCGCTGCGAATTTCGGGTTGGTGCTTGAGGCGTAAGAGCAAGCGGAGAGAATGCCGTCGTAGCCGCGTTCTTTAGATTTAGCGTCGAGCATGGCTTGCACAGCGCTTATCATTGATGCTTGAATCTCTTCAACGGTTGGCGGCTCAACCGCAGGGGCGGGTGGTTCAATGAACTTAAAGCCGTCCCATGTCCAATCAATGCCGGGAATTTGGCCGCCATCTTGATTGATCAGTTCAATGTGATCCCATTGATCCGCAATGAGGGCAACAAACTCTTCGTCGGCGACGATGATGTTTTCAACCTTGTTGTTTTTGATTAGTGCGTAATTCATTTTGTTTTCTACCATTCGATGAAAAGAGCGCCGTCGCCGCCGCTGCCGCCAGCGCCAGCGGCGTAGTTTCTACCAGCACCACCACCACCACCGCCACCCGATCCTGTGCCGCCGTTACCACCTTTACCGCCTGCGGCGCCAATACCACCACCGCCGCCACCACCCCCGCCATTTGCCGCAACCCCACCAGCACCAGCGGCTCCAGCGGTGCCGTTTTCTCCATTCTTGTTGGTAAAGAGAAAAATCGGTATTCCACCACCACCGCCGCCGGCTGTGCCGACATACATTAAGCCGCCGCCGTCACCAAGAGTCTGATAACCGCCGCTGCCGGGCATTCCGCCATTGCCACCACCGGCGCCACAAGCAGCGCCACCGCGTGCGCCAATTGGACTTGAGCCAACAGATGTGCCGTTCTGACCGCCACCGCCACCCCGAAGTGTCAAAAGGCCGCCAAAAGAGGTGTTACCTCCATTGGTTTGGGCCGCCCCTCCAGCGCCGATTGTTATGGTGTATGTAAATCCTGGAGTGGTGCCCACCGGAATACGCAAACGCGCTTCGGCTGCCCCGCCGCCGCAACCTGGCGCCCCCGTGACAATGCCGGCGTTAGTGGTGGCGCCATTCCCACCGCCACCACCGCCGCCGCACCCGGAAATGAACACCCTTTCGGTTGGGGCCGTAAATGCACCCGACGCCGTAAACAATACAGAGCGCGGTTTTGTTGACGTTGCCGCCTGCACAAACGCCGTTGTGGCAATTCGATTATCATTTGCTCCCGGTGGTGCAGTCGGGCAGGTTACGTTGTCCGCCAAGGCGCTAATGGCCACATTGCCGTCTTTGTCGGGCGCAGTAGAATTAACTTTCTTCACGAATGCCGTGTGGCGCAAACCGTCCAGAAGCTCGGCGTTCAGGTCTTTATTGACCACCCCATTTGAAATAGGAATTTGACCTGTTTTATTGCCCGCATGAATTCCATCTAGCAAATCAGCATTTAGATTGACATTGACCGTGCCGTTGTTGATTGGAATGTTGTCTTTCGCGTTACCTGACTGTTTGCCGTCCAGCAGATCGGCGTCGAGGCCGGAACCGGCGCCATCGTTGCTTTCGTTCCAGATTTTCGTCGCCGCGTTGGCCGCGCCTGCTGCGACATTGAAACTGAAGCCGTTGCCGGTGCCGGCATCGAAGATGCGCAGACTGTCGCCGTTCAACTCAATGGCGAGATTGCCGACAAGCGAAGTGCCTGTGCTGCCCTTCGCCAAAACAATCTGCCCGCCATTGGCGCCGGTCGCTGCGCGCACGGTCGCGCCATTCGCCAACTCGGAAACCGCGCTGTTTCCGCCGTTCAAATCTGCGAGCAGCGACCACGTAGGGGCCATGTCCTTGAGAATGTAGAGCCGCAATTGGTCGGTGCGGAAGCACAACATGCCACCAATCAGCCCGGTCGTCGGAAAAGCTGTGCCAGATGAGCAGGATAGTGCGGTCTTGTCGTTGTTCAGCAACAAGGCTAATGAGCTTTGAAGCGACTGTGAGGATTGAATATCTGTGTAACTTTGCATCTGCTACTCTAGTAAGGGCTTACTAGAATTATATGCCAAGGCAAATAACTGTCAATAGCCATGAGCGGCCCATGTGAAGGCGCCGGTCACAAAAGCTCCAGTCACGGTGTCGCGCAGACGAACCGAAAAGCTGTCTTTTGTTGGCACGCCATTGAATTCAACAGCAACCGGGTTACCGCCAGTGCCGCCTCTCGCGGCCAGCGTGATTTCTGGAACAATGTGAAAGTGGCGGTTGTAGACGACGGTGATGCCATACGCCGCATTGGCGATTGTTGCCGACCCTCGGTCGATTAAATCAGGCACGTCGATGGTCGCCTGAAGATTGGTGAGCAAACCACGGTCGTCATTCTTGGATTCCAGCACAACGCGGAACATTGCCTCCCGGTATTCATAATCTCCAGGAATGAAGTCGCGCCATTTCTCGTAGCCGGGGACATTGCCGTAGTGCATGAAGGCGACGAAATCCTTCATCGTCACGTCGCCAGACGCAAGCATTGTGTCCGAGATCACAAGATCGCCAGGACGACGAATGGACTCTGCGATAGCGAACGCTTCCGCCTTATTCAGCTTGTAGGTTTTTGCAACGCTTTCGGCCAGTTTGAGCGTTTCCGCGAACTTGCGGATGTAGGTGACGCCGTTCTTCACACTGTCGGCAATCTTGAGTGTTTCGCCCTTGTTTAATCCGACCGTCTTGTTGATCCTCTCAACAAACCCGAACGATTCAGCGAGTTGCTTGCCAAACACCTTGCCACCCGAATCGCCAATCGTCAGCGTTTCGTCGAGGTTTTTATCGAACGAGAACACTCTGGTTTTTTCGGTAACCTCAAACACCTCACTCAAATTCAATCCATAGAGTGAGGTGTTGGCATCGACCATCCTGAACGATTCAGCCAGCGGCTTGGTAATCGCTTTGCTGTTAGTATCACTGATTGCCAGCGTTTCGTTGAACTTCCTGTCAAACGAAACGACGTTGCTTGTAGCCTCGGTGAATCTCAGAGTTTCCTTGGGGTTGAGGCCGATGAGGGTATTACGCGATTCGGCAAAGGCTAAAGCTTCGTTTTTGACAACAGATGATGACTTCGCAACAGCGTCCGCCAGCTTGAGGCTTTCGCTGCCGGCTAGCGTGTAATTGATGAAGTTGTGTGCGTCAAACCAGGCACGGTAGCCGTATTTCACCCATTGCGAGTCCGCGTCAGCCCATGTCGTAGCTGGCCCATTGGACTGCGTTACAGCTACCGTTGCCATGTCTCGGCATTAGCTCATCGTGAACGTGAGCGTTACTGCCAACGTGTCGAGCGCACCTTTGTTGATGACAGCGAAAGTCAGGCGGTCGAACATCGTGCCGCCGGTAGCCGCGTTGAATGCACCAACTTCGGTGATTGCGCCGGTTGCGACACCGGCATTGAAATTTGCAGTGAGCGTGAAAACCTTGGTGCCAGCAGTGTGTGCGTAGGTTGCGGCGAGGCGCCCGCCAGTCATTTCTTCGACAAGCGCGGTCTGCGTTGCTGCGGCTGCCGTCGTGCCGGTTCCGACAGCGATATGGTTCATACAGCCGGGTCTGGAGCTAACCTTGCCAATGGCGTCAGCAATAAAGTCGAAGCCAGCATTGACGATAATGTTGTCTTTGTAGCGGGTTTCAACAGTGCCGTCAGCTTTGGTGAGAACGGCGGTCATTGCGCCTTTGAGTGTCAGTGCTTCGTTCAATCGCACGTCGAATCCTTTCAGCGAAAAGAGGGTTGAGGTTTTCGGCCTACGTCTCTCTAGTCACCGATGCGGACAACACATTACCATAATTCGGTCAGCTTATCTAGTCAGTCCTTACTATAAATTACGTCCAGTAAAGGCGCAACGCATTGAATGTTCCAGATGGCTCAAACATCTCTTCTCCACTCGCCGGCTCACCGCCAACCTTCGAGACAAAGAGCTTCCTCGCCTCCTTGGTTTGAACAATACAAATTCCAACCACGTCTCCCGCTGCGATCTTTAGCTTCGCGGTGACGGCGTGACCGCACCCATCAAGCAGCCTAAATTCGCCACTTGGTTCGTTGTAGCCGAGACGCAACACACTGCCGGTATCAGTATTTGCCATTTCGAGAATCGTCAGTTCTGCGGAATCGCTGACCAGTTTTGGAATCACCCACAGGCTGTAGTTGAAGGTCGCCGGCACACTCAGCGATGTCCAATCCGCTCTTACGCCGCTGCGCAAACGCACACCACTGCTGTATCGTCCAGTTTCGTAGGTGACATTTTGCGTTGTGGTTGCTGCTTTGCCGGTGAGGCTTGTCAGTGTGCCGTTCAGGCGCCAACCATCAACCTCACCGTAGCGCAAGCCAATCTTGCGGGCGATCTGGTATTTGCCAACCACAGAGTCGATGTCGCCACCTGGCGCCCAATGCCGTTCGCTTTCCGGGTCATCCCAATCGAATTTCGAGGTATCCCAATTCATCGAATCCGTGTCATAGACGATGGAGTCGAGCGTGGCGTAGATCGAGTTTTGCGCCCGGTAGCTGTCCAGAAGATCGACCGGGAAGATGTATTCTGATCGCGCCACATTCTGATCCATCATCAGGTCGTAGCCGACAATGTGCATGTTCAGCCTGTTGCCCGGCCAACCAAGCAGTTTCTCGTCGGCGGTAAAGACGATGTTGGAATCGGTCGGCATGGCGATATTGGTGTCGATCCATGCTGCTTCATTGGAATAGATGCCCGGCGAAGCAACCGCCTTGACCCAAAACTTGCGAATGCCGATGCCGCCAGATGGAATACTGAAAGTGGTCGCCTTTGCCTGTGAAACCAGCGTGCCGGTATTCCAAGAATTGCCCTCGCGGATTTCGTAATAGACAACATCGGGTTCGACGTTCGGGCGCCAGTGCAGTTCGAGACGACTGCCGGACTGGATGATGTCGAAATTCGCTACGGTAGCCGGCGCTGTCAGGGTCAGCTTGACCGTGGTCACGTTGTCCGAATACTCGTCCTCCATATTGATGGAGCGGATGTGGTAGTAGTAGTCGCCAGCGTAGTCCTGATCGTGCGTTAGCATGGTGCCAGCGAAGTCTGTTGTCAGAACCTCACCGGAGTCCCAGGACGGGCCAACACGAAGTTCGTATCCCTTCAAAGCGATGTCTGTTACCTGATCCCACGTCAGTAGCAGGTCGCTGGTGCGCTTGGTGATCTTGAAGTTGGCAACATCACCGGGCGCAGCGGTCTTGCCGAGCGTGACGTAGTCAGCCTCAAAGATCGGCGAGCGCACACCAAAGGCGCTGATGGCGACGATCTTGAAGCGGTAGGTGCCAGCGCGAACGTTTTCGAGATCCAACACCGGGCTGCTGGTCGTGACGCTTTCCCAATTGGTTGCGTATTTGCCCTCTCGTCGCCACGTCACTTCGTAGGACATAGCGTTGCCGCTCCACGACGCGAACAGGCTCAGGCCAAGGACGCCGGGAGCCACCAGATACGGCGACTCGAACACGGTGAAGTCGCCAGGGGCAGCGACGTTCTTGGTGTCGATGATCGAGATTTTGCGCTCTTCGAGCTGCCAGCCCTTCTCGATGGCGTTGTATTTGGATGGATTGTGTTCCAGTGCGGAAATCACGAATTGGCCGGGCTTCTCGCCTTGAGCGACGCCAATCACGCGGGCCAGCATCGGTTCGAGATTGGCCTCGGCGATCAACCAGATAGCGTTCGGCACCGGATCATCCGGCAGTGGGTCACGCCAACTCACGGTGTTCAGTTCGTAGATGCTTCCAGATTCGTAGATGCCGCGATCCACAAAGCTGCCGTCTGGCATTCTGATGGAGATCGTCGACACGCCGACGCCAAGCTTGATGGGTGCGTCGAGTGTCGCAGAGGTGCGCGTGGCGGCTTTCAAGCGCCCGCCCATGCGCTTACCCGCTCTGTTTGCGTCGTGAACCTTTACCACATCGCCGGGCATAACCAGTGCGGAGTCGATGCCGACGCTGAAGGTAATCATGTCGGACTCGTAGGCTTCGGTGTAGAGAATCCACTTGCCTACCCGCGTCGCCTGACCCCGCGTGGTGCAACCGAAAGCTAAAACCTCTGCCTTGCGAATACCGTAGCGGGCAACTAAATCGGCATCCTCGACGTATTCGATAGCCTGCCTGTAGTTCTGCTCCGGGTCGCTCCACGTCACATGGACAACCGAGTGACGATCCTTTCTTGAAGATCCCGCATACTGGAAAATGCCGTCGATCACGTTCGACTGGCTGTAGATCATGCTCGGATCGGTCGGAGCATCCTGCGTGAAACCAACCATGCCGCCATTCCAGTAGCTCATGCCGTTGAAGGCAGAGCAAAGGTCGGTGATCAGTTGGTAAGCCTCGACGCGGCTCTGGATCGCGGTGTTGATGGCGAAGCGCGGCTCCAGTCCGCCAAAACCATTGTCAACCATTTCATCGCAGTATTTGCCGATCTGGTAGAGCTTGCCCTTGTCGATACTGGCGGCGCCGAGATACTGACCCAGACCATAGCGCTTGTTGGTCAGCACATCGTAGAGAATCCACGCCGGGTTGCTGGACGTTGCCACCTTGAATGTGCCGTTCCAGACGCCGATGTAGCTGCGCGTAACTGGATCGTAGTTCGACGGCACCTGAATGTAGAGGCCATCAACCAGGTAGGCACGGGTTGGAATCTTGTTGAACTGCTCAGAGTTGATATTGACGCCACAAAGCACGGAGTTTGGGTAACTCAGCTTTGAGTTGGTGATCTCCGTGTAGGTGTCGAGCCACGTTTCGTTGTTGATGTTGCCGGTCTTGGCATCGTCGGTGACACGCACCATCTTGATGCTCCAGCGTGTAACCGGAACGCCGAAAGCAGCACCACCCTTCGGCAGCCAGAACTGATAAGCTTTCTGGTAGCGCGAGCGCGTCTTGCCGGTAATTGTCAAATCGCCCGAAAAAGGCACGTATGCCCCACTATCGCCATTGGTCGAAATCTCAAAGCGAAATTTGACGCTTGAACCGTGCGTGTCGCCGGTATTGGTGTCCTGATAGGTGAGCGCCGGGATCGTGACTAGCAGGCGCACCGCGTCGGCGTTCGGGTTGGTGATGGACACAACAGCCGGCTGATTCTTCGTGACCCTGACGTTCACCACGGTCGGCGCCTCGATGTCGGAAAAGCCCTTCATCGGCGTTTGAATCTGCTGGCCGTCGCGGAAATCCCATGACACGCCCTCGAAGTTGCGTGTGCCGTCCCTGTTCTCCAGGGGTGTGTCATCGAAGAAGATCGACTTGGCGCCATTGACCAGGCCGCCGATCTGTCCCTCGCCGAGCAGGTCGATGAGCGACACCATTGCGCGGGATTGCAGGCTTTCTGGATCTTCGATGGCGGCACGACCGCCCTTGCTCTTGCCACCGCCACCACCTGCCCCAGCGATCACAGGGTAGCGGTCACGATGCCCACCGTTATGCACCCTGATCCCGTCGGCGATAAAGGTGTGATGCGGCTCGACGGTGAGGTTCCAGACAGGTTCGTGCCCGACCAGTTCGGCGTCAATGATCGGGCGCAAATGCCCCATGCCATCCACCAGCGCGTCGTGCGTCGTCAGACGGCCAATTTCCACGAAGCTGTCGTATTGGTTCAGCACCCAATGGTTTGGCGTGATGAAAACCTCGCCCTTCCAGAACCTCACCCGCAGAATCGGCTGCGGATCGGCGTGGTAATGCAGTTTGGTGACTTTCGCTAGGTGGATCTCGCCCCGTTCGTCGAATGCGAGAACTTCATCGCCCTCTTTCAGCAGTTCGATGGCGATGGTTTCGCCATGTTCTAGTTGAACCTGTGTGCCGGCGCGAAAACACCCGCCGCCACCGGCGCCTGCGATCACTTTGAGCTGTTCACTCATCGCCGCACCTTACATCAACTGGTCAATGCTGACGCCCGCTGAAATGGCGTGACTACCGACGAGGCAGCGACCGTAGATCAGTTGGACGGGAACACCCTGCTCTGTGGTGTTGGCGGGGCCGTTGAAGTAGTAGGAGCCTTTGTGTTCTGCGTCCTTGGATTTGCTTGTTTTGGGTTTGGGCGCGAGTAGTTCGGCAACACCGCCAAAGGCCATTGCCGCACCGGCCATCATTACATTTACACCATACGGATTCCCAAAATACGTCATTACCGCACCAACAACAATCAAAATAACGCCGACGACAATTCTCGCCACTGCGCCCGCACCCTCAACAACAGGCACAAAGCGGATTTCATCGAATTGCCCCTCTTGCTTCAGGTATTGCTCCTCGTTGAATTCCTCAACGTGGTCGCCCCTCTTGCATGTGATTGCATACTTGGAATACTTTTTTGCATTCTGACGCAGCCAGTTGAACAGTCCGGGCGTGTTTGCCTCGATCAGATTTAGAGCTTCGCGTGGCGAATTAACCGCGAGTTCCCATTTGCGGCCAAACTTTTTACCTAGAGGGCCATCGAGGATGATTTTCGTCAGGTGCATTTTATTTCATGGCGAAGGTGAATGATGGCGTGCTTCTGCCAATAACCGCCGTAAATGTCCCGCCGCGACAGCCGGCCATGTGGGTGGTGCAAGATAGTGTCGTCGTAAATGTAGACGGCAACGTGATTCGGAATGTCACCGCTTGTTTGAAAGAAGAGCAGATCGCCCGCCTGCGGCTCTTCACCGCCGATGAGTTGCTTGAACCCTTCGTTCTTCCAGTGTTCGGGGTTGCCGAAGAAATTGTGACCTTTGGCCCAGAATCGCTCGATGCGCGGGTAGTCGCCAAGCCGAATGCCGTATTCGCGTCGGTAGTAGTCACGCACCAGACTCCAGCAATCGAGAACACCAAAGGCATACGGGCGCTCAAGGTAATCAAGCTCGAAACCGGACGGTTCAAGAATCTCCATGTCACTGAAAGCAAAACCATCGCCAGCCTTGGACACGCTGACGATATACCAAGGCATTTCCGAGTTCTCGCAGCCTCGCTTGTCGGCCACAGAAGGCGTCGGCGGAATCTCAACATGCGTGTGCCACACACCGACGACCTCGCCCATGTCCGACACCTTCGCGTAATCAACGACATCCATCACAAAATGCGCCTGCGGGTTTTCCGCGACATTCTTGCAGGCTACCGGAACAGACTTCTTGCCGACGCGCACAACAAGACCACAGGCTTCACTTGGATACTGGCGTGCGCCCTCCTGCTGAATGAAAGCAAGCAGATCGTTAGCCATCGAAACGGTGCGCTCCTGGATAACCACCAAACGGCAGATCGACAGTAACGCCAAAACGGATGCGGCAGGATGACAATCGCTTGGCGCAATAGTCCTTCCCAGATTCGTAGGTCGCCTTGTCGTCCCTGTCGTAATAACCACCAACCCAACCGCACTCGGCGCCGCGATACTTCCACGGGCATGAATTCTGGATAATCTGCCGGAACGGCAGCATCACGCCCTGCACATCAAAGGCCGAGGCAAGCTCCCACTCGATGACGTAGCGGTTCTCGATGGACTTGCGATCCACAAACCAGATGTCATCTGGCAGGCATTGATTGGGGTCGGCGTCTGCATTGACACCACCGGGGAAGTTTTTGGCGTCCAGGTAGCGCATAAAAGTGCGCTTGCGCGTCACCTTGCAACCAATCAGGTCGTCATGCTGTCGCGCTTCCGCCGAAAATAACCCGCCGATATTTGCCACACGCACCTTCGGGCGCGGAAGCTGCCCCTTGGTCATGATGTCAAAACCTTCGGCCTCGATAGGCAATGGCAGGTATTCGACACCCTGCCACCACACCGGCTGTTGCAGCCCGTTGGTGCCAGCGTGAAAGCGAGCGATACCGCCGCCCTCGAAGTTGCTCATGTCAAGAACAAAGAACTCCAAGATCGCAGTTGGTGATAAGGATTGAATTTCAGCAGCGATTGGCGTTGTCATTCTAGTAAGCCCTTACTGGATCAATACTCGAAAACCTCATCGAATGCCGCCGAGACAGAATAGACGCCAAACACTGTTTGGGTTGCGTCCCACTTCCGACAGACGTAAGTTCCCGCTCTGTTAAGTGGATCAGTCCATGCAAACGCTTCAACGCCGCCGCACGCTTCAAGGAAAGCTAACAGTGGCAGGGCTTCGCTCGCGTTCTTAGAGAACGTTACCGCCCATGAGCGCGGTTTGAAGTTGATGCCTGCGGCGGTGCGCAATTCGTAACCATCTCCGAATTTCGTTTGGGTTACGGCTGGTTCAATACTCTGCTGTGCGCCGAGGTCGGGTGTCCAGGTGAAAGCGGGCTTGCTCATGCTGGAATTCTAGTAAGTTTTTACTGAAATGTAAAGGCGTATTGGCATACTTTGGCGACAAAAAACCGGCGCTGGCGCAAATTTGCCAACAACAGCAATTTTGCAACGTGTAAAATGGAATTGTTATTTGTTAACAGGGGTTGAAAATGAGAAGGGTTTTTGTTGCTATTGCTGTGTGTTGGTTACTGTCGGCTTGTTCGGTTTCGCCAATCTCAACAGAGGCAGCGACGCCCGTTCCAAAAAATAGGATTTTTCAAGCTGGCGAAAAACTTACAACGCAACAGCCAGAGTCCGGCACGGTAATTTTCAAACGGGACAGAGGCTTTCTTTTTGGCGCTGGATGCTATACGAGAATCTACATTGATGCCGCGTCTGTTGCTGATGTTGACGCTGGAGAAAAAATCACACTCTACTTATTGCCTGGAGAATATATTCTTAGTGCAGAAGCTACAGGTGCCTGTTACAAAGAACTGGTCGAAGTAAAAGTAACTGTTAAATCAGGGGCGCTATCCACGTTTCGATACGCCCCGGCAGGAATAGACAGCATGCAAATTTACCCAACTGCATTTTAGCCGCTTACCCGTAAAGCAATCCGCCAGGACGCTTCTGCGACGCCAACTCTTCCACAACAAGCGACTTGATGCGGTTGGAGAATTGCTTCCACCCGCTCGCCTCATCGCCGCTACCGCTCTCGCTTTCACCCTTACCGCCGCCCTCATTGTTATTCACCGTGATGGCAATATTGACAACGGTGTTGTCGGCGCTACCAACCATACCCTCATTCACCGTCACGCCAAGACGCCCCTTCCCATCGCGGGATAGGGGCATCACAGCTTCCGGCCCCGCTTCACCCATCACACCAAACTTGCCACCGTTGGCAAACCGGAACAGGGTTGGGTCGGCGTAGATGCCGTTGGTGAAAGCGCCGCCGTTCGCAAAGAACGACATGCCGCCATCGAAATACGCGCCATTGGCCGCCATGCCACCAAACGAGCTGGCGGTGCTGGACGCGGCAACTTGAAGCAATGCGCTTGCTGCGGCTTGTGCGGCGGCAGTAAGAGTGGTCAGCGCCACCACTTCCGCCTGTTCGGCTGACTGCTTGGTAAACATGCCCGTGATGCTCTGCCACAGACCACCCAGAAAGCCCATTACGCCCTGATCGGTCGTATCTTGCAGCGCTTCATTCGCCATGTCCGCAATCATCGAGAAGCTGCCAAACGACTCGTTCAGAATGTCGGAATTTGCCGCCAGATTGACAAACGAATTCGCTACACCTTCAGCCCCACCCGCACCACCACCACCACTCAAAGCACCATCTAGCACGCTGCTGCCGGCAACCAGACCAGTCGAACCGCCCGTTGCGCTGTAGGGACTGTTGTTGACGCTGGCCGCAAAACCAGCACCCTTGCCAGCCCCACCGCCACCCATCCAGCCCAACAAGCCCTTCACAACACCACCAAGCCCGCCACCACCCACGCCATTCGCACCGCCGAGCATTCCGGCCAGCGCCTTGTTCAGCGCGAGCTTGGACAACTCGGCCATCATCGAGCTGACGAATGAGCGCCAGTCCGCCTTGCCGGTCGTGATTAGCGTGCCAAGTTCGTTGGCGAAGTTCGAGGCCCACCGCTCGCCGAACTCGTTGAGCCGGTCGTATGCCTTGTCCCAACTATCGACCATCTTCTGAAGGCCGGTCCAGGAATCGCGGTCGCGCTTTTGTTCGAGGTTGCGCTTAAAGCGGTCGAACTCCCTCTCGCCCTTCTTCTTCGCCTCGATGGCGTCGCTGTATGCCTCAACGGCGGTCTTGTATGCCTCAGTTTCCTTCTTGCCCGCAGCCTCCATCGCTGCGATTTCCTCCTCCATCATTTCGATGCGCTTGCTCATGCTCTCCATGACAATACGCATCTTCTTTTGTTCCGCCTCGAAGGTCGCATTGACCCCCGCCAGCAACCGCTCGCGCTCGGTTTCGAGGAACTGCGCCTCCATCTCTGTGTTCTTTTGAACGAGATCGGCGCTCATGTTGGCGTAGTCGACGGTGGCTCGCTTGATCAGCGCGGCCTGCTTCTCGGCGTTGTGGTTGTCGCTCTTGAGAGTGTCAGGCGTGCGCTTTTCGGCGCGGGCGAACTCGCGGTTCAGTGCCTTCATGGCGTCGGTCTGCCCCTCGGTTTCGCCCGTCAGACGCGACATGGCGACCTCCATGTCCTCGTCCAGCGCAGCCGAACGCTGTTTGGCGAACCCGAGATCTTTAAGTGCAGCCTCTTCCTTCTTTCTCAGCGCAAGCAGTTCGATGAGGTCGTTTAGGGACTTTTCAACATTTATGGGCTTGCCGTCTTTACCTTTTACATCCTTGCCATTTTCGTCCTTGAGCGTGCCGACGATTCTTTTTGCGTCAAGGTCAATATCGTTCGTGTCCCACCCCCTAAGCGGGTCATAGGTCTTGTTTGTGATCTTGCCCTTTTCGTCGTATTGGGCGCCTTTCAAAAAAGGCCGATGATTGGGGTTGCCACCATCATCAAACTTGCCGCTCGCCCACATAGCGATGACTTCCTGCTCTGCCTGCTTCTCATAGGAGGCATTGCCGGAGATCAGGCTGTCGAGCTTCAGTTGTGCGATGTTGGCACGAGAGTTTGCCTGTGAAAACTGGGAGATCCAGGCGTTCTCGAACTGGTGCGGGTTGCCGCCATCAGCGCCTTTCTTGATGTCGTTTATAATGCCAGCTATCTCGGAATCTTGATTGAGGCCAGCTTTGGTTTTCAACTTGGCAAGAATCGCTTCGGCTTGTTCAATGCCGTCGACTTTGTTCAGCAATTCTTTCAAATAGGGTATTCGCTCGTTGAGAGACGTATAGTCTATTGTGCCATCCCTATTTGTTACCTTTATTCTTCGCTCGTTTAGGGTGTGATATGCGGAACCAGAAGCGCCCAAGCGCTTTTCTCTTGCTAGCGCCTCTTCTTTGATTTTTTCCAGATCGCGCAACTCGACATAAGCTTCGGCAACTTTTTCATCGTCGCCAGCGTAGCCAGCCTGTTTAGCCACCTGCATGTTTCTGGATTTTTTGTGAAACTCATCAATCCTATCTTCTAGGGTTTTGATGCGTTTTTCACCAGCGTTCACCGCTTTGTCCCACGCTGTTTCTGCCGCCCCGCCCCACTTGTTCCACGCGGCAACACCCAACATAAGACCAACAGTAATCGCTCCAATTGGGCCACCTACCAACGCCATCGCTCCGCGCAGCACCGTCATGGCACCAGCTTGCGCCCGCGCAGCAATACTCGCTTTGTCCGAGGCGGCAGTAACGGCAAGTTTCGCTGCGGTATGCGCGTTCGTTGCGGCGATAACCTTCTGCTTTGCCGGAACCAGCATTTCCTCAGTTGCTCGCAAGCGCGCCACACCAGAACTTGCAGCAACAACAGCGCGGGTGTGTTTCAGTTCTTCTGCGGCAGCAAACTTCGCAGCTTTTGCTGTAGCCTCTTTGGCGAGCGCAGCTTTGTAGGCGGCACCGGCGCCGATGGTTGCTTGTCGGCCAAAACCAGCCATCGCGGTCGTGGCGGCAGCGGTGGAAGCCTGTGCCTGCGTAGCGCCGCCAACCATCGACCGCCACACATTCGCCATGACGCTGGAAATGTTCTGCGCCTTGCCGAACGTGCCGAGAAGGGTTGTGAAAGTCAGATTCAAACCAGCGGCGCCGAGCGTGATTGCCGCAAAACTCGCAATCATTGGGTTGTCTTTGGCGAACCCCGCAAGAGATGCGGCCATTGCGCCAATGGTCTTGGGAAACACAGACAACTCGCCAAGCAACGGCGTGAATGAGGACATCAGATCTTCGATGCCCTTCTTCATTTCCTGAACAGCGAGACTCCAGTTTTTCATCGCCTCAGCGTTCTTGAGCGCTTCTTCCGCACCCATGCCATTCATGGCAGAGTCGGTGACGTGTTTGGTTCGCTCGTGGTAGGCCGGATTCATCGCCGTGACCATCTGCGAGACGGCCCTGTGCGACATGCCAGACTGCGCAAAGAACTTCATGAACGCCGTCAGTTGCGTCTTCGGATCGTTGATGTCGCTCTTGCCAAAATACTCAGCACGATGATTTTTGTTCTGCATGAATTCCAGAAGCGGCGCACGCATGTTCCACAGCGCAGTGACCGGATCTTCTGCAATCATGTCCGCATTCTTCAGGCCGCTGCGCTTCATGGCGTTGAGCATCGCGGTGTGCTCTTTTTTGCCGCCCTTGACCATATCCAGACTGGAAATGTCGCCAGCCATCAGGCCGGCTTCCATGTATTTTTCGACCAGCGAGGTAGGAATCGGCTTACCAAGCGCGTAAAGCTGCGCCATCTTGATCATGTTACCGACCGAGGAGACGCCCGCGCCACCACCACCGCTGCCGCCATGACCACCCGAAACCTTTGCCTGTTCGGCCAGTGCGGCAAGGTTCATCAAGCCTGTATCGCTGATCTTGTTGGCGCCAGCGCCAAGGTTACGCAGAACAGTCTCGATGTCGGCCAGCGTAATCTTGCCGCCCGACACGTTCGCCATGCGAAATGCCGTGTCAAAGGTTTTGTTGATCGCCGCCGGGTCGTTCATGACCTGGCGCATTTCAGCGATACCGTAGAGGTTCCGCTGAATATCCGTCACGTTGCCATGTTCGTAGCCAAGCGTTTTCAGCGCCTGCACAGTCTGGATGGATTTACCAGTCGTGGCGTCGATGATCCTAACGTCGTTGTGGCCGAGCGATGCCATCGCTGTGAAACGGGCCTGAATTGCGTCAAGATTGGACAGGTATTTTTCCTGGCGTCGCAGATCGAACGCTTTTTTATTGAACTCCTCAAGTTCGGCCCCCTTGAGTCCAAATGCTTCCGGGCGAAGCTGAATCTGCTGCATTTCAGCAGACTTCTCAACCGCCATGCCAAGACCCTGCATGAGCTTGCTGCCGCTCCAGCGCCGCACGTTCGCCCACACGTTCGCAACCTGCTGCGCTTTCAGGCGCTCATGTTCGACCATCTCATTGACGGCCTTTTTGTGCGCTTCGGCAACCTTGCGGTCGGACTTGATGCGCTCGGTTTCAGCACGCTTGACCCCATCAAGCATCCTGCGATCAGCGTCGATTCTTGCGTTCTTCGTCCGCTCAATTTCTTTTCTGTTGCTGTTGCCAGCGGCCTGCGCAATGCCGCCCTCCTGACGAATCAAGGCAATCGACTTGTCGATTTCGGCATTCTTCCACCTAATCTCCTTGACGACAGACTCAAGCGCGGCGCGTTCGATGGCTGCGGCATTTGCCGCCTCTTGTGCAGCAGTCGCCTTCCCTCGCAGCTCATCGTCTTTCTTTTTTCTGTTCCTCCAGTCGGTATAAGCTGCGTCAGACCGCTTCTGCGCCCGCTCTTCAATAGCCGCCAACTCCCGCATCGTCTGCTCGCGCTCGGCGATGATCTTGCGGTTGCCCTCGCGCTCGGCGTTGAGCGCCTTCAGCTTTGCTTCAACGGTGGTAGCAGCGGTCTTTTTGGCGGTCTCGGCAGACGCGATATTCGCCCGGTCGAAGTCGATGATCGAAGCGACGGTCTGTTTCAGCGCCGGGGTGAGCTTGCCGAGATTGTCGCCGTAGGTCTTGATCCACTCGTCGGCGTTGATGCCGGCGGTTTTCTTCATCGCCGAGCCAAGTCGTTCGACATCGCCAGCGACGCTGCCGGTGCGCCGCGAAAGCTGCTCGAAGTTGTGAACAACACCGGACAGCTTTGAAACCATGCCCTCCACGCTCTGATCGAGCAGACGGAAGTTCTTGGCGGTGCCGGCCAGGTCACTGCCGACACCAGCCATTCCCTTGTCGAAGTCAGCAGCGACCTTGGCCGCACTCTTCAGGTGCTTCTCAAGGCTCTCTGTGCCGGCGACGGCGCTTTCGAGAGCAGAGCTAAACTTCGATACATCCAGGGTAAGAGTGCTTTTGATCTCGCTGCCGCCAGCCATTTTGATTCCTTGTTACTGCTGTTTTGCCATATCCCTCAATGCGGAAAACCCGGCCTCGTCACGATGCGCGTTACGCATTGGGTCAAACTTCAGCCTCACCACCGTTCCCGCCTCGACAATGAGACGTTCGTGGAACTGTTGCGCGGTCTCGCCGCCCTGCCCGCACACCGCAACGGTCAAGGAGCGCATGTCCTTCTGTGCCTGAATGCGCTCGATATTGGAGTTCATGAACCAGAACGTCCTGATCGGCATCCGCATCACTTCTTCGTAGGACATAGCGTAGAAGTGAGATACCCGACAAAAGAGGAACCCAAAATCAAGCTCCTCGATGTCGGCATTACTTACTTTTTTTCGCCGTTGCCCTCGCTGGACTCGACGCCATCAACATCCTCGCCCTTGATGAAGGCGACGATGGCTTGAAGCTGCTCCAATTCGAGCTTCAGCAGATCGGCACGGTCGATGGTCGGCGCGCTGCGCAGGATCAAGTCGACAGTAGCTTCGACTTGCTTGGCGATGGAGGGTTCATCGGCAAGCTGTTCGGCCACGCTGGTCGTTTTGATGAAGTTATCCACCGTCATTCCGTCGATAGCGTGCGTCTTGCCAAAGAGGACGATTTGACGGCCTTCCTGCTTGTTCAGCTTGTCGAGATTCAAAACCTTCATTTATTGCTCCTTGATGTGGCAACCCCGCTTGAGGCAGCGGGGTTTATGATTGAATTTCTCTAGTCAATTCTGACTAGATGGTTTAAACCGCAGAAGTGTCGCCAACGGCAAACAGCTTGCTTTCGGCGCCGCTGCTATCCGGGTAGCCATTGAACTCGCAGGAAAAGATCCGCTCGTCCTCAAGCTTGTAGCTGAATTGGAGGGCGCCAGCGGTTGCGGCCTTGAACACGGTAAAGTCGTCGGACTTGTCGGTTTCGGGCTTACCAATCGGATGCAGAACGAGCGGTTTGGCGATGTCGATCAGGTTGGTGCCAACGCCGGTCGGAACATTGACGGCCTTCCGGTCAGGGTCGACGCCATCAACAACAAGAGTCGCGCCTGGCATGATCTCAACCATGTTTTCCAGCGTGGTTTCAGCCAGCGGCACCTTCACGGTAACTTCGCGGCCCATAACGTATTCATTGATGGGGGTCTTGCCAAACTGGTCGATCATGACCTTGTGAGTTTCCGTTTTCACGGAGACTTCAACGCCGCCCTTGGTGTAGCCAAGGTCTTTGCCGCCAAAGCTCACCTTGCACACACCAAGCTTGACGTTCTTGATGTCACTTGCCATTCCAATTCCTTTCTCTGTTGGGGAGTAACTGCATTTTGCGACTTACTTTTCTAGTAAGTTCTGACTAGAATACATTACCATAAAAATGACAAAAAATCTAGCCTTCAACGGCTTCCATATATTTCTTGCCAAGTCTCGCGTTAATCTCGTTGCGCATTTCTTCCAATGCTCGCTCCAAGAACCTCCCGCCGCGCTCCTCGCCATTCGGGCCAGAGCTGCGCTCTGCATTTGGCATGAAGGGTCTGCCGCCCGGAAGCGTCCCCAGTGTTGACCCCCAACCCATATGCGTATGCACTATCCAAGCATACTCGCCAACCGTTCTGACGCCCTTGTGAGATGGGTCTCTGACCGGGTGCTTTTCGTTGATATAGACCTCGTAATTGGACACGCCTTTCATGAAACGGCCATTTGCGCCTTGGGCGCCGCGACGCGCGACCTGGATTGCGTCTATCAGATCCTTGTATTCGTATGGCGCCATGTTGCGAGCTTTCTTTGCAACCTCTTTCGCGCACCGCTCTAACTCCTGATTCACCATGTCGGGAACGTCTTGCAAACGGCTCAACTGGAGCTTCAGACGCTCGATGCCGTCGATCTCAAGCGTCATTCGGTGAACGCCACCGCGAAGTCAGCCGAGAACTCCAACAGGCTGCCCTTGGAGAGTGGATACACAACGGGTTTGGTCTTTGGCCGCATGAACTTGAAATACATCGGGCCAATCTGCGATTCGGTAACAGCCAAAGCGTCGAACACGCGCTGGATCAATGCCTCGCCAGCCGTATAGGTCGTGGCACGGACGATGACCTGGAAGGCCGTTCGGTAATAGCCGGGCAGTTCATAGTCAATGTCCGTGCCTCGCAGTTTGTTCCGCAAAAGCACGCCTTCCGGCGCATCAGCTGGAATCATGTTGATGAAAATGGTTTCGGCCATGATGCCAACACCTTCTTTTTCAAGTCTCTCAGCAAGAGGAAGCAGATTCATCGCAGGCTCTCCAGATGGAGCAAGTCACCTCGTAGTGATCGAGCTTGCCTTGCAGGTCGTGACGGGGAAATTTCGAGACAATCCAGTATTTTTGATCGCCAAAAATCAGCAGGTCGTCGATTGCCGCCACCGTGTTCTTGGTCAGCAGAAACATCGTGTCTGCCACCAGTTCGCGGGCGTTGCCTCGGGACGCCGACGTGTCGGCGCGAACCGAGGATTTTTCGTTCTTGATGTTGAGTCGAATGATGGCGCAGCGCTCGACCACCTGCGGACCGGCGATGGGAACGCCATACACGTCTGTCTCACCAGTCGTTTTGCGAATGCGGCAGTTCTGGTTAGGGCGAAGCAGCATGAGGCACCGGGTATTCGTGCGAGTTGATGTGGAACACGCTTTCGCGCACGTCGGCAAGGCTTTCGTAGCTGTCCGTGCCGCGCAACGAGAGAACGCGCCCCTTCGGTGTTTCGACGAGATTTACACCGGCCAACGTCAGACGCTCGACCTGGCTGTCGATCCCACTTTGGTAGGCGAAATCCCGCGTCACGACGCGAAACAACGCTTCGGCCTTCCATTTACGGCCAGCGGTATCGGTCACGCGATAGTCGATCTTGCCTGCCTGTTGCTGCACCAGCAGACCAATCGCACCGTGCGCCCCGCCGAGCAGCGAAACGGTGCCGCCGATACCTGTCCTTGTCATCTTCATCGCGGTTTGCGCATTTTCAAACAACATCCCGCGAACAAGCGCAAGCGCTTCTTTTTTACGCACCGTCAGGGCGCTTTGCAGTGCGTCAGAAGCGTCCGCAAGCAGCGTGCGCAGATAGTCGTCAAAACCGCATTCGGCAGTCCCATAGAACGTCCCCGCAAGCTGGCGAGCGTCCTTGTCCATATTAGCAATGGCGCGGGGCGTAACTTCAACGCCGGGCGCCCGCATCTGCTGATAGCGTCCGCTCAGGGCCAGCAGGAACAGCGCGTATTCGGCGGACAGCTTCGCGGCAAAGTCGTCGCAAACCACGTCAGCCTCGCCCAATGCGCTTGGAGAACGACACGAATGGCGACAGATATTTCAGCGCCCGCTTCGACACCGGAAGATCCAGCGGCTTGCCGCCCCGAAACATCTGCTTCACTTCACCGATGGTTTCGAGAATCAAGCCTTCCTTGCGCCGAATATCGGTAGGGTCGCCGCCGAGAACCGCATCAGCCTGCGCTACCTGGGCGCGACACAGCGCCATCTTGAAGCGCGGCGGCAGTTTGACGAAGTTGCTAGGAGTGATGAGTGTCAGATCACCACTGAACATGAACATGCCGGCGTATGGCGTCGGGTAGGTGCCTTCCGGGATGTAGTTCAGGTTGTCCTGACCCCAGCTGACGTTCGAGTTCAGAATGTCGAAGCGAAGCTGGCAGATTTGCAACCGCGCTTCGATCAGTGCGGCAATCTTGTCCTTTTCGTTTGCAGAACCCCAACCGGAAAGCTGCGGGATATCCATCGCCACCAGTTCCGCCTGACTGAAGCTTTGGAAAGAGTTCAAACCGGCAATCAGCGTTTCCGCCGGTTCCAGAACGTAAGTCTCGGTCAGCAGCAGCGTGTTGCCGCCTGCGTCAACGCAGAACAACTCCACCGTGCGGCTCTCACGCACAAAGAAGGCATCAATCATGCTCGCCGTGATGCTCGCCGGATCAAGAACCGCAACCGCGTTGATGTCTGCGGGAATCTCTATCGTGGCCTCTGATCCGCCATCGAAGCCCGTCAGCGGAGAGCGCGCCACCACCTCGGTGCCGTCCTGTTTGACGACGCGGTATTCGATGGCAGCAACCTCCAGCGCGTTGCCGTTGCGATCCCGCAAGACGACGCTCAGGGCAACAGGCGTGCCGGCGAGGTAGATGTTCATTACTCGGCCTTCGGAGCGGCTGAGACTTTCAGAATCGCGTCGATCATGCCGTTAATTGAGTTGCCCTTGATGCCGAACGGTTCAGCGATCTTGCGCAGGCCGACGATACCTTCTTTGTCGGCGGTATCGGCCAATTGCTCGCGGGTGTAGGTCGCAACAGAAGCGACGGGTTCCGCTTTCGGCGCGACTGGCGCTGGCGGTTCGCGGCCTTCCTTCACGGACGACGCCTGCGTGTGCAGGTTATCGAGGTAAATCTGGCTGACGTTGGCCGGCTTGCCGTTTTCCCACTCGGCGCCAATGACGCCAGCGACGCGCACGGCATCGACGGGCAGCACATCATCGACAGACAGGCCGCCCTTGAAAAAGATCACGCCCATTTGGCCGGTGTAGGTTTCCCAACCCTTGGCCGTCAATCGGAGTTTCATGCTTTTCCTTTCAGGATTTTTAATTAAAAAGGCAGGGGGTCGCCCTGCCTTTTCTTGTCAATGTTTATTACAGCACACGGACAGATTAGATGTTGGTAACACCTTTCAGGCGAGCGATGGAACGGGTGCTCTTGAGCGCCAGACCGGCATACCACTTCAGACGGATGCGGGTCGCGTCCTTGTTCTGAACGGTGCCGATGTTCTCAACCACGATGCCGGCATTGTCGCCACCGTAGATGCCGTGCAGACCATCCAGCTCGTTCATGCGAACGGCGTAAACGGAGCAGGTGTTGCCATTTTCATTGCCGTCCAGATACTCATTCATGATGATCGGAATGCCGTTGTGGGTCAGCACCGGACGACCATCGAAGTTCAGACCCTGCTGCATCACGGCATCGGTGCCGTAGGTAGCGCGGAGCAGACCTCGGACAGCGCGGATGGTGCCGCGACGCATTACGAGGGCGTCGGCGCCATGCGGCACGGTGTCGCACAACTCATCCAGCATCGAGAGGGTCAGCGCTTGGCCGCCAACATCCACGGTTTGCGTCGGCGTAACCATCTTCGGCAGGCCATCGAACGCCTTCGGATTGGCGGAAGCGTCGCCTTGGGCCAGGGTCTTGTGGAACGTCATTGCGAGGCTCTTGGCCTTCTTGGCGATCTGGATCGCCATCTGGTCGTTGGTGTCGCCCATCGTGGCTTGCAGGAACTTGTCCACATCCACATCGCCAACCAGGATACGCAGCTTTGCCACGACTTCGGTGAAGGTAGCGGCGGATTCGGTGATCGGATCGTTCGGATCAAGGAACTCGGCGTCGCCAAGGGTGTTTTCACGGTTGTAGACGTAGGCTTTGCCATTCACGCCCATGAACGGGAGAATGGCAAACATATCGTCACGGAAGATGATCTCGTCGATCACGCCCGAAACCAGTTGGTTGTTGGACAGCTTTTCAGCTTCCACTTTCAACAGAGGCATTTTTGTCCTTTCGGTGAAAAGAGAGGTTGGGGTTTTCGGCCTACGTCTCTCTAGTCACCGACGAACAATACATTAACATAATTCGCGGTCTTTGTCTAGTAATCACTTACTAGACCAACGCACCGCGAAAGCATCAGGCGATTTTCAGTCCCTTCAGGCCGGCGGCGATCTTGCTCATCGAATCGCCAGGCGCATCCTTTGCCGGATCACCGCTCGCCTTTCTGGAGTCGCTGCCGGCACCGGGCTTAACCTTGCTCTTCAGCATGCGATCCTTCTCCGGGTCTGCCTCAACGATCTTGCGCAGGGCCGCGTCGAAGCCAACCGCATTGCCATACTGATCAACCAGCGCGGTGCGGCTAGCGGCGCCGCGAGGCTTGTCGTAGCCGACAACCTTGCCGTCCTCGATGTCAAAGTGGTCGCCGTAGATCACGCGGGCCTTGGTCGGCGTCAGAGTCAGCTCGCTAGCGACAAATTGCGATTGGCCGAACTGCGTGCCGACCGTCAGATCGTTGATGATGCCATTGGCCTTGCCGACACTTCCCTCAAGCTCGGCAATCTTCGCCTTCATGGTCGTCACTTCCTTGCCATGCTCCTCGGCCATGCGCTGCTTCAGTCGGTCATAGTCGCCCTTCGCCTCCAGCGCCTTTTCTTCGGCGGTTTTCTGTTCAGCCAGCAGTTTGCGCACGGCGTCCAGGTCGAGATCCTTGATGGAGTCCTTGAGCGTCGTCAGCTCTTCCTGAGTCTTGCGCAGCTCTTCCTTCCGCTTCATGTTCTCCTTCAACAAACGAGCCTCTTCATCGGTCGGCCCCTTCTTGCCACCCTTGTCGTCGGGCTTGCCGCCGTCATCACCATCGCCGTCCTTGTCGTCGGACGAACTACCACCAGAACCACCAGCGCTATCGCCACCAGCGCCAGGGCCACCACTACCACCATCGCCACCATCGCCAGCCGGGCTGTGATACTTGATCCAAACATTGCGGGTTACTGCCATTTCTTGTTTCCTTTCGTCGGCCAGTCTCTAGGCCATTGGTTGAGTTGTGCGGGTCGATCTCTTGACCCGCACGGGGTTACTTCGATTCCTTCGTCACCTGTCCCTGGCGCTTGTCGCTGGCCGGCTTCTTGCCCTCCCCGCCCGCCGGCGTGGGTGTGTTGCCCTTCTTAACAGAGGTGAAGGCGTTGGGTGAGTTGTCATTAAGCTGGGAAAGGCGCGTGGCTTCCTCGATGGGATCGACCGGCCAGCCACTCAGTTCGGCCTCGATCTTCTTGCGAAGATCGGCCTTCATCTGCGGGAACAACTTGTTCAGCACCATCGTCATCTGCTCGCGGCGAATCGTGTCCGGGGCGTCAATCAGCATCAAACGCGCCGCGATGTCGAATTCATCGTAGAGTCCGCGTGTGTCGAAGTTGTCCGGGTAAGAAACGATATCGTCATCCGACCGGACTTCTTCGCCATTCCACAGAGCTACCAGATGGGCGATCTTGTTCTCGATGGTTTCAAGACTGTCCGCCTTCGCGGCCAACAGGGCATTCACTCGCTCGAAGTCGTAAGCCTTGGCAACGCCAGAAGAGTTGTCGATGCCAACAGCGTTATCCTGTTTGGTGCGCTCTCCGGCCAAGCCGACCGTGTGGTAAATCTCGCCGATGATCTTGTTGATGACGGTGACAATCAGTTCCGCCTGCTTTACATCGGGGTTCAGGTAGAACGGGGTGGCGCCACCCTCGCCGTCATACAGGAACACACGCTTGGTTCCCATTTCGAGCATCTTGGTGAATTTGTCCTCACCCGGCAGGACGTTCTGTGCTGGCATGGCGAGTTGGGAGAAGGTCTGATCCTGAATGATGGCGTCTAGGTTCGAGAGGTAATTGGCGACTGCGCGATCCAAGTAGGCGATATCGTCGATCATGGCCGGCGATTCGTATTCATTGTCATTGATGACGTGATCGGCCAGAATTACCGGCACCACGCCGATGTCGTATTCGCCTTCATCGACCTTTATCACGACCTTCTTGCGGCCCTGTTTGCGCTCCTCGAACAGTTGCCAACCTTCTTTTGTCCACAACCTGTAGCGGTCGCTCTGTTCGCCAGATGACATGAAGGGATCGGTGTCGTCACGGACGCATTCGCGGACAATCACCCAGTTTAGTTCGCCGTCCTTATCGAAGGAGTAATCGAGAAGCTGTTCTGGGCCGACTGAGTAGGCGTAGGTGCGAACGCCGGCAGCCTTCTCGTCGGCCTTCGACAGCATTTCACCAGACGGCGCAGTGGTATCGACCACGATGCCGATGCGCCCCTGCATTGACGTGCGCTTGCTCGCCTGACGCATGAACTCGGTGATGCTTAGACCAGACTTGGTGGCCCTCTTCCAGAAGGTTCTGACGCTTTCCGGGGCATCTTCCGAGCGCGTGATGTTCTGCTTGAACAGGTATTTGTTGATTAGATCCACAACTTCGCGGCTGTGATTGAAGCGGTAGCAGCGCATTACGCGCTCGGAGAATTCCTGTTCGCCCTCCTTGATGTAGCGAAAGGTGTTTTCCTCGAACCAGTCACGGCCACCCTCGTAGGTATCTTCGAGAAATTTCCAGTGCTTGATCTTTTTCTCGTATTCCGGGTGACGACGAGCGATCAGCGCTTTGAGCCGCTTCTGCTCGTCGGTTTGCGGAAGAACCGACTGCTCCGACTCCTCGGTCGGGTCAATCGTGGCGATTTGTCCAGGTTTGAATTTCATTATTTCTTTGCTTTTGGAGTTAGCGGGACAAACCGCCGATTTCAACCTTGCGCACCGGATGCTCAAGCTCGATGCAGTAACCTGCCGCGTCGGCGGCATGTTCAACGCTGGCGTCCTTGTCTACGTCCCGACTGCCTGGCTTGTAGATGGTTTGCTCAAAGGCATTGATGAGGTGCTTGCAAGAAGCGTCGATACGCAGGCGGATGGTTCCATCCGCTGACCGCAACATGCGATTGACGGCATTCACGCGGTCGGCGACAAAGGGGTTCTTGCGGCGACATTTGACATGCTTGAAGCCCTTTTCGCGCAGGATGTCGATGTCGGTTTCGCCGCGTGCGTGCTGGCGCTGTCCGCCGGCGGGGTCTGGATAGATCGTGATCGCCCGCTGGTTGCGCCAGTATTTCTTGTCGATGGCTTCGCAGATTTCTTCCGTATTCGAGCTGAACTGCACGATTTCATCCACGGCCCACAATTCGCCCGACATCTGCGGCTGAATGATGATGGCGCTCATGGGGTCAATGTTGAAGTCCATACCAATCCAGATCGGCAGCTTCGGATCGAACTGATAATTGCCGACGTGTTCTTTCCGGTCGAACGGGTAATAGACGCGCCCGCTCATCGTCGTGAACGAGGCTTCAAATTCCTGCTGAAAGCTCTTTTCATCCATGTCCGCTTTTGCGGCGGCGATTTCCGACAACGCAATATAGGGGGATGAAATAGTTGGGAATTGCCAGGACTCCCATTGCCCCGCCGCTATCTGCTCCGGGTCTTGGCCGAGCTTGTAGAGGGCATACAAGGCATTGTAGCTTTTGGGCGTCCCGATAAAAATCGCGTGGCCACCAGTGTCTGCAAGCGTCGGGCGAAGCACCATGCTCCAGGTTTCCTCGCTCATGTCCTGATACTCGTCCAGCACCAGAAAGTGAATACCAACGCCGCGCAGCGAATCGGCTTTATCCGCGCCTCTCAACTCAATCCGACTGCCGTTCACGAGACTGATGGACAGGTTGGTTTCGTTGACTTTCTTGATCCACTTGTCAGGAATCGCGTCAAGCAAATCCGTCCAGAGAATCTGCTTTGCCATGCGGTAGGTTGGCGCTACATACCAAACCTTCTGCTTGGGCTTGTTTGCCGCCTTGGTAATCATCAGCACCTTGGAAAGCTGCGACTTGCCCCACCGGCGACCAGCAACAACAACGCGAAAACGCGCCCGGCTGCGATAGACCTCCATTTGTTTCGGGTGCAGGTCGAGCTTTGCCTGAAGAGCCACTATTCGTCCTCTTCGTTGCTCTTTGCGTTGTTGGCGCTATCGAACGTGTTGACGTCCATCTGCGCCACCTCACCCGCCATGTCGTCGAATTCATTGAATTCGCGGGAACGCAGATCTTCGATCTGTTCGGCGGTCAGCTCCGAGATCAGCAGTTGTGGCAAACCATCGTTGTCGATGGTGTCGGCGCGATCCAGACCGAGGACAGCCCATCGCTCATTGCGGGCTTTCAACAGCACTGTCATGGCTGCGTCGAGACTTTTGAGGTTGCCAGCAATAGCAGAGAAAGGCGTGCCGTTGGCTTTCGCGCTGATGACCTCGTTCCACGCCAGCTTAGAAATGCCGGCAGCCATCTGGTAGTGCTGTTCCTTTGTCTCGCGGATACGACCGGCGTGAACGGTTGCGTCGTCGATTGCGGCACTGGTGACGGCTTCCGCGACGCGCTTCTTGTGTTCTTCAGCCTTGGAGCCACGAACGATGCCGCGCCGCTTCATGTGCAGCGAAATGCCAGATGTGCTTACTTTTAGTTTGGACGCAAGAAAGGGCAGCGTAACTTCGCCAGCCTCCCACAGCGCTTCCGCTTCCGCCCATTGCCTCTGACTTGGGCGCTTGCCGGTTTCTACCGGCATTTCAAGCAAAGTCCTCTTTTTTCTCACGTCATGTCGTCAGTTCCCTTTTTGCTTATCTGACAAACCAGACGAAAAAAAGGGGCGCCAGGGGTGTGCGCCCGCTTGGAGGAGAAACCGTTAACCACTGACGCAATCATATTGAGTTGCTACGATTTTGTCAAGTCAGAATTTACTAGAATTTGCAACAAACCAAAGAACGCAGGCGGCAGCAGCGGCCTCGGTCGCTTGCGGTTCCGTCATGTGCAATTCATCGTCGATCTCGAACAAGGCAACAAAGCCAGGCTCAAACTTCTTTGCACGCTTCGCCTTCTCTGTTGGCAAAACAAATGGCACGACACCGCGCAGTTTAAGCTCGTTCAGACAGAACACCACATCGGCGCAGTAATCCGGCTGTCGGTGAGCCATGTGGCCGACGCGCGTGCGATACGTTTTATTGTCGGGCAGGTGCATAACCTCGTAGCCGAGCGCTTGGGAGATTTCATCGTTTCCATTGGGGCCGGCGATGAATTCCATTCCGACGATCTTTACTTGGGACTCTTGGGGGCCGAGGTCTGTTTCGGTAATATTATTTATAGTCATTACTTACTACAACCTTTATATCTAATATATACCGAAAGATGTCTCGGCTCCCAAGGAATCCCCAAGCTCAAGGAGATCATCCTCGGCCCCAAGAATCGCGGCAGCAGGAGAGGTCATGTTGGCTCTAGCGAAGTGATGCCCCAAGACAGTCGCCCCAAGGATGCTTCGGTGCCGACCCCGGCGCATTTCCGTGCCTTTCTTCTCAATCAGGTCACGCTTGATCAGATGGCGGATTGAGAAGTGCATCGAAGCCTTTGTTGGTTTGTAATTGACGCGCTCCAGCAGCTCATCCATATCGACGAAACTCCCGTCCGTGTTGCCTTCGACAAGGACGCGCAGCACTTCGAGCTGTTTGTCACTCAATCGTTTATCGTTCATGGGCATCTAGCAGCTTAGAAAGGTCGAGAGGGGCGTCTGTGGGCTGGTTATCGAACGCCAAAAGGGGTAGTCGCTCAGGGAGCTTCACCGGACACTTTTTGGCGCTGTTGTAGTCGGGATTTGCGTAGACGCCATACAGCGGGCTGGCGAACACCAACTGCTGAAGATTTTTGAGGAGCTTACCGACCGGCAGCGCATCGACGCGGCGAGTGCCGTTCATGCGGTTGTCACCTGACTTCTCCATCGAACTAAAGTCGTAGTAGAACTTCCGCATTTCGGCGACGCACTTGCCGCGTGCCACCGGCGACATAGCGTCGATTTCGGCCATGATCCCAACGTAATCGGTCGGGATGGACTCGAACCAGCGGCGAAACCATGCCAAACCGCGCTCATAGCTTGCCGAACGTCTTGGGCGAGTGAAACGAATACCCGCTTTTGCCGCAAACGGGTTGAACTTCGACATCGAGGACTGAAATTCGATCAGTTTGCAGCCAGTCATTCGCATCATGAGGTTCTGCATTCGGTAGGCAATTCCGGCGCCGCGATACACTGTGTCCAACACCAGGCGACTGTTCGTGCAAGCGTGTGCGTTGATCCACTCAGCCCGATACTTGTTGATGATCTTGGTGTCGCGCCCGCCTTGGTTTGGACGCAGGTTGGTGAAAAGTTCGTTCCGGCCAGACAGCAGCATTTTCGGCACAGTCATCACTCCGGCGCCGATAGTTCGACCGTTCAGCACACAGCGGAAGATCCTCGGCCCGATGCCAAGGTTTTCAGCCTTGTAGTGCAGTTCGTGCAGCAAATCCCAGTCGTCTTTGGTGCCGCGCTCGACGTAGATTTCCGGCAACAGCGACAGGGCGTGCTTGTCGGGCATCTTGTGACGCTCGACCAAAATGTCCTCGTTGTCCAGAACGACCATCGAATCGCTAGCTGCGCGCGTCATGCGGCAAACCTATCTTGTCGCCAAGTCACGTCGTCACCGTCGCGCGAAAACAGCTTCAAGGCAACAAGAGTCCAACCAGTAAGCGTTCCGAGGCAGCGCGAAAGCATTACAGACCCCACTCAGCGAGCTTGGATTCGACTGCCGTGGGTGTCATTGCCCCAAGGAAGCGCCCAACTTCCTTCTCGCCATCGTGGCAAACCACGGTCGGCACACTGCGAACCTCGTATTTCATGAATTCCGCTTGGTTGGCGATGCTCATCTCAATGAAGCGCAACGGAAAGCCGCGATGCCCGGCCTGAAATTCCAACTCGGGCTTCAGTTGCTTGCACGGCGCGCATGCGGCGCTCGTGAAAACGATAATTTCCTTGCTCATTGCGTCGTCTCCAGTGTCTTGTAGCCTTCTTGGGAGCGAACGATGTGGATCTTCTCCCGGTAGCGTTTTTCGATATATAAATTCGGCGCCAGGTCGGCGACCATATCCGTGTGCGTGGTGGCAACCAGAACCGTTGCGCCAACCCTTCGTGCAACTTTTTGCAGGTTGAACGCGATCACCTTGGCCGTTGTTCGATCCAGAACTGCAAGGAACTCATCGGCGACCCACACCTTCGCGGCACTCTCGATGATTTTTGCAAGGCGGAAGCGATAGCGTTGGCCGTCAGACAGCTCCTTTGGCTTGCGGATGAACAGGTAGGCATCATTCAGGCCAGCGATGGACAGAAGATTCAATGCTTCGCCCGTATCGGCGCCGATCTGGTCAATCAGCGGCTTGTCGAGCAGTTCCACCTTGTCGATGTCGGCGACCTTCAGACCATCTGCCTCCATCTTGCCAACCAATTCGCGCAGAACGGTGGATTTGCCAGAACCGGATTCGCCGGTGACATACACCACGTCGCCTTGCTCGATCTCGATAGGCTGGTTGTCAAAAACAACGAATTCTTTGTCATCCAGGCCCAAACCAAAAGCCTCTGCGATCTCCAGCACCCGATCAGTTCGTTCGACTTCGGTGTGGAAGCGTTTGTCGATGTGATAGACGCTCACGAACGGCTCTCCAGCTTCGTGAGACTCTGCCACCAAGCGACTGCCTCGGGATTGTCTTGCCAGAACGCGCACAGGCCGTTGGAGAGCTTGAGGACGATTTCCTCTTCTCCAAGACAGCCGTCACCCTCTCTGCCAGCGATCCCAACGGCTTGGTGCCAGAAAATCGCGTGCATGACCTCATGGATAAAGGTGTTGGCAAGGGTTTGCCGCTTCATGCCAGTGCGCAGCCTGATCTTTTGGTTGATTGGATTCATATGGCCGAACGAGTGCTCTGCTTCGGCGTCTCCACGTTCATGTAGTTCAACATCGAACTGGTAGCAGCCAACTCGCAGCGTCTTGGGCATCTTCTTGTAGGGATCAATCATCGCCATCCCCCTTATGCCGCAGCCGCTTGCGCTTGCATTAGATTCCGCACGAACCCGACAAACGCTTCGGCGCCAATCTTGCCCGTCTCAGCCTCAATTTGCGCCATGAACCGAGCGACCCATCGCTCGTCCCGTCCTTGAATTTGTTTGAAGCCAAGCGCCTTCTCGATCTTGACAAGCTTCTCATCGGCCTCCGCGATCTTTTTCGTGGTCGCTTCAGCTTGCGCTTTGACCTCTTCGTCCAGGTCGAGAACAAAAGCTTCGGTTTTCATTTCTGCAAGATCGGCAACCAGGAAGTCCAGTTCTTTCTTGTCAAAAATGCCGTCGAGGTCGAAGTCGATGTTGGCAAGTTCAGCTTGCAGCAAGTCGCTGTCGTATTCACCAATGGCTACGCGGTTGTCAGCCAAGCGCAGGGCGTTGATCTCATCCTCGGTCTTGCCGACGATAACCTCTACCGGCACTTCGATCAGACCGAGCTTCATTGCGGCCAAGCGTCTGCCGTGACCGGCGATGATGACGCCATTCTCATCAACGAGAATCGGATTACCGCGCCAGCCAAACCGCCTGATAGATTCGGCGATCTTATTGACCTGTTTTTGGTCGTGCTTTTTGACGTTGTTTTCGTAAGGAGTGAGACGTGAGACTTCCCACTTCTCAATTTTTGGATCAGTCATGCTGCCGCTTTCTTTTTCGAGTTAGGGTTTCTGCCTTTTCCTCCGCATTTCTTGTGCACAACACACATAGCGCGACTGACACCCAGTTCCTCTTTCACCGCCTCGATGGCTTCGCCGTAGGATTTCGCCTCAACCTCGAACGCTCTCAGCTCTCCGTCAGCATCACGGGCGTAGGCAATAGTGGCAATGGTGTCGGTTGTCATGCTACTTCCTTGAACAAGTCCTTGAATTCGGCGTAGGTCAGCTCTTCGCTGGTGTCCTCGCTCTCATAGTTGCGACCGCCAGCGCATGTTTCGCACCGGAACGGATCGAACCTTTCGTTAATGCAGCCCTCGCACTCCGGCGAGAATGGGTGTCTGTGGTTCATTCTTGATTCGCTTGCCCAAGCAGATAGACGAGCGCGTCGCCAGCATTGGTCAGGCTGTCGGACTCGGTGAATTTCTGCGCCTTCATGGTCTTTTCCACCAAACTCGTCAGCCACGAAGCGTCATCGACCGGAATTTTGAAGCGGACGATTTGATGCGCCTGAATCGGTTTCTCTTTCAGGCTTGGGGCTTTTTCTTCATCGTCCGGTAAATCTAAGTCATCGAGCGCTATATTTACCGACGCAAAGATTGTCGCTAGATCGTTGTCGGAGTAAGGCATAAAGGACGCCAGTTCATCCGCATTGCCAAGTTCTTCGAGAAGTTGAGCGAGCTGTAGCGTGTCATCGGTTCCGTAGCGCCCGTTATCGACCAAGCTGATTTCCTTCGCTTTGTTGTCGTCGATGCGCCCGAGGTTAATGACCGGAACAGTCTTGATGCCCATGCGCTTCGCTGCGCCTGCGCGGTGTTCGCCACCGATGATCTCAAGCGTGCCGTCGTGCAGTTCGCGGGCGATAACCGGCTTGAACATGCCGAGGCGCCGGATGCTCTCTTCCAGCTTGGATTCATTGTCGGGCGAGACGACATTGGTGTTGAAGGCGTTGGGGCGCAGAGCATCAACAGCAATGTGCTCGACGTTAAGCGTGTTGGACATCTATGAAGTAAAATATTCTAGTAAGGACTGACTGGAAATTTAACCCAAGAGTATTTAGAAAGCAATAGCCAAATGACCGAAATAGTTACGATTGCGAGCAGTGCCGTAAATGCAAAACTGCACGAACCATCGCGTCAAGCAAAATTGGAGGTTCAGCGAATACTGAGCTACCGGGTTGAAGGCGCCGAACACTCGTCAGCCTTCAAGTCAGGAAATTGGGATGGAAGATCGTCTTTTCTCGACTTTCGCAGTGGTGTGTTCCCTGCTGGTTTCGTGCATTTTGTCGGCGCCAATCTGCGACGCAAGGGCTACGAAGTGCGCTTCGTCACCAAGCCGGCGCCGATTCCACTTGGTCCAGAGAATCCCAGAGTCGGCAGCTTCCCGGAAGATCCACGCTACGACTACCAGATGGAAGTAGTTCGCCGACTGGTGAAGCACAAGCAGATAATCGCTCAGGTGGCGACAGGTGGCGGAAAATCGCTCGTGGCCCGCCTTGCGTTCGCCAGAATCAACCGCCCTACTCTTTTTCTGACCACACGCGGCATTCTGATGTATCAGATGAAGGAAGCCTTCGAGCGCGATCTTGGCGTGCCTTGCAGCGTGCTTGGCGACGGTCAGTTTGGTCATGTCAATGCGGCAGGTCAGCAGGCTGTGAAGAAAATGTGTGTCGGCATGGTGCAGACCCTCATGAGCCGTCTCGAAGAAACCACCGTGGAGCGCGAATTTGAAAAACTATACGATTTCGCGGACAAAAAAAGAGCCTCGAAAGCCGATGCGGAGAAAATGAAAGCTGCCGCCGAGCGCAAATGCGCTGAACAGAACGCGGTCCGCCAACAGACGATCAGCCTGCTCGCCAAGTTCGAGTTCGTGATCCTGGAAGAAGCGCACGAAGCGTCCGGCAACTCCTACTTCGAGATTCTGCGCCACTGCAAGAACGCTCATTACCGCCTGGCGCTCACTGGCACCCCGTTCATGAAAGACGACGAAGAAGCCAACATGCGTCTGATGGCAAGCTCTGGCCCTATTGCGATTAAGGTCACGGAAAAGATGCTGATCGACCGCGAGATCCTTGCCAAACCCTACTTCAAGGTGATCGACCTCAAGAAGAAGCCTCTCAAGCTTCTGCGTGGCACCGGCTGGCAGTCTGCCTACCGCATCGGGATCGTCGATAATGAGGAGCGTAACCAGGCCATTGTCGCCGAGGTCGCCCGCGCCGCTCGCTACGGTCTATCCTCGATGGTGCTAATCCAGCAGAAGAAGCATGGCGAGATACTTCAAAACCTCCTGAAAGCGAAAGGTCTTGCGGTTGAGTTCATTCAGGGCGAAAACGACCAGACAGAACGCAAGCGGGCGCTCAACAAGCTCGCCACGGGCAAGATTGACGCCCTGATTGGGACAACTATTTTGGACGTGGGCGTCGACGTGCCGGCGGTGGGTTTGATCATTCTCGCTGGTGGTGGTAAGGCTGAAGTTGCTCTACGCCAGCGCATCGGTCGCGGGCTGCGGGCCAAGAAGAACGGCCCGAATGTCGCCCTGATCGTGGATTTCACCGACCCATTCAACAACCACACCAAGAGCCACGCTATGCAGCGCTACCGGATCATTCTGGAGACAGAAGGTTTTGGTGAGAATGTCGTCAGGGACGACTTCGATTTCGAGGCGCTTGGATTTGAAAGGAAAGCAGCATGAACGAGCAATGGTGTTCCGGCACGGCAGAGTGCTTTGAGTGTGACTACGAGTGGATCGCCGTGTGGCCTCTTGGCGCCGACGCGCTTGAATGCCCCGAATGCGGCTCTGATGACACCGACAGGACGCGCCGTAAGACGGTTGCGCTTCCAACAAAGGGCGGCCACACTTGCTCAAGGGAGCCATCATGACCGATCAGGTCGAAAATCTCATAGTGGAACACCTCAAGCGGATTCAGGCCGAGCTTTCAGCCATGCGTGTTCAGAACGACGAGATCATTTCCAGGCTTAGTTCGCTGGAAGCTGGTGTCGCCCGCCCTGGCCGACGACGCGGGGCGGTTCTCACCTTCTCCTCGCGCTCTTCGCCCTGCACGATTTCGCCTCGCGCTTGGTCTTTGCCTTGTGATCCCCGATGGTCAGCCATTGCATGTTGGCCGGAGCGTCGGCACCACCACACTTCAGCGGAACGACGTGATCCACCTGCCAGCCAGGACAAGCGCCCTTGGTGCTGCCAGTAGCCGGACACGGGTTGTCATACATGAATTGGCGTCGCATTGCCGGATCGCGGTGCGTTTTGGCGACTGCTGTAGTTGCAATCATGGCCGCGATGATGACGAGAAGCAGGCGAATCACTGCGCAACACCGATCAGCAGCGCCGCCTTTCTGCGAACCTCCGACAACTCAGCCGGCGTTGCCTTTTCTTTGAATTCCGCATTTCTGGCGCTCCACGCGACGCTTTTCACTTGGTCGGCCAGCACCACGCTCGTCTTGTTGGACAAAATCACCTCGAATGGATAATCCTTTGCTTGGCTCGTCATCGGACAGCACAGCATCAAGCCAACGCGCCCATTGTAAGACGCGGGACTAAGGACAATGGCTGGCCGACGACCCGCCTGTTCGTGTCCAGCTTGCGGGTTGAATTGCAGCCATACAATATCTCCGGCGTCCGGGATGTAGCGGGCCATCAAAACGCTTCCCCGCCAACAGCCGGGCCGAAATCAACCTCGTCGTGCAGGTTCTCTGGCGTGATGCCTGCGATCAGGGCGTTCAGGTCGCAACCGACATCAGCCACGACTGGCTCAATGACGACTAAACCGCTCTCCTCTCGCACATCCACGGTGGCGTCGACTTGGAGGTTGGCAGCAAGCATGATCGGGGCAGGAATGCGCACAGATGCGCTGTTGCCCCACTTTTTAATGGTTACGCGCATTCCTGATCCTTTTATGTATCAACAGTGTTGATACTGTAGTCTGTATGGCTGGAAGCAGTCAAGCGTTTCCCAACTGGCGTGCAATCGCGTGCGTCACGTCGGCATCCAGTTCGACCCATGTGACGGCACCCTTGCGGTGGCGGTAAGGAACCGGAGAAGCAAGCCGTCGCACGTCCGCAAGCTTCCAGGGAGTGTTCCACTTGGCCACTTCACCTGATCGAATCATATATTCGGGAATTCGATGTCTTTTGATCGCCGCGATCATCTCGTCCGGCGATAGCGGTGCGCCGACATCAATCAGCCTCGCAACGCCATGCACGGCACCCGAACCCTTGCGAACAAGCCCGAACCAGCCGCGATGCTTCACTGCGTTCGCTCGCATCTCCCAATCTTTCTCACCTTTGAGAATATGGTCGATCCACGGCTCGGCGATGACAAGCCCCTTGGTGATTTGTATGGATTCTTTCACAGCCTTCTTCCCCTTGTGATGCCCAAAAAACAAGCGCGATAAAATATTATTATTGCAGAAGGTTGGCTGTATAAGGAAGAATTCTGGGTGGTTGGCCGCTGGCGGTATAAGGACGGGCGATGGTCGCCGTCTGGCTGGCGGTATAAGGATGGAGTGCGGATGGTCGGAAGGAGGAAGGGAGGGCCACCAAGGTAAAGCGAAGTTTATAAGACTTCGCTTATATGCGTATTAGCTAGACAACATATGCAATCTAGCTAATACGCCCTTATGTCATCGGGTTACTTCGGTTTCCCATACGCGGGCGTTAGCAAAGCAATGCCCTTTTCAGTCAGCATGCAAATGTCGTTTTTCTTGCCCGGTATGATAGTTGCAAGGTTTAGCGCAGCAAGAGCGAATCTTACTTTGCTAGACTGTGAAACCGCTGTCCCGACGGTGTAGCTAGCTTTTTTCTTAACAGCTTCCCGACAATCGTCATTCTCTACACCTTTCGCAAGCGTAAAAACCATTTCTTTTACACTCAACTGGTTCCCATTCTCTAACATACCTTCAATTAGGTATGTTAGAAATGCTTCGCCCATACGCTTGTCATTGGTCGGGATCACATTTGTTAGGTCGCTCATTTTCATGAGTGTTTTACCGCAAACATGCCCTGTTTGCCCTTCTTTGACAGAAACCGTTTTTGCATAATTATCGGGAGCAATCGCGCCCATTTCAAAAAATACGACAATATTCTTCTCGTTAAGACGTTGCAGTGAAAAGCGCGCTTCTTTACGCTTGCTATCAGTAAGCGCGCTTTGAATGCGTAACTTAAGAGCGTCGCAAACACTCTTGAAACCGTCAAGGGCGGGCGCATCTTTCTTTTCTACCGCTTTCACAGTAGCGGTAGCAGTCTTGCCCTTGTTTGATTGCGGGCGGGTTGTCTTGTTCGTGGTTTTTGCATTCGTGGTCATGATAGTAACCCTTTGTGGTTAGTGTAGATCAACAATTGATCTACTAATGAACATTCTACGCATTGCGGGTAGATTAGCAAGGGTTTATTTGTAACAGCGTGTAACAAGAAACAATCTACACAAAACCGGACTATAATTTAAGAGTTAAAATTACTAAGGTGTTATTATGAAACAACAACGTCATGTCATTGCGATGAACAGCGACGCAGCAAAAGAGCGTCTAAAAGTGGAATCAGAGCGGCTTGCTATTACACAAGGTGAGTTTTTGGAAGTATTGATATTGCATAGCGACATTGCGAAAATCGAAGCGCAAGGGCTTTTCATTAAAGAAAAAAAAGAAAGAGAAAATTTAATTTCAAAATTTCGCAGTCTTTCGCGTGAAGATCAATTAGCAATATTGAAGATTGTTGAAAAGCAGTAGCGTCCAATCGCCCGACATTCGCGCAAGTTCGCCTGCCCGCCTAAAACCCCACCGCCAAGGCGATCCTGAAAGATTGTCCAAAAACAGGGTCGCCACGGCGCTGCTAACTAGCAGGAAAAGCGTGGTTGCCTTGGCGCTCGCAGGGGTTGCGGGAAAATCGTGGTCGCTTGGAGACTCCAGTTCGCGCTCCTTGGCGCTCCAATCTCCCGGTCGCCAAGGAACATCACGCGCATGAACAGGCAGGTCGCGTGCTCTCGCTTGACCTGCCTTTATCGACCGCTTGCGATCAGCGGTAATTCAAGGATCGTCGATATTCACGATTACCCTTGTTTGAAAGCTCACAGGTCAGAAAATCAATCTCTGCGTCATCTTGGTCTTTCAACCAAGCGGTAATGTCCTCTTGTTCCCGGTATTGCTTGACATTCGATTTTACTTGGTTGAAACGATACGGCTCGATGGCTGCGGGAATCTTTGCTTCACAAACGCGGGCATTCGGGCGGTTCATGGTCTTACCTTTCAAAGTGATTGGTTATCGTCGCAACTGCGACAATTTCAGTTTGACCGACGATCAAAGGCGATTCGCAGCATCGGTCAGGAAACGTTCAGAGGTTGCCTTTGTAGAGACGCTGCGAGTTATTTCCCGTATGTTTGCAGGCGCGTGCAGAAATGTTGATTGCGATGATTGCACAAAGGATGAATGCAGCAGCGCCCGACGCAGGCGCATTCTCAATAATGCTCAGGACGACAAGCAGGGCGCCAATTGTGTAAATGCAAAGCGCGGTAAATTGATAGTTCATTAACTCGACCTTTTGTTCTGGTTTGGGTCGAATCAGTTTGAGTGTCGGTCACAGGCACCGACGATGCGCTGGTATGTTTCCTGTGAGATTGCCTGACGCCTGAGAACCGGGAACTGCTGCCTTGGATTGCCTGACTCCTGAAGAGCCTCGGAATGCCTGACAGCGCCTGACCGCGATGAACCGTGCGCCTTGGAGCGCCCTGTAGCGCGTTCTACGCCCGCCAAGGCATGTTCTGGTGACAAGAGAAGGGCGCCCGCGATTGGCGCCCTTCTGGTTGCTGCTGGATACCGTCAGACGGTTTCGGCTTCGGGTTGCAACCAGCCCAGTTCTACCGCAGCTTGATAGGCGGGATAATCGTCTGCGTGATAGAACTCATTAGCAATATCGAATTTGATCTTTTGAACGATCAACTCTTGATTACTATTCGCACGACAACCACCGTAGAACCCTTCGTCGATGGCGATGACCGGACATTGCTTTTCGAGAACCGACAGCAGATCAAGCATGTCTTGCTTGGACTCGATACGCGCATCGGCTTCAATGGCCCAAACCGCGAACATGTAGTTCACGTTCTGAGGATCATCACCTTCTACGAAATCGTGATTGAGCATGGGATGATTGACGAGATACCCTTTCATCGCAGCGTGCAGTTCGCTGGCGGTCATGGTCTTGTGGTTCTGGATGATTTCGTTGTAGGTCAGTTGGCCCATTTTTGTTACCTTTACGTGGTTGGTTGTTGTTTGTTGCGACAGTTGTTATTCTGACGCCCGATTACAGGCACCGATGTGTTTTCACAGGAAACCTTGTCGGGTTGCCTTTTTTATTTCTACCGCCAAGGAAATCCACGGAACACCTATCGCCTGATGACCGTAGACCGATGCCTTGGATTGTCTGACCCGCTGCGACCGCCTGTTGCCTGATGACCATGAAGCTCTCAATCCCGGTGCCTTGGCGATGACTGAACGCGAAAGGAAGGGCTTGCGACAGATTTCAGCGCGAGCGTGTAAGAAGCGGATTCATGCATTTTTATTCCCTTTCGTGGTTTGCTGTTGCGACAAGACAGATTATTGCAGCCCGACCAAGGCACCGACGTGTTTTGTTGCGGACAATCTCATCGTCGGCCAAGGAAACCCAAGAAACCGAGACAACCTTGGATTGCCTTGGGAACATCCTCGGCGCGGCGATTTTTCTGCCAAGGAAGTTTTACATAAAAACATTGGGGATTTGTTGTTCGCCTGAAAGAAGGCAAAAATTGAAGGTTGCCTGCTGGCTGCCATCTCCTCGAAAACTTCATTACGTTTACTCTGGACGCAATGAGGGGAAAGATTTTGTTTTAAGAAACGAAGTTTCTTAAAGGTGTGCAACCCATTCGGTAAGGAAAACTTCGGGAGAAAAACGAAGTCCCCAATCCCCCCCTACCCCCCCTTTCCCCATTTGAGGACAAGAGAAGGTAGAGAAGAACTGGAGACATCGTTTTCCCGGTTCTCCTTACCGAAGTCTGCCTTCTCAAGGCAGACCTTCGTATAAGTCAAAACAACCGCGAGAAAAAGAAGTCCCTAGAACAAAAAGAGGCAATTCCTCTGAGTGGTCGCCACGGTCATCTGTGGTCGGCATGAGAGGAGAAAACCCATCTGCGACAATTCTAGTCAGTGCTTACTAGAGCTGTCAACAGGCAAACCAAAATTTTTTGCGCCTTCTTCTGCAAGATCCAACCAATGCCGACAATCAGGCGTAGAGCGTCGCTGGCACCACGTCGAGCGAGTCAGCCGCATCCTCAAGGAGAGCAATGTCGATCCGCTCGTCAAACGAGGGCAGGAAGCCGCTCCCGGTTTCGTAATGCCAGCGCCACTCCTCGTCGTAGGTCACGCACACCACGTCAGGGAAGAGGGAGCGAACGTGATCCAGCGCAACTTTGACTTCGGGCGTCATGATGTGTCCTCTCGTTATCGTGATGATGACTATGATAAGACGCAGAGACAGGCGTGTGACGCAAATGCAGAACAATACCGGCGTCGGAAAGACTGCCTTGGAAAGAACAACCCACCTGCGGATGAAAGACTCGGAATGCCGAGGGTGAGGGAACTGGGTGATGCCTGTGTGCCGAGGAGGGAAGGACCGGCGGCGGAATGGATGGAGGGGATGACAGGCATAACTAAAAGTTATAGGCATATAAGTTATGGTTATAAGGGGAAGGGAGGAAGTGGATTGGGAGGAGGAAGATATTACCGCCGCCCCGCACCTCCCCTTACTGTTCCTCTCCTTCCTCCTTCTCTTTGTCTCTCTGTCCTCTTACTGTTTTTACTACTCCCCTTTCGTTCTCCTCTCTGCTCTCTACGCCTCTACCTCTGTTTCGCTCTCACTCTCTTCCATCTCCTACCGCCTCTGTCCGTTCAAGCACACGCCGGTTCCTTTGTTCTTTTGTGCCTGGTCATCATCTACTCTCCCGCATGTAGCCTACGTCCGTGACGGGTTGCTTGTTCTTGTAGCTGTCATCGGTTTTGTTCTCGCTACTTGGACAACTCACAGAATCGCCCTGTATTCGATTGGAAGTGGTTCGGTGCTATCGCGGTATTCCCGATGTGTTTGGAGCGCGCTACAACGTGTTTCTGATAGTCTGATGCTGTCGTTAAAGCTGTTGATCTCTTGTTGATCTCTTGTAAAGTGGATTTACACATTCGGCTGACTTTTGTTGGTCGCTGAAAGATTATGATAATTGTATATTATTCTTTATAATCAAATGCTTATATTGGTCATTGCCGTGGCGTTGGCCTGAACATGAAAAAGGCGCCTTTGTAAAGCGCCTTTGTGGGAAATTTTGACTTGAATTTACGCGAATTGATCGGCGTATTCTTGCACTTCGTCCATGATTCTCTCGAAATCGTCCTCTGGGATGTCTGGGTTGGATAGCGAGCGATCTGCAATGACGTTGTAGCCGTTATTGCCGAGAACAATTTGGACGCGGCGAAGCTTTTGAAAGCAAATAATGGACGTATCCACACTGAAAGCAGTGTCCGTCACCTCACGCTCGGTTTTGCACGGGGCGCGCTCCTCACCATCAAAGACATAAAGAGCATTCCATCCTTTTTGCTTCATGGCGCGAATCAGGCGGCGAACGATTTTGCGTTCGATTGCTTGGCGTTGTTCGGCGTTCATTGATTGCTCCCTTTCGTGTTTGTCGATGTCGTTATTGTGACTGCTGGTTCTAGGCGTGTGTTCAGCAGAAAGCAGCCCGCCAAGTGCGCATCCAGTTGATGCGAGCGCGATACCAGCGTCGACAGATTTTGGCGAACTCTTCATGATCGCCGCCGGTGTATTTGATCTTGTCGCCATGAAAGCGGCCACCGTCGCAAATCCTGTTACCCATCATGTCGCCAACTACCTTCACATGAATCTCGCCGCCTTCGGGTATGTAGAAGGCGATGCTGCGATTCACGGTTTTGGACTTGATTTCAAACTTCATGATATGCGCCTCGCGGTTATTGTTATGGTTATTGTTTCAACCAGACTCAGGCGTGTGCTGCTTCTTGCAGGACGTTTTTGATGATTTCCTCGATGTCGCGCAGCTCGTAGTCGAGAAAGCGATCCATTGCCTGTTCGGTTATTTCGTTTGCGTGTTTTTGGGCCTCAATTTGCGCGCTGTTGCCGAGGGTCATTGTGGCTTTCCATGCGTCGCGTTGCGCCTGAAAGATCGTTTCAAGGTCTTTCAATGTCAGGCCGTTCAAGAAGGCGTTGAAAATTCTGGCGTGCTGTTCGCGGGATAGCTTGCTCACAGATAATATCTCCAAGTTTTTGGTTGATCGCGGTTCCACTCGTCGATCAGATTGGCGATGACTTTCTTTATGCGGTTGGGAGCAAAGTGGTTTGGCGTGAGAAAACAGACACTGTGGCTTGCGTTGAATGTGACTTTGGTTACACGCCCGGTAGGCAGGTGAAGGCGCTTACATGTGAAGGTTTTGTGTTTGGTCATTTGACCGTTTCCTTCGCTCGTTGAGATCGGCGAGATAACTGGCGGTTGTCTTGATCTCGATCTTGGTCGGGTCGAACATCTTCAAGGTTTTCTCGCAGTAAAACTCGCCAATGACTTCATTGGTCGCTCTGCTGATCGCCACCCAACTGTTGCAGTGATGTGACAATTCCGGGATGTTGATGCTAGTCGCCATTGAGCATGTCCTGAATATTGGCACTACGCCTGACCAAGCTGTTCCATTCGCGTTGGGTTATGGCGCGGTCGCTCAAAGCTTTGTCGATCTTCACGCGAAGCTCTTGCAGGCTGGTGCACCACGCAAAATCCGGTGAGGTAGCAAGCTCAACGATTGCATCCAATTCTCGCTCGAAATGGAAGTAGTCAGGCGCCGGAGTCTCGATATAGGTAAGCGTCATTTGCTTTATCTTTCGCGGTTGTTGTCGATATGGTTATCGTAACCGTCAAAAACAGGCGCTTGCGCTGCTTTTGCAGTCTTTCTCGATGGCTTTGATCTTTGCCTTGAGGGTTTTAATTTCCTCCTCAAGCTCTTTGATGTCCTCTTCCTTGTCAGCGACAAGCTCTTCAGCGTTTTCGGCGCGTTCTGTCAGTTCGTCGAACTCGTTCTCGGCGTATCGAGCCAAGAAACGACGCAGTAGTTCACGAGCCAACAGGTTGTCTGGCTGCGATTGTTCGATTTGAACTTCCAATTCTTCGTCGGAAATGTTTTCCAGGCCGGTGTAGGGCATGTAGTAGGTCATTCTCATTGCTCGTTCCTTCTGATGTAGTCGTTCCAAAGGTCAAGCTCGCATTCCAGCACCACCATCCCATCTTTTGGAATTACGCCAAGATTGTGCAGATACGTTGTCAGACCGGACATGTCGTAGGCGTTGCGCATGAAACCAAGCTCAAAAATGTCCCTCTCATCGTCGCCAAGTTCATTTCCGGCGCGAATCTCGAACACGGTTTGATCGGCGGCATCGCGCACGTCGGCATAGAAGCTGCCACGCTCGTTGAGGTTGATGTGGTAGCTATAAAGAATTATTTGGCACATTGTGTTATCTCCAAATACATTCGACATATGGTTTCGCCAGGTGCTTGAGCGCATCCTCGAACAACATGTCGGGCGCTCTGTTGACCAGCCTGTCGAACTCGCTGATGAAGCTTTCTGCGTCGTTGCCTTGCATGAAGATGTCCTCGCGCTCGCCAGCATCGTCCGTGATGGTGACGGTCGGCAGCCGCCGACAAACTTTGATCGAGACGCCAGCGCAGTGCGAAGCGTCGGCTTTGACGATCCTCTTGAGCGAAGCCCCTGAAGCCATGTGATTACCTTTCGTCGTTTTTGTGTGACAACCAAATTCTGTCGTCTGAAAGCAGGAAGTTGCGCGGAAATTATAGTCAATCCTTACTTTAGCACCGGCGCAGATAGACACACTGGCGAACCCTTCACAATCGCGCTGTGAGCGCAGGAAGCGAGCGGTAGTGTCTCTGTATCAACCGCTGCAATCCAATCGCTTGTAGCGCGATTGTGCGAGTTGTTTTGCGGTGCCTAACGTTCGTTCGGTAGTGGTGTGCGGGCGAACACAGGAACCGATCACGAAACCACTCGCTGCCTTGGCCCAATACGGTCAAAAAGAAGGACGAGCCGAAGCCCGTCCTTAAAGGTGCGCTAAGACACCAACCACGAGAGGTAAGACTAAATCCTTCTACCAGAAGTCGCCCGCTCCTGTCGGGACGTGAGGCTTTGGTGCGGGCGCAAAACGAGGCGGTTCCGACGCCCGCTTCTCCACCGGGCGAACCTTGAGAAAGCCAGGATCAACACGCCACTTGCGACCGGGTTTGACCGATGTGCCAGTCTCGGTGCAACTGACCGACTTCCCATTGATCCTGTTGATGACAACCGTGACGGTCGCGCCACTCTTACTGCACTCGAAGTCGGCCAAGCGCCCGACTTTGGGCGCGGTATCGAGGCGGCTCGCTAGCACGGTGTCGATACCGTCCTTCAACTTTATCAGCCCTTCGGTGGATAATTTGTTCAGCGCTTCAAGATTCATAGCGATTGCATCCATTTCGCAAGCTCAATCGCCTCTTCTTCGCTGTTCGCGTTGATAATTGCGTAGTCGTCGCTCATCCAGTCAAACGCTGACCCGTCATCGACACTCTGCACAGTGCCATCGGGCCAGACGCGGTAAGCAACCTTTTGTTTCTTGTTCATTTCTACTCCTGATCGTATTGTGTTGTGTCCAAAATAGAACCGACTGGATGTCACAATCGGTTCGGTTTTGGACAGGGTTTCACCCTGCCTTGTCTGGTTACAGACCCAGTTGCGCCTTCACTGCCATCAACACCATGCTGTTCGGGTTGGCGATCAACCTGCCCTTGTCGCCCTTCGTGGCGATCTTGAGCATGGGCAACATGCTCATCATCTGCCCGCCTTGTGCGCTGGTTGTTCCCTTGCTGTAGGGCTTCGCAAGAAGGGCCGTCCAAAGATTGCCCTTCTCGCCAGACTGAATCTCGCCGTCCTTGATCAAGAGGCGGAATGTGATGTCCATTACCCGGTTCAAAGTGCCGCCATTCTTGAGCCAGTTGAACAACATCACCACCTTCTCAGCTACCTTCTGCTGGCTGGAGGCGCCATCGCTGCCCGGTCTGGTGTTCAACAGCGCCAGCAGTTCGCTCTGCTTGGCTTCAAGATCGGCGGGCGACAGGCTGGCATCTTCAACTTCGAGGATCAGCATTTCGTTCGCCTTTTCGCCGAGTCGTGCCTTCAGCACGTCGGAGGTATTCGACCGGCGACCGTTGTAGCGCACAGCGGGCGCTTTCGGTTCCTTCGCGGGCTTCGGCTCCTTCGGTGCTTTTGCCTTCTTCTCTTTCGCCGCCTTTGCGGGCTTCGGCACGTCAGCTTCGAAGGCAGGTTCATTGGCAGCCGCATCGCCTTCCTCGCTGTAGAGTTCCTGGATCGCTTCGGCTTTCTCGATGGCGGCGACCGCCGCTTCAATAGCGGCGTCGTCATCCAGACCGATCACGCCACTAGCGTTGATTTCGTCGTCGTCAAACAGCGTGAGAGTTTCGTCGTCGCCAATGTTATCGAGCATCGACGCGATCAGGGCGTCGTCTGTATTGGCCGACAGGTTGATTTCGTGCGTGTTCATGATTTATTCCCTTCGTAGTGGTTTGTGGTTTATCGCTTTGCTCTGCGATGATTGAATTATTGCAGTTAGTTTCAGGCGGCAGTATCAAATCACTGGAAACCTTTTAACTTTGCCTAACTGCTTTAATTTCATTCACTTCATTGCTGCGCGACAAACACATTATTAAGTCTGAACACAGGCACAACAATCGACTTGACAGGCAACTCCGCGAGGATATTGGCCCTCTGTAAACAAACATATGCGCGTGCGCGAATACACCACAAAAGCAGGATATGACACTGGCGTCGAACCTATCCACAAAATCTGTGGATAACCTTGGGCGCCCGGGCCGCCCAGCCCACCAACCACGCCAAGGAGTTGGTCACGCACAAAAAGAAGGCACCCGTCAGATGCCCTCTGCTGCCGGTCAAACAACGAACTGCGCAGCCAGCGGCTCGCCCTGATACTTGCCAACCAACTCGAATTCATCGTAGCCCTGCCATTTCAAATTGCTGACAAACCGTTCCAGCTTGCGCTCGTCGATCAGGCTGTAGTCGGAGCTTTCCTCGATAAAGAAAGGCTTGCGAAAACTCGGCGCCTCTTCTTTTGTTGCGTAAAAACTGTCTGCTTTTCCATTCGCATCATGGCGAACCTTCATGATGCGACCGTCGCTGTTTGGAATAGCAGCTTCGAGGCGAAAACCGATAACTTCTTCGCTGATTGGGTGGCGTGTGGTTCTGACGCGAACAAGAGCTTTGGACATTTGGCTTCCCTTTCGTAATCGCTGCAAAACGCAGTAACGAAATGATGAAACCTGATGTCAGGCACCGATATAACCGATTTGATTTGTCCAATCACCAGACACCAACGTCGTCATCGCCGAGCTTTAGGCACGCGAGCGTCAATATGTCGGTCACAGGCACGTCAGGGTTTGGTGGCGGTGGTGGCGCTAGCGTGTTGTCGCACTCCTCAAACCTGCCGTCAGCGTCAATGCAACACGGCGTCCAGCGAGTCAGGAACGCTTCGTAGGCTTTGATGCCATCTTCCTCGTAAGCGAACCATTTGCCGTTCTCGACCGGATCGGCTTTCAGTTCGCCGACGGCGTTGTAGTTGCCAACGGTAAGCAAAAAGAGATTCCAGCAGTCCCGAAAAATATTGGGGTCACTAACCTCGCCATGCCAACGCAGACGGACAAATACCTCGCCATTGTCGTATTCGCGGACGACACTATAGCTGTGGTCGCCTAGCAGGCGACTCCACTCGTGACGATGAATAGCGCGTCCGTCGCGTCCGAAATACTTGGTCATGATTGCTCCCTGTGGTCTTTTGGCTTTGGCGGCTTTCCATTGCCTTTCTTCAAGGCGAAAAGCACGTCCGGCTCACATTGCTGGAAAACCTTCATCACTCATTCTTTGTGCTGTTGGCGCAATGCCGCTCATGTGCCCATCGCCAGCCCCTGGCGAACGACCAGCGCCAAGACCACAAAGACCACAGGGCTTGCCCGTCAACCGTATTCATTTCATCTCCTTGCAGGTCCTGGGCGTCCAATACAGGTCAAGCTCGACGCCGTTCTCAATCAGTTTCTGAATCGAGATGTAACCCCATTCCGCCTCGCGCCACCCACCGCCAAAGAGCGTGCATTTCCCGTATGCTTGTATCTGCTCGCCTTCACCGTTCTCGGCTGGCGTGTCACCAACGTCCCGCTCGACGATCCAAGCATCGACGCCGCCCATGAAGTAGTGCAGGCGCAGCACCTTGTCCTCCGTGTCGACATCTTCGGTGCCATACGTAACCGGCGTTCCGCGAATAATGTCGGCAATCTCCAGCACCTTCTGGACGAAGAAGTCACCCTCTTCGCCTTCAAGCTGTTCGCGCAAAGACAGGCGTTGTTGAAGGGGCATGAACTTTGCAAGAAGTTCATCGTTCATCAGATGTCGTCTTGCCTGACCCAATTTAGCATTCATTTACTTTCCCTTTCGTTGTTGGTTGCTATGATTTGAATGCTATCGCTCGGTATCAGGCACCGCTCTGTCGTCAACACAACTCCTCTGGTATTTCCACCACGTCGCCAAGTTTTGCCGCAACGTAGCAGCGCATGGCGGCAACGAGAGGGTTGTCGTGAATCCGCATAACAACAAATCCGCTTGCCAGAACAATGGTCGCTGACCAGATATTTCCAGGCGCTTTTATCATGCTGATTCTCTCGCGCTCGATAATCGGGCCGCCGTGTTCCCATCTTTCAGAGAATCGTGCTTGTTGGCGCAATAGGTGGCATTCCCGTATTTCCTTGAAATGCTCGATATGCCTTTTGTTGCTCGGGTCGTGTTTCCCATACATGGCGACCAACACCGCCCAATCGAGCGCCGCGCCTATCAATTCTATTGTTTTGACTTTCATCGCTGCTCCTCTCAAAACTCGAAAAAAGGTTTAACCCAACAGCCTTTTAATTTCGCCACGCAACTCTTTGGCGGTCGTGTGGCACTCGAAGGCTTCGCGGATTTTGTTTACAAGCTCCTGCGCGAATGAAACCTGCTCCGCTTTTATCTCAAGATCGCGCTCCAGAACCTCGATCTCTTGTTCCTTGTCGGCAATTTCGTCATCCTTTCGGGAGTAGCGGAGTGCCAATTCCTGCGCAAGCTCGTTGCCGGAATGAAAAGACAGGCGCTCAAGCTCATCGTCCGTGTAGTTGTCGAGCCTCACCTTATGCCGCCTTCAATTCAGCATCGTGACAGTTGCGAAAGGAGCTGGCGTTACACTCAACCTCCGGCAGCCTGTAGAAGCCGCGTTTCAAACCGCGAAACAAGCACTCCATCATAATGTCCACGTCGTATATTGCGCTGTGTGCTTTGGCCGCGTCATACCTGACGCCCAGCGCAAAACACAGCTCGCCTAAACGGGGCAGCTTCCCATCGGGGCAAGCCCATCGGGCGCTTTCCATCGTGCAGACAGAGGGCGTATTCGGCACTCGCAAGCCGACCCGAATCAACTCGGCAGCGACGAACGGGCCATCAAAACCCATGTTGTGCGCCACCAGCAGGTCAGCCTCGCCCATGCGACGAACGATCTCCGGCGCCACCTCGTCCCATTTCGGGCAGCCAACCAGATCGGTGTAGGCAATACCGTGCACCTCCTGCGCAGCGGGATCAATGGGCCGCTCCGGGTCGATGCGCTGAACCCACCTATCCACCAGCTTGCGGCTGTCCGAATCGTAGGTCAGCATGGCGATCTCGATGATGCGATGTCCAAGCTCCTGTTTCAGCCCGGTTGTTTCGGTGTCCAGCCCGATGATTCTCAAGCCCACTGCGCATCTCCTGTTACGTCAAAGATGATGGCGCGAGCCATGAGTGCAATTTCGTGACTTGTGACGGCACCATCGGTAAAGATCAGGATCGTTTCAGTCATTTTGCTTTCGCCTCTTGGCACCAAAACTTGAACTCGGCCACGTTACCCGTAAAAATATCGAGGCCATCACGATCAATCACGGTAATCTCCAGATAATCAACAATCAAGCGAATGTGATAACTAAACTCCTCGCCAAAACACTCGTCCGCAATCAGATAAACGCCACCCGGCCCCTTCTTGAAATGAGCCACAATCTGCGCGGCCAGATCACCCTCGCCATTGAAGGTGTTTTCCCTTTCCTCGCCGAAACCAAAGCCGTCCACAAACTTCTTTCCGTCGAGAAATTCGGCCAATTCAAGACCATGCTCACTAGGCGAGCCGTCACACTGGTGACACATCCTGACCAGCGTGTCATCGTATTCGCCATAAACAGCAGTCACAGATTGCGTCCCCATCTCTTTATCCTTTCCATAAAACAGTTTCAACGATTTGATTTAGCGGTTAATCAGTCATTGACCGATTAACCGCTATACTAAAGCGTCGAAACAGGCGTTATCTCGGCAAGTTAATCAGTGGTGTCGAGTTTCCACCACCGACGATCATGCCGACACCGCTTCGGCATCGGGCAGCGCGGCAACCCGTTCAGCAAACTGCGCCGGGGTCAGATGAAGTCCGTCATCGCCGGTCAGCGACAGCGAGCCATCGGCCAGCTTGCTCTTCAAGAAGGCTTCCGCCTCCTTCGCGCTCATACCCATTGCGCCGACGATGTGTTCGAGCGCCGAATGAAAACCTATCTCGTTTTCCTCTACTGCCATAACTTCTCCTTTGTCTAGTAAGGACTGACTATATCACACGGCCAAAGCAAGCTCGGCCAGTTAGTTGAACTCAGTTGCGTTTCCTTTCCGCAGCAAGTAAGCCTCACTGATGCTCTTGGCGATCTTGCGACCGAACAGCGAGTGTCTGGACTCGACCGCCGACTTCACCACGACGCCTTCCCGAATCTGCTTTTTGTCCGAAAGCGTGGTGTTGCCATCGGTGTGTTCAAGAACGGTAGCCTTTGAGTAAGGGCCGCGATACAACACCGGCACATGCGGCACCTTGATCTTGTCGCAGTAGGCGGCAAAGTGATCAAAGTCCAGGTAGCGCTCCGCGCCGCGATTCCCAACAGCGATGTCGAACGCCCGGAAGTCCAGCACTTCGTCGGCGTAGGTCAAGTCCTGCACTCCGGCGCCGCTGTTGGTTCGACCAAAAACCTCGCCGAAGATGAAAATCGGGGCATTCTGACGGTCAGCAGCATCGCCAAAAGTGTCGAGCATTGCTTCGAGCAGCCCATGCTTCTTGGCCGCTTGTGCGTAAAGGTTGGTATCGTCATTGTGATCGAGAACGAAACCCCTTGCGCCCATGCCCTTGCTTGAAACAATCACGCGGCCAGCGAAATATTTCTCGTTCGCCATGCGCGAAGGCACGACACCGATCTGCATGAACGTGCCGTGAATCTTTTCGGTAATGACAACATCCTCGCCATCGTCGAACAACTTCGGCGTTTTCTTGAGATTGTCGAAGTTGTATTGGGCCGTCGCGTCCAGATCCACACCAACGATCTTGCCCCGCATGTGCGAAGGCAGCGACGGCTCGTGTTTGACGATACCCAGGAACTCAGCAGCGTCCTCGCCAATGTTAAAGATACGATCTTCGCTTGTTTCCAAATTACGCAACTTCCATTGCATTGACTTTCTCCTTGCAAAGCTGTTGAAACTCTTCTGGCGATACGCACTCCCGGAGCCTTTGCAGGTTCTCGCAGGCGAACAAATCGCGCAGTCTTTTACTTACCGTTGGACGCGACACTCTGAATTGCTTGGCAAGCGAGTCCATTTTCAGATTCGGTTCAGCGATAAGCGCCAACAAAATTTCTCGCATCGGCATCTCTTTGAAGAATGGATTGCCAGGCCCGACATATTTTTGACGCTTCGCCTCACGCATCGCCGCCGCCTTCTTTTCGCCAAAAATCTGCTCGTAAGTCTTACCCATTCGCGCTGCCGAGATTTTCGCCTTCGCTTCTTCCGAATGAGCTTTGCCCCACATGGGATGCAACTCTCCTGGCATCGAATTGATCGGAGGGCGGCAACCTGATTCAATAAGGCTCTGACGAATCTTCTCTCTCCACTCTTTGGAGAACGGCTCGCGTTTTCTACCTACCATCGAGGCGGAAAACTTCTCGCGCTGCTCTCCCGTCCATTCTCGCGCTTGATGCTTCTTTCGGATTTCTTCCTTTTTTGGGTGGTTGGTAAAGGTGTCACCGCCTCCACCGCCCTTCGTCATGTTGTAGCCAAACTCACGATTGTTCGAGCTGTAGAATTCAATCCACATGCACTCGGCGTCGTCAGCTTCTAGGTCGGACACTTTCTCGATCACCTCGACACGGAACACATCAGCTCCATACTTGCGAATCGCGTCATACAAGTGGCGGTTAGTGCCACGACGCACCTCGTTCAAGTGACGCCGCATCCGACCATCGAGCGATTTTGTTTGACCGACATAAACCTTACCGTTACGAATGTTGGTCAGAAGATAGATGAGCATTTGTCGTCCATTAGTTATGCAGCAATGAGAGGCAAAACAAGCCCTTGAGAAACGACCCCCCTGATCCGCGTCGCCCTGACGCGGTTGCCAAGCGAACCAGAAAGCGTTCCTTTTTGTTTGTCCTCGTCCCAAAGGTCGGCGCCTTTCAGCAACCACTCCGGCAGCACAGCCTGCTCCGGGACATAGATGGCCAAATCACCGTCACGGAACTGGCCTTTCTTGACGATGGATTGATAATCGCCGACGCGGGCAATCTCGATGGCGTCGGCGTTCGGGTGAGGCTCAATCCAGAGCCGCACCACAGGGCATGCAAATTCAGACATTGGAACTCCTTTCGAGTGCGGCATCGCCGATGCGGTCATCGAGCATGTCGTGATATTGGCTCATGACCGCGTGTTGGGCATTCAGACGCTTCCGTTGAGGGTCGCTGATTACGGTTAAATCCAGAAAAGTCTCAAGTTTCTCGATGCGCTCCGCCAATTCGTCCCGCTCTTCCAGCAGGCGGTCGAACCAATCGCCCTTTTCCTTCGCCAGCTTTTCCTTCAGCGCGTAGCCCATCAGCGGCCACACTTTGTCGATAGCGTTCTGGCGGGCAATTGCGCGGCCAGCGGTGACGTCGAAGTTTCCTGGAGAGACGCAAGCGGATTCGCCAGTGACGGTGAAGCCGTTGCGAAGAACGAGGACGCAGATGGTGAGTAGGCTCAAGGATGTGTCAAACACCTCTTTGTCGAAGTCCGGCGTGACACGCACGTCCGCCCCTCTGGTGCTGCCATCGAAAGCGGTGAAATAGACTTCGCCCATGATGTTCGCCTCGATGTCATCTGGCGTGATACGCGGCGCGGTCAGACCCCTGGCTTGAATTTCTTGCTCGATGCTCATGCCGCCACCTCTGCGCCCTTCGGCCAGCCAAGCTCGGTCAGCGACGTGACGATGTTGGCGATAACTGGCAGATTCTTAGTCGGCATCGTTTCGCTCGGCATGTATTTTTCAAACTCCGGCAGCATCTTTTTCAGTTGCGCCAGCGTGCTACAGCCATTGACGACACCTTCCAGTTGATTCTTTGCTTCCGCGCGTTTCCTCAAGCGCTCGGTCCAAGGTTGCGTCACACGGTGGAGGTCGACATCGCCAACAACAAATCTGGTGCTGTAGTAGCTCAGACAGACGCAAGCGGTATTAGTCGCAAGTGCATTCGGTGCGATCCGATAAACTTCACGCACCGCCGACGACATGGCCTCAACCACCGCTGCCTGCACCTCGTCCTTGATCTGTTCGTCACTCGGAAACGGCGTGTCATCCATGACAGCCCGCACGAACGCCTGCTTTTGGTATTGGTTCAGTTTCACAGTTGCCCCTTTCTTAAAATTGAGCGTTTATCGAACGAAAAATTATAGTCAACACTTACTAGAGTGCGTTGTTACAAAAAAGAGCAGGCTTGAGCGCTTTCGGGCAAGCGGCCAACGTCATCTTGCCTGTCGGCGCCGGTGGGCGTTTGCTCTTCTTCCTCAAGCCTGCGCTGACGCGCAGCTTCGTAGGCCCAGTCCTCGTCTATCTCCCACCACTTTTGCGCAGCACTCACATTGCTACCCATCCTTTCTTTTCAAAAATTGCGCCGACGCGCTCGAACGCTTGAGCGGCTGCCGAAGCACTGTCAAACTCCCTTACCTCACTATCAGTCGCGTGGCCGCTCTCATACTTGCAGAAAGTCAATCTGGCGAAGCCAGGAACCCACGAAACAACCCTGACGGTATCGGTATCTGGCAGCGCGAAATACCGCTTGGCGGTCGGCTGGCGAAGAAGCCCAACCGTCTGCTGCGCCGCCGTGATGATGTTGACAAAGTCCCGATCCACCAACCCCGCCACCGCCATGAACAGCGTGTCGAGCGAGGCGGCAACCTGTTCCCGCGTCATGCGGCCCCTACTGGCGGCGCCGACGAGGAAGTCAATCGTCTCGAACACCTTGCGATCCAACTCCTCGCGGAGCGTCGGAACCGCTACAGTTGCGGCAAGGGCTGCCACTTTGGATTCTCAATGAACGTGCCGCGACGCTTGCCCTCGGTGCAGAGAATGAACTGGAAGTTCTCCATCTGTGCGCGGTGCATGGCGACCCTCTCTGTCGATGGGTCAAGCCAGGACGACTCACGGACAACCTCGGTTTCCTCTTTGTTGATCTCCGGCAGAACAATCCATTGCTCCGGCTCCACCCACTCTTTCCATACCCCGACGAGCGCCGGATACGCCTTGCGCGGGTTACGCAGGCAGAACTTCAGCCAAAACCACGGCGCAAAGCCCTTCTGTCGATTCTCACCGTCGCCATTGATTTGCTTGAACCGCTCTATTAGCAATTCCTTATTTACACCTGCATCGCTCATGCTTCCCTCTCAAAGCGGGCAAATTGCCCAACAGTCAAACCTTACAAAGCGCTCGCAGGAAGATCAACCACAGCGACCGACCTCCCGCGAGCGCGACGACACTTAACCGATGCGACGCTTGCTCCGACGATGGTTGAAGGCACCAATCATGACTTCGGGAAGGGCGGCGCAGACGGCGTTGCCATTGATTGCAGCAATGCGCTCCGCCTTCAACAGAAGATCCTCGATCAGATAACGGCCAAGCTGCTTGCCCGCGTCGGCAATGAGAGTTACACGGTCGTCTCCGACACGATCAAGGGCGCGCAACACACCCTCAACAGCGCGGCCAGAAAACGCTTTTGCTTGCCCGTGCCACGCGCTGTCGATGATCTTGCAGCAGTCCACAACGTCGCGCATGCCCTTTGTCATGTTCTTTCCAGACAAGCGGTTCATGAACGTCTGGACAGCGGTGGTTTGCCCAGGGCCACACTTTGTATTGCCCGTAATTTCGATGTCGAATCCTTTCAAGACCTCCGTGAGAAATTTGTGCCCCTCGTGACCAGCGGCAGCCATCGCCCGGAACTTTTCGACTGGCTTCAAGCGCCGACGCATTTCGTTGAGGCGACGGAAAAACTCCGCTTCGCTCTCCGAACCATCGCTCTCGATAACGTAAGCGTGAAGCGTCTGGATTCCGGCCATTCGGGCGCCAAACACGCGATGCCCTCCGTCATAGACGTAATACTGCCCGTTGCGGTTGGCGACGTTGATTGCTGAGTAGATTCGCCAATCCCACGCACTACCAATCTTGTCCGAATGATTGCGGATAATTTCCCGCTGATAGGCCGGATCAATTTGAATATCTTTCACGGGCAGCTTCATCATGACGCCTTCTTCGCCAATGACCTTGTCGCTGGTAACTTTCGGCGCATAGTGTGCAACTGCCAGAGTGGGTTTTCCCATTCGCTTTCTCTCCTCGAAACTATAAAAATCAATGTCAAATCGACAAAACGAATGTTATTAACTAGTAGCAGGAACGACACGTATTCCCGCTACCTTTCCTCAAAACACGCCTCAGTGAAGCGCTGCCTCCCTGCTCTCCAATTCCGCCAATCTTTTCACTTTACCGACAACGACACCCAATGCCGCCATTCGATCCTCAAGATCCGTGACATGACGGGAAATCTTGAAGTGGGCAGTGGAAATTCGATCATCACAAACCAAGCCCAGGATGATGGCGTTCAAGTGTTCGACGTAGGCAGTGTTCGGCGCGGCCTTTCCAGCTTCCGCCACAATGGGAATACCTGGCTGAATCGCCACCACCACGCTGAAACGCTTGTTTGTCACGTTGAAGCAGGATTGCGCGTATCTCTCGAAACGCCCCTGCAAGCCTGTCGGCACTGCATCCTGCACGGCGTCCGCCAGCGTGTAGGCAAGCATGTCTAGTGGCGTTCGGTCGGTGATCGCGGGTTTGCCCCTGGCCGCTACGTATTGCGCATCGAAGCGGCGCAGAATCTCCTCTTGAACCGTCAGGCGCGTAGCGAAGTCGTAGTGGCCCGCAGGATCAAGGCCCATGTCCTCGAACACCTGCGATGCTGACGTTTGGACAAATTCAAGCTTGTGCTTCTTAGCAAAGGCGCAGGCAAGGGTTGTCTTGCCACACCTGTGCGGCCCCGCAAGCCCCACAATCATTGATGCCCGCCAGTGCTGCCAAAGCCGCCCAAGCCACGCTTCGTCGCTTCGGAGAATTCCTCAACCCGCTCGAACACCGGATGGATCAACGGCACGAAGACGATCTGCGCGATCCGGTCGCCGGGGTTGGTGACGATCTCGTCCTGTTGGCCGCGATTCCAGGCAGAGGCATACCATTGGTTTTGATAGTCTCCGTCCACAACGCCGACGGTGTTGCCAAGAACCAGCCCTTGCTTGTGACCAAGCCCGGAGCGCGGCAGAATCAGCCCGACAACCTGCTCGTTCGCCATGTAGCAGGCGAAGCCAAGCGGGATCAGGGTCGCCTTGTCGCCCTTTCTGATGGCGACAGGCTCGTTGATACAAGCGATGACATCGTAGCCGGCAGACATTGGCGTCGCCCGTTGCGGCATTCCGCGTTCGTCCAGCAGTTTGATCTGGAAGTGTTGAGTGGGGAAATTGAACATTATGCTGCCTTCTTGCAAGTTAACTCTTTTTCTAGCTCTGTCGCGCCAGCCAATGTAATGCGATAGTTTGGCTTGAAAGAGGCGCTACCGTTTTTCGAGTGATACTTACGCTCGCTCGCCACAACCAAACCGCTTTTTTTGCCATTAGACGTAGCCACCCAATTTCCCTCACACTTGTAAACAAGGCCCTTGTCAGAAAAATGACGGTGTATTTTTCCCGTATTGCACCGAAAATACTTGGCTGCATCGGTAACGGTAACAGTGTCGCTGACAACATCCTCGTCGGCGTTTAGCTGACTTTCAAGCGCTGCCTTTTCCTTCAGCAATTTCCTGTTATCATCTCGCGCATATATCACCTCAAGCTGCGCTTCCGTCAGTTTGTCCTGAAGCTGTTTCTTTTCGAGTTCTGCTTTGGCCGCCGTTGCCATTGATGTTGCTTCGCGTTTGTTGCCAATATGGGCTTTTGTGCGAACCGCCTCGTCGCGCTCCGCTACAGCGATTGCCCTTTGTTCTTCCTTGTCAGCCGCCAGCCGTAGAGCTTCATGGTATGTTTGCGGAATGAGATGGGTTGGTTGGGCCGTTTGCGTCACCAGTGCGTCATAGGCGCGTATAACTTTCAGATTGAATGCCGGGCTGATCCACATCGCGTAGGCGTAGACCAGCTCCTTGACGACGAAAGTTCCAAGTCCTTGTTTTGATTGGATTGCTGGAATTCCAGCAATCTCTACCTCAGAGATCAGCGCCTTTGTTTGGTCAAGCATCAACCAGTTTCCAGGCTTGTGTCGCGCCTCCCCGCCGCTGGCCCGGTGCAGATCATTGAGGCAGAACCAACCTTCGGTATCCTGACGGATGGCGGTGCCGACAACGGTTAAAGCGTTCACGTTTGTTTCCTTTTGCTGTGGTAAGTGGGTGTTTTGGCTTGGTGAGGTTTTTGCCGCGCAATACCGCTTGACCGTGCTGACGGACATGCCGAAATGCGCGGCGGTCTTGGAAATGCTGGCGTTGTTGTCCTTTCGCCATGCCGTGACCGCCGCAGCTTCATTGGCGAAAGGACGGCCCAAGCTCGCCTTGCCCTTGTGAGTTTTGCCCTTGTGAGTTTTGCCCGTCGCTGCCAGCGAAGCGCGAGCGGCGGCGCGGCCAGCGTCGCAGCGCTCTTTGATACGCTGGCGACGTTCCATGTCAGCGATCCAAACGGCGGTAATGGCAACGGCCAAATTCTGTTCGTATTGCTCGGCGTCGCCTTCTTGCGTGGGGAAACCACCCGCTTCGTCCGCTTTTTTTCAGGCTGGCAACCACGCGCTCTCCTTCGCAGCAATTTCAACATTCATCGCGCCACAGATAGCAGCGCACAGTTTTCCAATGAGAGCTTCCATCTCATCGTTGTGGGTATCGGGATACCGATTCAGCAGCCCCTCAAGCATCGCCAGTGATTCACCAGCGCATTGCAACAGCCCCGGCGCCGCCGTGACCAAACTGACGTTTGCCTCAACCGCGCTAGACTCATCAACGCCACGCACGTTCATGAAGTGCTGACCATTGCCGTCGAACATGGCATAAACGTTGTTGTCGCACGGATGGGCCGACCACGGGGCTGGATTGTGTTTCTTCATATTGGTTTCCTTTCGGTTGTGGTTTGACAGTAGGTGTAGCGGCACGTCCGCGCCACGTTTCATCAAAATGGAAGCATGTTGGTGTCGCTTCGCGTCTGCTAGGCAGAGTCCAAAAGCGACATACGCGGGCCTGCCAAAGAAAATTCGGCGTATTGGCTCAATGCCAATCAACTGGCTAATGTGCGCGGTGGCATCGACGCACGCCTGTTGTCGCATTTCGTGCGGCAGCTCGCCAATCGTCAGCGCATCACGAGTGAATTCGCCTTGTTGGCCGAAAGCCTTGTATGGGATGGAACTGTAGAGACTCACGCCGATTGCTCTCTCGCTTCCAACATAGCGTCGGCCATGTCGTATGCAGCGACAGCAAAATCCCTTGCCGGCCCGCCTCCGTTAAACCGCTTACTCACATTAACCCTTTCATTGAGTAATAATTAACCAAACGATACAGACGCAAATCAGGAAGCGAACGCTTCTTCAATTAACTTCCGATATTGAATCCAGCCAGCGAAATTGCCCGACCAAGCCACGCCGTCCCAGTCAATATGCGATACACCGTCGCAAATACGACCTTCCGCAAAATCGACAACACTGAATTGCGACTCCGGCATCGGCGTTGCTTGATGCTCGAACGGTGAGGCGTGAATTGGACGGGTGCCAGCAAGACGCTCGCACAGGGCCAGATCGTCGGCAATCGACGCAGCCGTGCCGTCGTGCTTCAAGTAGGAAACCCGGCAGCAGCGGGCGGCGCTGATGTTTCGCAGCAACTCGGGCTTGTCGGCAAAGTGGGCATCATTGCGCTCGTCCTGTGTAACGTAGGGCAAGTGCCATTCGCCAAAATGCAGCAGATTTGGCTTTGAGCGTTCCATCTGATTGCGCATTTCGTTCGCCAGACACTGAATCTCAGGTTGCGCATCCTTGTGGCAGCGCAACTCGAAGAAGTTCTCAAACTCGGTGGCCGTCACGATGCCATCAACCATCAAGAACGGCTCCATCACGCGATTGGCAACCTGCTTGTGCAGACCAAGCTCCATCAACTTGTCGGCGAAGTTGGCGGCACATTGCGCGGCACGGCACCAAGCATCTCCGGCACGCTTCTTTTGAAAGTTGTCAAGCTCGTTGCTTGCCTGCATCCCCGCCTGGTTCTCGCCCCAATGAACGGGCATTGCTGGCTCTGTCCGAACCATGTCGATCATCTTCTTGACCGGAATGGCGCGGGAGGAACTGAAGTTCCGTGAAAATGCCCTGTGAGTATTGAACTCCGGCAAAACAAACCGGGGGAAGCGCACTTGCAGCGTTGTCAGCCGAATGCCGGCGCTGCTGATGCTGTCCTCAATGACCTTAACTTTAATACCCATGCTTTTGCTCTCCAAAGAAAAAGGGCGGTGCTTGCCCGCCCCCTTATTATAGTCAGCCCTTACTAGAGTTTTCAAGCAGTAGCAGACATCGCCTCTGCGTTCTCGTTCCATGACACCGGGCAAGCGCCAGAGGCGCAATCCACATGCTCAAGACCAACATCCTCCTTGATCACGGCGTCGTTCGCGGCGATGGCGGCGCAGATCAGTTCGTAGTGACTTTTCTCCACCGCCTGCTCTGGAACGTATTCATAGGCTGAGGTGTCGGTTTGCGGCATCACGGAACAGCAGCGGACGGTTGATTGGTTCGCCAGCAGCGTTTGCTTGAATGCCTTGAAGCTCACGGCGTCCGGGTTGTATTTCAGCGTGAAAGAAATCTGATTGCCGCGATCCTCAAGCGCCGTCACACCATCTTCTTCAACGCCGACAATCCAATACTTCTCCAAAAGGCGCAGGTATTCGTATTGCTCTTCCGGCGTCGCCTCGGCAGCCGTCACCAGCTTGTCGCCCATGCCGAGGGTGCAGATCAGCGGCTGCGTCGGAAAGCCAACGATGGTGGTGCCTGAGTAGGTTTGCAGCTTCTTGACGGGGTAGCCTTTGGCGCGATACTCATCCACCAGCGGATCATCGTTGCGGAACTGCACCCAACGGATGTATTCGCGCATGGATGGAAGGTGAGCGCCTTCAGTGAGGCCGAAAAGTTTACTGGTCGTGCCTGCGGGTTTTATTGTCGTGTTGGTATGCGGCACAGCCATCCCCAACGCCAGGGCGTAGTCGCGGGCCTCGCTCGTCACGGCACGCTTGAAGCGGCTCAAGGTCAGCCACATGACTTTCGAGGCTTCTTCATTCACGATGTCTTTCCAGCCAAAGCCGAAACGCGCCCAAGCCCACTCGTGCAAGCCGGTAATGCCAACGCCGATGCGGTTGGTGCGGGCGACTTCCTTGCCATAAAGACTGTTCATCGTGTTGGTGCGAATCAGCGCCCGTGTAGCGACGCGAAAGGCATTCTCTGCGTCAGCATCCCATAGATCGGGAGACTGGTTGTTGGCGTGATAGGGAACAACGTCGGCTATAGTGCAGTAGGCGCCAAGCGAACTGATGGAAATTTCGGCGCACGGGTTAACGCCGGCCTGATATTGCCCGCCGCGCCAAGCCTCGTAGAGCGCCTTCGTCAGTTCGATGGTGCTGTCGTCCAGCTTGTAGCGTTCGGATTCGGCGAATTTGCCATCAGCCAGCGCCTCGACGCCATCGTCATTCCAAGCCAGCTTGTCAACATTGATGAATCCGGGTTCGCCGGTGCCATCATGGTAAGCGGCCTCGCAAATGGCGTTAAAGACAGCGTTCGCATGTCGGATCAGATCATGATCTTCGGCGCGGCTACCGCGAATCGGTCGCTTCACATAGTCCCAAAACTCTGCATCCACCATCACGCTGTTGTTCGACGACCATAGAAAGCCGCCGCGTTTAACCCGAATGAAGTCCAGCACACTTTCATCTTTCCAGAACTTCATTGCCATGCGAGCAGCGCGACGGGCGCCACCAACCAGGACACACTCGGCAAGGTAGTGGTCGGCATACATCGCGGCACGCCACGGAGCCATGCCCGCGTCGCGCAAGACAGCAACATTGCGAATGGCGGTCATTAGGGTGCCGGGGCCGGAAGCTGGCCGTCCTTGCATTCCCATAATCGGAGCGCCACGCGGGCGAACTTTGGAGAAGTCGAGCAGTAGCACATCGTCACGAAGATCGCGTTTGAACGCCATCAGCTCCATCTTCTCAAGCGCCTTTGCCCAACCCTCGCGGCTGTCGGGAACCTCAAAAACGTGAATCCGGCGACCGGCATACAGATGCTTGGCAGTGCGCAGATCGAGCGCCTGGATCTCGCCGCTTTGAATGTCCGCATGTGTCGCGTCGATGACCGGAACGACGACGGGCAGATAGTTATAATCCACCGCCATCATTGCGTCATCGTAGCTTCTACCGACGCCAGAACCGTTCAGTAGCAGGTAGAACGTCAAGAAGCTCGTGGCGCTTGTTGCGCAGTTGCAAAAAACTTCAATGTTGCGTCCTGCTTGGTTTTCATCCCCATGTTGCAGGTGACGCCCCGACATCAGGATCGACGCCTGGCGCAGATGGTGTGCCATGTCCTCGTATTCTCTTTCGGCCAGCGACAGACCGGGCAGTGAAGAGCCACGCGGCTCAAGCGAGGCAGAACCACGCGCCACGCGCTCGGCAACGTCGGCCCATTCTTCCGTGCGAATGTGACCGACCACATTGAGGACAACCTTGACGACCAGATCGTCGCCATGCGGCACGTCGTAGCCGTCGATGATGAAACCGTTGGACTTGGCCCATGCCGCCACTTCATCGTCCAGAGACATATCATCCCGTCGTGGCAGTTCGATGATCTTCTTGTAGAGAGGCACGGCCTCGGTAATTTTGCGATTGATGGTGCGATCAGCGATGGCGGCGCCGATGCCCTTTGCGTATGAACGCGCAGGCGTCATTTTGATACTCCTAGTTGTTGTGGTTGTAAATTTGAATGGCGATTTTATAGTAAACGCTTACTATACCGCCATATAAGGCTACCAGTGATCGACCACCGCGACAGGCACGTCTGTTTTGGCTCGCAACACGTCGATCTTGGGCGACGGGCGTTCACTCGCCGGGTGCATGATTGGGCTGCCGTCAGGAAACACAACAAGGCGGTTGCTGTTCTTCTTGAGTGATTCGCCAATCCAAGCTAACTCAGCCACGCTACGCGGGTGAATTACGATTTTCAGCAAAATCGTATCGTCGCAATAACGACGAGTTGTTTCAAGGACGCTGGCTGGAATCATGAGCGTTTTCGTGTCGTGCGTCATGTCTTAAGTGTAGTCAACACTGACCAGATGGATCAGGCGGCCCGAAGGCAGCGTAGGGTTGCCAAAATCGCTCTGAATTCATCCGTTTTCAGACCAGCCATGATCGCACCAGTGGCGTCGGCCAGGTGTTCGTTGCTGCTGATAAGGGAAAGTTTGCCGCCTAGCTTGCGGGTCAGCCACTTTGCCTCCGGGTGAGCCTTTACCGCAGCCTCGATCATTTCATCCTTCGTGGCGGTTTTCTCGCCAGTCATTGCCAACTTCACCTCAGTTGGAGTCAGTTGAATCATCGGCACGGGGCAAGCCGCCAGGACACCGATACAGATGCCGTAGGATGCCATTGCGCGAGCGGATTGCGAGCCGACCGGCACTTCTATGAACGCCATACCCGCGCCCTGACAAGCGGCCACAAAGCCCTCATGCAGCGCTCTGGCGCGGCGCAGGTCGTCGGAGTTCTTGCGAACCGTCTTGGCCTTCTTCGCATTGTCCTCAGATTCGATCAGGCGCATTTCCTGAATCTTGAACTCCATCGTGTCGATGTTCAGATCGGCGGTCACGATGCCGAAGTTGCGTAAACTTGGATCACAGCCGATGATTTTCATTCGCAGTCGCTCCAGTCGTCGGGCAGAGCCAGGTCGATGAACGCGCCAAAGTGCTTGTCGAACGCCTCAACAAGATGTCGAAAGTCGCCACTGGTCATTTCTGCCTCAATTTTCGGCCAGTTCAGTTCAAGTTTTCTGGCGTGATACCGGGCGATTGAGAGCAAAGCATAGGCATTTCCACTTGGGCCATTTAAGTCGATTACGGTCTTGCCTTTGACCCTGACGGCGTTTTCAATGAGTGCCACTCTTCATCTCCTCATTTCTGCAATTCTGTGCTTCTGCATTTCTGTATTCTTCCGAACCTCTGCAAACTTGGCGTCAACCAAGTCGTCAAACCGCTCGCCTGTCGAAATATGGCGCGTCCAAAGCTCACTGTATTCACGCGGGTTGAGGGTGCGAATGCGCTCATATCGCTCGGCTTTCTTCTTCAACGCCACAGACTCATACTCCAAAAGCCCATAGCTGCTATCGAGCTTGTCATACTCGGACAGCAGACAGTCATAATGACTTGACCCCCAACGATGACAGTCTGGCCCATGTGTGCCTTGACGCCGTTCGTGTTTCCACGCAGCAAAGCCAAGACGCTCGCGCTCGGCTTCCGGCAGTGCGCGGTAGATTTCAATGTCCGTCATGGCATCTCCCGACTACGGCAAAGCGCGGCCACCAGTGATGACGAAACGGGTTGCCCGTCTCGAACCCTCCTGTCTCGCGGTCAAGAAGGTTGTGAATGCCAAGCACGTCATGGGTTAGATCGAACATGCTGCCCCTCCACTCAAGCATGGCTCTGAGGTCGAGCTTGCAAATGCTGGCGTGGCACGCTGCCATATCCATTTCGAGCGTCAGACGATCCTCCAGCTTCGTTGTGCCAGCCTCCTCGCAGCGAAGGACAATCTTGTGGATCAAATCATCATCAGCGGCGGAAATATTGAAATTGATTACCTTTTTGGTCATGTTTGTCTCTCCTTTAGCTTGCTCACCATGTTCCAAACCCAAGATGGGCGTATTCTTCGGCACGGGTAGCCATCAACTTATCCCGTTCGGCCTCAATCGACGCTTCATTCTGCGCATCGCGGCATTCCCGGTCGAGACTGGAATCGACGATGGTTTTCAGCCAAGCCTCAAAGCCAGACAGCGACTTCTTAGCGGCACTCTCCGTCATTTCCATTTCCGCATAGTCGGCCACTTGCAGCGGTCTGAAAACGTAGATCAAGCCGCCACGCTTACTTGCATAGCAGCGAAGCGCCATAAACTCCTCGCCGCCCGTATGCTCTTTCTTCGAGTAATCAGGCTTGTTTGCTTTCTTGACTGTGAGAACGATGGATTCGGTCAGCATAAAGCGAGCGGAGTTGTGGTCGGTGTTTTCTCCCGTATTTCTTCTCGCCGCGAGATTTCTCACCGCGATCCTGTCGTTTATCTCCTCGACAATCTGCTCAATTCGGCTGTCGGCCAATGTGTCACTCATTGCTTATATTCCATTCGGGTATTCAAAATCCACGCGCCACCGCGCCGCTTACCGTAGCGAGGCCGGCAGCTTTTGTCACCGTGATAACGGAGTCGATCCAGTCAGACAGTGAGTTGTGGCTGATGACCAGCACAGTGCCGCGCTCGCGGGCCTTGCGGTCAAGAATGCCCATCAGTCGCTCCAGGCCGGCTTCGTCGAGAGCGTGATCTACCTCGTCGGCGACGAAGATGTCGATAGGCTTGATTGCCCTACTTGCCACCATGTCCTGCAAGGCCATTGCCGTCGCCAGTCGCACCTTGCGCTTCTCGCCACCAGACAGACCCGCGAAGGACTCGGCGCCCTTGTCGTTGGTCACGCCGATGTTGAATTTTTCCTTGAGTTCACCCTTCGCCGTCTTGGCAAGCGTCGTCCAGGTCGCGTGAATGTTCCCATCGGCCAACGCACCGAGATAATCCCGCGTCCGATCGTTCAGGTAAGGCGTCACAGTGTCGAGGATGTGGGCGCGAACACCGGCGGGGCCAAATACCTTCACCGCGTCGGCCAGCAGTTCCAGTTCCTCGCCCGCCTTGCCGATACGTTCTGACATCTCCGAGAGTGTCGCATCGTTGTGCCTGATTTCCTGACGCTTCGACTCAACCGCCTTCGTCCAGGGGTTCGTCTCGGTTAACTTTGCGTTCGCAACCGCCTTGATGTTTTCGATGTCCTTGCGCTTCGATTCGATCATGCGCTTACTTGCATCAATCGAATTCAGCAGGTTGCTCAATTCGCGTTGTCGCAGCGCCACAGCGGTCACGTCGGTCATGCCCGCTTTGAACTTCACGGCGCTCTCTTGCGCTTCGTTCGCCCTTGCAACCAGCGCTTTTGCCTCACTCGCGGCGGTCAGCAGAGTTTTCTTGAGTTCGGCGATGGTTTCCTGACGAGCCTTGCGAGCCGCTTCCATGTCGTGTTCGCAATAGACCTTGCCACACTCACCGCACGGCTTGCCGATCTGCTCCTCGATGCTCTTGAGCGACGCTTCTGCGGCGTCCGTTTCGCGCTTCTTGAGCGCGACAGCCGACTTGGCCGACGCCACCTGCATGTCAAGCGCACGGACAATCGTATCCAGCCTGTTACGTTCAGCCTCTTCGGTTTTGTGCGCCTTGAGTTTCGCGTCGATCTTGTCCAGATCGACGCGGCTGGCGGCTTCGTCCCATGTCTTGAGCGCGGTCGTGGCGCGGCTGATTTCATCATTGATCGGGATCGTCTTGGCAAGCTCGGCTTTCGCACGATCCCGCCGACCCTTCTCGAAATCTTCCGAGTTGACCTCCAACTGCGCAACCTCGTTGGACAGGCGCGCACCGTTGCCGATAGCGGTGGTTTGCGTTGCCGCCAGCGCATCGACAATGGACTTCTGCCTGTTGTAGCGGTCACGAACCGTTGCATAAGCCTCGGTCAGCACTTCAACGCCAGCAGCTTCCTCAATCAGCGTCTTGAGCATCTTATCGGTCATACCCGGCAGATCGGGCATTCGTTCCTGGCCCGCATAGACGGCGGCCATGAACACGTCGAGGCTACAACCCATCACCTTGCCGATGACCTCCTGTGTTTCTCTGTCGGTTCCCTTCGACAGATCCATCTCGGCGCCGGTCGTCAAATCCTTCTCATAAACAGAAACGCTATTCTTGTGGTTCGTTCCCTTGCGCCAGCGCACGATGCGGTATTGCTGGTTGCAGTCAGTCATCGTTATATGAACGCAGCAATCCTTCTTGGTCGTCTTGTTGACCACTGCGTCACCAGACACGCCGCGAGCGGTTGTTCCGTAGATGCCCCAACACAGCGCATCGACCACAGAGGACTTGCCAGCGCCGTTGGATTCGGCAGACGGGTCGTCGTCATTGACGCCCTGAATCAAGAGCAGTCCACGATCATCCAGTTCGATGTCGGCTCTGCCGATGGTCAGGAAGTTCGAGATGGAGAGTTTGTTGATCTTCATGCCGCACCCTTTGTTTCGTTCAAAATGTCCTGACACAGCACGGCCAGCCTTTCGGGATTGCTGTAGCCCTGCGCCTTGATGAAATCGGCAACGCTCACGTCGAGCGAAGCGCCGGCTTTGATCGTCGCCCCACCCTCGCGGGCCGTCGCGGTCGCCTCTTTCTGCGCCAGAATGACCACGCCCTTTGCGCCACAGCTAGTCAGGTAAGCACGAAGTTCCTCTACGTCCTTCACCTTGGTCGAGTTGATCTTCGCCCTGCAATAGTTGCCATCTGCCAGCAGCGGGATTTCTCCCGGATCGGTTTCGGCGGTGATTTCGACAAATTCCGGCGCATGGCTCTTGAACCACCTTGGCCCGCCGTCACCAACGATCAAAAAGCCCGCCTTCGTGCCAATGTCGCTCCATGTGTGATGGGCCAGCGCGCCGATGGAGTAGATGGAACCGTCGAACTCCTTGTGATGGTGGTAGTGGCCGGCATAGACTGAGCGAAATCCAAGCGTGCCAAGGTAATCGGGCGCGAGGCCATGATCGGGCAGACCGGGGATCACGCCGTCGATTGGCGCGTGCAGGATCAAATCCACTTCGTCCCTGTCACTGCGGCTGGCGACGATGGTTTCGATCTGCACCTTCAAAAGCCCGACATCCTGTATCCAGGGGACCAGCACGCAGTCAAGACCGTCCAGTATCTCATTAACCACCGTGCAGCCAACGCCTTCGAGTGCGGTAATGGCGGAACCAAGCCGGTTGGCTTCTTTTCCTTCAAGATCATGGTTTCCAGCCAGAACGACAAAACGAAAATCCAATCCAATCAACTTGCGAAGCACGTCCATCGTCGGGTTCAGCACGGATGGCGCAACGCTGCCGCGCACATGGAACATATCGCCGGCGATGATGATGGTATCGCCGCCAGCCTTTCTGACTTCGTTGGCGCAGCGAGCGATCTCACTCAAGAGAATCCGCAGGCGGGAATTAACGCCGTCGTCGTTGACCGTGGAAAAGGCAGACCACGAATGAAGGTGCAGATCAGCGATTAGGCCGTAGGGGCGCATAATTAACCTTCCACATGCGACCAGAGAAGGCCGCGATTGATTTTGCTTACATTGACTTGGTGAATGCCAAAATAAACAGCGATACTTCGCTGACTCTCGCCAGCATCGAGTCGTTTTTTAATTTCTGCCACCCGAAATTCATCCAGCTTTGCTAAACCATGCTTAGAGCCGGTGTTTTGTGTGCCGTGCAGAGTTTTGTCAGCGTTGTTGGCCGCTGACGTATCCCATCGCAGATTTTCGACTTTGTTGTTGATTGGATTGCCATCACCGTGACAGCACTCCATACCGTCAGGACGTGCGCCAACAAACGCTTCAAGAACCAAGTGATGAACAAGGCGACTTTTTGAGTTGGAGTTCTTGTAAAGAACGATTTTCAAGTGTCCGAGCTTTCCGATTGCTTGAGGCTTCAGTTCGTGGCCTGGCTTGAAGCGCGTTTTGCCGCTCGGATACCTAATGTGCCGGTCTAGCACTCGAACCCTGCCCTGGTTTGAAACTTGATACAGCCTCTCATAACCAGGCACATCCCTCCATTCTTCAATTTCTTTCATTTTCATTCTTCCTCATCTTCGTGATGATCAAGTCCAGCGCGAACGCTGTCCAAGTAATCCGTCGCTTCTGTCAAATTGTTGTAATCTTCGGCCCTAATGCGCGTTCCGAAACACATTGCATCAACAATCATTTGACTTAATTCCTCCAACCTTTTGATATACCGAGCCTCATCTTCGGTTAAAACTCGACCCTCGTGCCAAAAGTTCTCATCCGATAACTCAAAACTCATCAAATAAGCATCAACGTGCTTGTTTTCGTCTTTTGACCAGTCGTAGCGATCCGAATAGGTGTCAAAGTCGTCATCCACTTCGACCCATACTGCCGGGTCTGGTTGCCTTGAGCAACTGGCACAAATGGCGTGTTCGTATCTGTCCTGTTTGTTGTAAACATTTGGACTGATGGAAACTTGGGGCGACCCACAAATCTGGCAAACAAGAACTTTTTTCACAATCACACCCTCGCAATCTTGGCGTTGATACAATTCAGTTCAACCATTGCATTAACCAAATCCTCGTAGCCGACATGTCCTCGGTATTGATCAAGCCAGCCGCACTCCACCATTTTGGAAACGGTATCCCATAAACTCTCCAGCTTGGAGACATAGACGTTCTCCAAGTAGAAATCCGTCCTCGCGTCGAAATCATCCTCAACTTCGACCTCTTCCACCTTGCACCCGCCATCGCAGTTGCGGCAGTAGCATTGATCGTGGAGATCAACCTCTTTGGTGTTCAGATGGAAGCTCGCGTCAACCGAGACGTTGGGCGATCCACAAGACGTGCACACTTGGACTTTTTTCATTCTAATAAACCCTTACTAGATTACGCAGTGTAAAAAAAATGATTGCCGATGACAGCAACCAACTTGAACTCGTGACGCCACACTGGGCGCACCGTATTGGCGTGGTAGAACTTGGCACCATTCGTAAAGTCAGCGACATTGCCGTTGATTGTATGATACGCGATGCCTCTAGCGACATTCCACGCCTTCTTGTCTTTCGGCATATAGTGCAGCGCCAAACGCTCGCGCTCCACCCCCTTTGCCGCTGTCAGCTTGTTGGCCCACGAAAATTGCTTTGGCTTGAACACTTCCTCGCACACCCTGTCCGGGTCACGGCCAGCGCGGTTGAAGGTTACTTGCGCCACAGCATGTTGGCCGCCAAGCGGCTCTCCCCTAGATTCATGGTAGATGTTCAATGCCATACACAGCATGGCGGTTGTCAATGTCATTGATTCTCCCTGATTTGTGATGCGATAACCGCAAGTCTACTGATTATAGTCAGGATTTACTATATTTTTCTGGCAACACGCCCGGCGATCTTGACCTTCTTTTCGATCAACTCTGGATCAGTGTAGGGATTGTTCAGCCAGAAGGCGCGTGGCAAGAACCGCTGTCTGGTGCTGCCTTCGCTATGAACCCCGGAGCGCGGGCCGTAAAAATCCTCGATGGGCGTCGAGTAATAGTGTCGCGTCCCTTTGCCTACATCGTGGATGACCGCGATCCACTTCACGCCCGTAGCGGTGGCGTGGTTGAGCGTCATGGTGTCGATGCACCAGGAATTTGTCTTTTGGAAGTAGCCCGTGGTGCGAAGTCCAACGCCCTTGCGGTAGGCAACATAGAGCTTTTCGCCGCTGTCGAACTCCAGCCAGAGGCCGTAGAACTTGCCGTTGCGCTCATGTCGGCGTCGAGACACGATCTTCGGCATGTCACCACGCTCCCCACTGGCCGGCATAGGCGAGATCACGCACCGCAACGGCTCTTTCTTCCTCTGCCGCTGCTTTGGCCGCTGCATCGACCTGACGCTTGATTGCCTTCTCAAGATCGGTCGGCGTCATGTTTTCGATCTGGAACTTCGACCGCAGGTATCTGTCGTTGCGGATCGCCTCGTCGATCACGTCGTTGGCCTCCTTGCTGAAGCCAGTGACGCCCGAGGTTTTCTTCTTTTCGGAGCGGAGCCAAGCGCACCAGCCCGGCCCGTCCGAGATCAGCATCACTTCGGCAAATGTCTTTCCCTTGTGTTTGCCGAATTTAAATGTATCGTCAATGCCAATACTCATTCAGTCCTCTTCATGAAAATCACCGTCGTTTTCTTGTTGGGTGTAGCAATATGCGGCCCATAAATGCGGCGGATTGTTTCACCCAACCTTTCGGACGCCGTTTCTGAATCGTTGCCAATCTCGGTATGGTTTGTTGCCGCATGAAGCGCCAACATTTCACCAAGCTTTCCAAACCCAATTCTTTGAACCGTTGCCCGACCGAAAACCATTTTCTCTTTCTCATTCAGGAGAAGCACAGTTTCTCCAATGGAAAGATTCTTGTGGTAAAAGCCTCCCAAGCGAAACGTATTAAATTCGCCTTCTGTGCCAATTATGGGCGGGATAAAGCCAATAACGCGAAAATTCATGATTGCTCCCCTACAGTGAATGCAATCAAATTATAGGGGAGCAGTCATTTGGGTTATTTAGGCAACAGCGCTTTCAACTGTTCGTAGCCATCAGTTTCTTCCTCGATTTTGGCGACGAGTTGTTTTTTGAAATAGCTCTTACCATCCGTCCAGGTAACGCGAGGGCCAGACGAGGCAATAACGCCACGATCAACGAGGAAGTCCAGCAGCGAGCTAACTACGTCAAAGTAGCCGGTGCCATCCTCACGGAAGCGAAATTCCCACTTCGCCCGCATGAACGGCCTACTGACCTTGTTCTTGATGCAGTTTGCCGTGATCTCCTGCCCAAGCATCTTCTTGTCGTCGCCAGTGCCTTCAACAATGCGTTTGGCGCCAAGCTGAATGCGAATGGATGCGTAGTAGCGCGGAGCCTCACCGCCGGGTGTGGTGGTTGGATCGCCATAAACCACTCCGGGCTTGAGGCGCATCTGGTTCAGCACCAGCACCAGCACGTTGAGTTTTTCCGCAAAGACGGCCAGCGCCGGGAACACAGAGCTTGTCGCTTTCGCAAGGGCCAACGAATCATTCATGCCCTGCTCGTCGATCTCCTTCGCCATCTTGCTCTTCGGCACCATTGCAGCGAGCGAATCGAACACCACAACAATTGGCGCATCGTCGGCAATGACCTTCTGTTCGCGGGCGGCCTTGCAAGTCTTGAGTGCCTGCGTAATAGAACTCTCAAATGTTTCAGGCACCTCATGAAAGAACCGTCCGCGAGTCGTGTCAAGACCAAGTTGCGTTGCCAGCACTGGCTCGAACGAGCGTTCGTGATCCATGAACATGGCGAAGCCACCAGCCTGTTGCGCAGCAGCCATCACCTTCGTCGAAATGGCGGTCTTACCGCACGACGACGGGCCAAAGATTTCAACGATGCGGCCACACGGCATACCGCCGCCAACCAGTTTTCCACTCAAGGCTTCATCAAGCGGCGGGAAGCCAGTCGAGAGCCAAGTCTTGATGCCAAAATCGTGTTCGACGCGACCAAGTTCTTTGTCCAGTTTTGCTGCGAAGTCCGCAAGATCACCCATCATCAAGCCTCCTTCTTGGCAAAGACAATATCCCGTTCGTCCTGCGCGATGACGCCAGAAGATTTGTCGAACACAATCCGTTCGACGGTAACGGTTGTGGATCTATCGCGGATCTCCTTCAAGATCGAATCCAGCTTGTCGTAGAAGGCCAACATCACGAGTGGAAAGGCAAGCGTCCATGCGCCAAACAAACTGGCGACAATTGCCATCCACATGTATGCGTGTTGGAGTAGTTCGCACCAGAGCGCCTTGAGGAATTGCTTCATTTTCAGTGTCCTTTGAAGGGTTTGATAAAGTTGTCCAAGGTGCGCAGAATCGACGTGAACGCCAGTTCCTCGAAAACCTCGGCGAGTTTGTCCGCGTCAAATTTTCCCGGCGTGACGCGCACATCCTTTTGGTCGGGCGCTGCCACCTTGAGCAGTTGCATGAGGCGGAAATTGCGCTTGAACGCCGCCCGACCTTCCGGGCTTGCGAGATTGCAATGCGCTTTTCTTTTGGGTGCAAATTCCCCACTGTCACAACGCTGCCAAAACTTGCGAACGCTACCGAACTCAGCGATGAACTCTGGCGCTCCCTTGTCGCCGATACCACCGACGCCGGGAATCACGTCAGAGCTGTCGCCCGTCAAGCACTTCCCTTCGAGAAAGGCATACGGGGTCGGGAAGCCAGTCTTGTCCATGAGGTTGCCAACGGTCACGACCTTGGCGTCGTTGCGATGATCCATCCAGGTCACGTTCGGGCGCACCAACTGAATCCAGTCCATGTCGCCCGTCGAGAGGATGATTTCATTGCCCGGTTGCGCGGTCAGCTTGGCGACCATGTAGCCGGCCAGGTCATCGGCTTCGTGTGTCGGTGCGCTCATTTGCCGAACGTCGAGATGTTCAAGACAGCGGGCGATATAGGGGCGCTGCGCCTTGTAATGCTCGCGCTCGGCGACCTTCTTCGGATCATTGTCGCGGTTCGATTTGTAGGCCGGGTGCATGTCATAGCGCCACTTCGCCCTCCCATCCCAGAGAACGAGCGGCGTGAAGCCCGGGTGTTCTGCCTTCTTGTCACGCAGCGTTTTCAGAAACCCAAAAACAGCCTGCGTTTGCAGTTCGCCGGACGTGAGTTTCGTGGCGTGATGGGCAGCGTGTCCCCAACTGTTGCCGTCGATCAGTAAAACTTTTGCCATTAAGGCTCTCCTGTTAAAAAAAGCCCGCCTTGCGAGCGGGCTTCCTTGTTGCCGAAACCGCGTCAGTTGTCGGTGCCGGTCAGGCCACTCAGGAGATCGTCCAGTTCGTCATCAAGCGCGATGTCGGCAGCAGAGGGCTTGGAGACGGTCGCGCTACGCTGCGCTTCCAGACTGCGCAGTTCGTCGTCGCCAGCGTCAAATGTGACACCTTTGGTCGCCGGCACATCTTTCGGCGATGGCAGCAAACCTGCGACGTTGTTGATGGCGGCGATGGCGCGACGCTGCTTCTCTTCGCTTTCCTGGCGAACGTATTCGTCGAGATTGTTGAGCTTGGACAAGACACCACTCGGCAGCGTGTGCTTCTTCGGACTCGCTTGCGTCGAATACTCGGTATTCAGACCCTTGCCTTCGCGGTTGATGACGATGATTTGCGGCGCAGTTGCGTCGAATACGCCTTCCCCCCAATGGTCAAGCGTGTCGATGATCTGGCCGAACACCGTTTTGCCCACTTCGAGAATCTGCGGCGTGGCGGGATCGTCACTGTCCAGCGCCAGCACATTCATCAAAAAGGAACTCTTCGACACAGCCTCCTTCAAGAGAGCCACGGTTTCGTCGTCATGGGTCATCTTGATGGCCTTGCTCAAGCCTTCGCAGACCGGGCAGGCGTTGCCGAAAGTCTTGTCGACGCAGACGTAAATCGCTTGGAGCGTCTTGTCGACACCCTTGATGAAGTGCTGGCCGAAATCGTGGAACCAGACGTGTTCCTCGCCCTTGCGCCATCCCGGCAGCAGAACGTAGCGGTTGGCGCCGGGGTTGGGCTTGATCGTTTTGCCCCGCTGTTTGAGCGCCTGCTTCTTGCTCTTCATGAGTTCCATCAGTTTCGCAGCGTCCATTTGTTTTCCTTTCAAGAGTTGGGTTGCTTTGATGATGCCTTTTAGATTTGGACAAGCGACCAGTGGCGTTGCCATCAGACCGCTTGCTTACATCGTTTCAGCAGAAAAATTATAGTCAATTCTGACTAGATTACGGTTTCAAAAGAAAGATTGCCTACGTCATGCGGCACGACTCTGTATGGCTCGCATAGCTCGCTCGCGCAGTTCTTCGCGCTCGCCTCGCTCTGCCAAGACGCGGGCAGCGCCCTTGTATTCGTCGCGGCGGTCGGCACCAAGCTGGATAATCATGTCCCTTCTGTCTTTAATTGATTCGACAAGACTTTTGTTGATGCTGGCGATGGTTTCAGCCTCGATCACCAGATTTTTCGCCTTGAGCCAGCGCGGATCGAGCTTGACAGCGTTTTCCACCATCTTCTCCGTGGTCTTTTCTCCGGTCGCGGCCAAAGCCTTGCGGTGATGATCGTAAAGCGTCGCCTCAACGACCTCGAACTTGGATTTCACACGGGCGGCCTGCGCTTCTGCGCGGGCGGCAAGAGCGCCATAGTAGGCTCGCAATCCAGACTGTTCGATCATGCACTGATCCAGATTGATCTCGGTTACGCAGGTATCGGTGCGGAACTGATCAACATCGACGTAGTGCTGGAGGTTGTTGCCAACACTGATTGTTTCAGTTGGGCGTCGCGGCTCCGGCTCTTCTGAAGCGGCCATGACAGGAACAGGCTCGGCTTCGGCTTCATTCGCCATTTCGACGGTTTCAGCCTCGACAGTCTCCGGCGTCAGCTCGGGTTCGGCCTCCGTCTCTTCCGCTGCCGGCTCCAGCTCCGGCTCCGGTTCGCTGGCTGGAGTCTCTGCTGCCGCCTTCTGCGCGGCTGCAATTTCCTCGCTTTGAGCCTCCAGCTCTGCCATCAAAGCTTCTAGTTCTTCGTCGTCGATATTCGGGTTTGCCATTTCACTGACTCCTTCTTGTTGAATTGCAGAATTGCAGAATTACTGAATTACTGCTGTTGATAGTAAGCGTCAGTCACAGGAAGTCTAGTAAGGATTTACTAGACTTCGCAGACTGCCTAACTGAGAATTTCGGCTACACTGTTGAACACCTCCGTCAAAATGTCGGCCTTTGCCGGGTCAAAGATGCACTGCGCAGCGTTGATGCCACAAATAATCGTCGCGTCCAGCTTCGGATCGTAGATCGCCTTACCAACAAGCTCTTGTGGTTTCGCGCCGGGAATGAAGTGTTTGATGGTAGCGGAACCCAACGCCACGATCACTGACGGTTTGATCAACTCCAGTTCGCGCCCGATGAATTTCTTGCAGCCATTCAGTTGTGCGTTGGTCAGAAACTTGTCGGTCTTTTTGGCCTTCACCAGCGTCGTGTAATACCCATCCACAACGTTCAAACCAGCATCCTTGATCGCTACCTTGATGAAGTCAGCAGCTTCGCCAGTCAAAAGCTGATCCTTCTTTTCTTCTTCCCATGTCGGACAGTCCGTGACCACCATGAACTTGACTGTCGCCTTGCAGCGAACGGTCGGATGCGCCTTGCCCGCCAGATCACAGTCCTCGCACTTCTTGTATTCCTGTGCCATCGTGATGATCTTCGCCCGCAGAAACTTCTCCGAAACGTCTGTCTGCCGATCAGCCTTCACGGCGTCGATGATCAATCCCGGCATCAGTTCCGTCTGATCCTTGCGCCGATCTGGATGACGCGCAGACAGCGAACCCGGCATAACGCCCGCGAATGCGCCCACCTTGTCCATGTTTGCGACGGCTGCCGAATTTACCTTGGAGCCAGGTTGCGCAGCAGCGGTAGCGAATTCCTCGAAGCTGTCGAAGCGTCCCTTGACCGTCGCCGCCTCATCCATACCAAACACGTCCCCGGTCGTGCCGTCGCGCTTTCTCTTGACGCGCACGACCTTCCAGTCGCGGTTTCGCTCGCGCAACTCCACGATCCGCAGGGCTGTGTTTTCGGAGATGCCCTTGACCGCTGAGAACGGCGCCAGAATGTGCTTATCGTCCGGGATGGTGAAGCGCTCGCAGGACAGGTTGATGTCCGGCGGCAGCACCTCGATGCCACATTCCCGCGCATCCGCGACCAGACCGGGCAACTTGTCCTCCTTGACGATGCTCATGCAGGCGGCAAAGTATTCGGCGGGGTAATGAACACGCACCCACATCGTCCAGACGGAAATGATGGAGTATTCGACGGCGTGACTTTTGTTGAAGCCGTATCCGGCAAACATTTCAATCTTGTCGAACAGCGCACCCGCCCTGCCTTCGCTCATGGCAGAGGTTGTCTTGCAACCATCAACCCACTTCTGGCGCATTTCAGCCATCTTATCCTTGTCCTTCTTGCCCATCGCCTTGCGAAGCCCGTCCGCTTCGGCGCGGGTAAAACCGGCCAGATCGACCGCCGCCTGCATGACCTGCTCCTGATAGACGACAACGCCATAGGTGTCCCTCAAGGCGTTCTCAAGATTTGGATGATCGTAGTGCACCGTCTTGTAGCCTTGCTTGATCGCTACGAAGTCATCCATCAGTCCAGAATCCATCGGCCCAGGACGGTAGAGCGCGGTGGCAGCAGCAATGTCCTCAAACGACAGCGGCCCGCCTTTTGCAAGGTTACGCAGCAGGTTCTTCATACCGCCACTCTCGAATTGGAAAACGCCCGTCGTGTCGCCACGCCCGAACGCTTCCATAACCGCCTGTTCTTCGAGCGGCAGTTTGAGATAGTCGATCTCCGCGCCATGTCGCTCACGAACGTATTGCTTGGCGATCTCCAGCGCATCCAGCGTGGAAAGGCCAAGCAAATCCATCTTGATCAGACCCCAATCCTCAACGGATCGCTTGTCCCAATTCACCACTGGCGATCCGGCGCGTGTCTCCACAACAGCGCGTTCAATCAGCGGCTCACCCGCCACGATGACGCCCGCAGCGTGCTGCCCAAAGCTTCGCATGGCGCCTTCGAGTTTGATGGCGTGATTCCAGATGTCGGCGTGTTCGCCCTTGAACTTTTCAATTTCCGGGACAACCTTGGCCGCCTCAGTCAGAGTGCAGCTTTGGCCGTGTTCTTTTGGCACCAGCTTGGTGCAGGCGAGATCGAGGCCCGACAAGCCATACATGCGCCCGGCGTCGCGCAATGCAGAAGCCGACGCCAAAGTAGAATAGTTCGAGATGCCGGCAACATGGCTGCTGCCATATTTCTCTGTCAGGTATTCGACAACCAGATGGCGCTTGGACGACATGAAGTCAAGGTCGGCATCGGGCAAGTCCAGGCGCTCCGGGTTGATGAATCGCTCGAACAAAAGACCAAAGCGGATTGGATCAACGTCGGTGATACCGAGCAGGTAGGCGACAAGCGAGCCGCCGACTGAACCACGGCCCGGACCAACCGACACGCCATTGTTCTTGGCCCATGTGACCAGATTCTCGACCAGCAGAAAGTAGCCAGAGAACCCCATATTCTTGAGGACGCTCAATTCGTATTGCAGCCGCGCCTGGTATTCGGGCATCGCGCTCGCCGGTGGCAGATAGCCAAGAACCGGGTTGGTGAAGCGCCTCTTCCAGCCTTCCAGACACTTCTTGCCGAGCGTCATAAACTCGTTTTCCGCCATTTTCGGCAGACACACGCTCTGCTTCTTGAATTCGTAGGCGCAAGCGTCGGCAAGCATCTGGATATTCCTAAGACCCTCTGTCCAGTCGCAGACCGGCGCGATGCGGTCATATAGCGCCAAACGCTTCGCTGCGCCTTTGACGCGCTCAATCAGGTGCGATGGCTCCTGAAAAAAGAAGTCCTTGACGAACTGCTTTGAACGATACGCCACATCCATCTGCGTATTGGTCGTGATGCAGTTCAGCACCTCCAGCGTGGCAGCATCGCCGTCGTCCGCGTAGAAGGTTGGATAGGTGACAAGCGGCGCGACGTTTTCATGGCCCTTGTTCAGTAGCGCAATGACCTTAGCATTGAGCGTGTCGAACAGCGGTGTGTCGATTGGCACCAGTTCGGCCATCACCTGAAATTTCCCGGCGAGACGCAGCACGATCTCCTCGTGGCGGTCGTGATGAAACACGCTGAATAGGTCGCCGGTGCCGATCACGACGCCCTCCAGCTTCATCACGTCGTCCAGGCCGCAGCGGGAGTGGTAGTAGAAGCACTCTTCCGAATTTGCCCGCGACAGCAGCTTCAGGAGGCTCTTGATGCCGGCCTCCTCCGTCACCCATGCCTTGAGCATGTAGAACGAATTGGGTTTTTCCTTCTCCCCGCTGGCTTTTGATGGCTTGCGGTAGGTTGGATCGTCATAGACCCGCAGGCGGCAGCCGATGATGGGCTTGATGCCCTTTTTCTTGGCCGCATTGGTGAATTCCACCAGCGCGTGAAGCGACATGGTGTCGACTAGCGCCACCGATTCGTAGCCGAGTTCGACGGCTTTCTCAACCAGGTGGCCCACTTGCAGCATGGACTCGCCAATCGAAAAGTCGCTTCTCGCGGACAACGCATGATTCAAACTCATTCTTTCTCCTTAGTGCCAAACTTCGGGGACGATGCGCCCTTCGACTTCCTTCGCCAGACCAAAGGCAGTGAAGATCGCTATCGCCATCGAGACGTGCGGCGCCGACGAGCTTGTTTCCCATCCAAGCGCCTTGTTCATCGCTTCACGCAGTTCTCTTCTCGCAAAGCCACCAGCGACAAGATGTGTCAGAGCAACGCTCAACCAGCTTGGCTTACTCTCAGCAAGCACATTGCGCCCTTCTATTAGCCCTTTCTTCATGCCCTGCAAGACACCCTTGCTACACAGCGTGATGGCGATCTTTTGCAGCTTCACGGGCAGCGTGGCGATGATTCGCTCGTCGTCGGCAGAAGCCTCAATCTTCATCACGGCAACCTTGGTCTGGCGCTCCACAGCGCGCATCAGCGGCGGTTGGATGTTGCCCGGCGGCAGCGCAGCGGCAGCTTCCGCGTCGCGCTCCTGCATCGCTTTGCGGGCAATCTTTTTGGCTTGTTCGTGACGCGCCAGCAGGTCGCTCACATTGATGATGCCGCGAATGGCTTGTAGTGTTTCCAGCGACGCCTGAGCGCACTCGCTCATGGCACAGCAGATGTTACAAACGTCGGAATCGCGGCTGAAAACGCTCGCGGCGGCGAAGCAGCCAGGCGCATTGATCGGCTTTTCCATTAGAAGTGCCTCCTGACGAAATCGACCGCCTCTTTTCTTGCCTGTTTAAGCAAGACGACCGGAATGCCGCTCGTCTTTTCCATCAAGAAGGCGACGTAGGGCAGTGTTGGCGCGCTGCGGCAGCGCCGTCGCAGATTGTTGGCGCGTGCGAATTCGCTGTTGGCTTGGTTCGCACGCAATTCGCGCTCCACAAACTCAGGCGGATTGAGCGTCATTTCAACCAGCTTCGCCGCGACCGGCGACAGACAACTCATCATTTCCCTGATTCTTTGTCCAATCTCGACGATTTGCTCTGGCGACGCGCCACCAGACGGCAGCGCCATGACCTCGACACCGCCATCTTCACTGTTGCGACTGGACATTTCCTCAACCGAGGACGTGCCGGCGTGCACTCGCGTCCGTCGCCCTTTCCATTGGTTGTTCATCTTGGAGCGCGTGGTCTTGATGCCGACACGCTCAAGTTCATAGTGTTCGACGATGGCATTCACCCTATTGAATGCCGAGCGCATGAAGTAGGTTGAGAACTTCATGCCAAGCGAGGCATCAAACAGGTCGTAGGACTTAATGAAAGTCTCCGTCAGTTCTTGGACGACATCCTCATACTCGATGGCAGCTCCGATAGCTTGGAGACGCTTAAAGCCCTTGACGGCCACTTGATGAATCATTCCGGTGTTTTTGGCGTAATAGTCGCCAATCTCCTCACGGCTCATGGTCATGGTATTCATCAGCCGAAGATTCTCTGTGCCAGACCATCGACAACCTCACGATCCACCTTCGACAGCTTGTTGGTGAAAGATAGTGTGATTCCCTTACGATACGAGCCACGCTTGATGCCGATCTTGGTGGCGTAAATCAATGTGCGCGGCGAAATCACGTCGCAAATCTTGGCGCCGTCGTAGGCTTCGCGGACAAGACTGGCAAACTCAACCATCTTGTTCGCGTCCTCTTCGGGAACCCCGATGTGATTCTGGAGAATCAGTGACTCAGCCTGCTTCTTCATGTATTGCTTGTGAATCACCATGCCGAAGCGGTCGTAGTTGGCCGCGTTCTGAATGTTTGTTCCTTGATACAACCCCGTCTCGTCGCCAGAACCATTGGTGTTGCCCGTCGCCACGAAACGAAAATTCGGATGCGGCTTAACGATGCGCTTGCCGGCGTCCGCCTCCTTGATGACCAGCGCCTTGCCTTCAAGCACCGCTTGGTAAACAGACAGCACGGACGGCAGCGCGAAGTCGTATTCGTCGGCGCAATACATCCAACCATTTATCATCGCCAGCGGTAGTGGTCCAAGCTCGAACACGGTCTGACTATCGCGCACCGTCCATTGTCCAATGACATGACTTTCTTCGGTATTGACCGTGTGCTGGACGCGCATGAAACCCCGTCCAGTGCGGGCGGCGATCTGCTCAAACAGTTCGGACTTACCCGACCCTTTGTGGCCCCATACGTAAGTTGGAATGCCCAACTCAAGCGCCAGGATGACGTTCTTCAACTCATCAATGTCATAAACATAATTGTCCGTAATGGTCGGCACCATGTCGGGGTGCGTCGGGTTAGCAATTGCGGAAATGGGGATCGGCTCACCTCTCTCCGACTTCGCGGCCTTTGCCGAACCGAGGTTGAAAACCTCGTGCAGCATCCTTTTGACCACCGAACCATTCGGCACCAGCGTCGTGACGGAAGCAAGAGCGGCACCAGTGCCGGCCATTTCAACCTTACTTCCTTGCTCTGCCGCGATCTTTTCAGTTCGCTTCTTCGCCAGCAGTTCTTTGGCCTTCTCGGACATCAGCGGAGCGCCCGGAAATTTCTGGATGTATTGCTCGACAGTGACTTCTGGGTGGTTGGCCTTCAGGTGCTTCTGAATAGAGTGCTCCATCGCACCGCATAACTCGCACTTAATTCTCTCGGACATATTTTCTCCTAAACACTTACTATAAAAATATGTAGATACCCTCTACGACAATACACATAGTAAACCATCACCCCAGGAAATTCTAGTCACCACTTACTAGATTCGCAACTTGCCAAAACTACCGGACGAGCAAGTGACGAAGCTCTTTGATGACCCGATCCGGCAGTTCTGACACGTTGTTGATGACTGTGTTCTTTGGATAGAAATCAGTGACATCTTTGGACTGAATACCGATGCCAACCACCCTGACGCCAGCTTTTTCAACGTCAGCCACAACCTTCTTCAAGTGCGCCCGCATGGCTGCTGCATCGCCGCGTGCGCATGGATGTCCGTCAGATAGCACAATCATCACCTTGCCGCTTTCGCGGCGACACAACAGACGCCGGGCCGCAATCTCAACGCATTCGCCATCGACATTGTTGCTCAGAATGCTGGAGTTGGGCAGCCAACCGAATCGCTCGCGTGTTTCCGTCTTTAGGCGCTCATTGAAGCCCTTGAGAACAGGCATGTAGAGTGATTCGATCCGCGTGAAATTGCGGCCGATTTTGCTCGTTTCGGCGTCCAACACACCCCTGTCGGCGACCAATGCGCCAGTTGTGAAGGCGATGACTTCGTGATTGATGCCGATACGTTCGAGAACTTGCGTCAGCGCGTAGGCGGATTGCGTCGCCAGATGAATCTTCTCGCCATCCATTGAGCCTGAACAGTCGATCACCAAGCTGACAGCCACATCCTTGCTTGTAGTCTCGTGCCGTTTGCGGAACACGCGACCGTCTCCAGTCGCCAGACGCGATAGATTGGCCGCGTGCAGCCGCCCTGACCGCTTTCCAGATTCCCACGTCGCCAACGACCGAGCGGCGATGGCGCGTTCGAGATCTTTTTGGAGTGGCCCGACCATATGATCCACATTATCGGCAAGATCGGCCAACATGTTCGATTCGTATTTCTTGCCGACGCGCAGCGGCTCAACCCTGTCCATTTCCTTCGTGTAGATCAGGTAGGGCGATTCTTTTGCGGCGTCACTGGCGGCATTCGAGATCAACTCACTCATCGAGGCATCGAAGCTGTTCTTGTCGATGGCCTCCCAAATAGCTGCGGTGCTTTCGGCTAAATCCCCCTCCTCGTCATCGTCGCCAGCGCCATCATCCCCACCATCGCTATCACGGCCAAGAGCTTCGCCTTCTTCGCCACCGGCTTCCTCTTCACCCTCTTCGGCATCCGGGGTTTCCTTTTCGCTCGGCTCACTTTTGTCCTCATCGTCGGCTTCTGGCTTGGTTTCGTCGGGTTCGGCTTCCGGCTCGGGTTCCTCGCTTTCGGGTTTTTCCTTTTCTTCGTCCTCACCATCACCCTCGTCCTCTTTTTCAGACTCCGGTTTTGACGGTTTGTCCTCATCCTCTGGTTTGCCTGTTGGCGTCTTGCTGGACTTGACCTCGCCCTTCTTGCTATCGCCTTTCTCTTTGCTGCCGCCCTTGCTCTTGCCCTTTTTGCCCTCGCTCTTGTCACGCAACCGGGCCTCAATCTCTTTTGCCAGCTCGATGCAGTCGCGGGTGCTGCTGGCAGCTTCGATCTTCGGCTCCAGGTCGGCAATCTTGTCGTAGACGACCTGGACAATGTGCATCTTGTCCCTCATGAATTCTTTGAAGATGAACTGCCCCGACATGGCCCGAATCAGCGGCACCATCAGAATGCCAATGACTTTGCTGGCATCACCTTCAGCAGCGGCCTCCTTCATCATCGGAACCGTGTATTTGTCGAGGAAGAACTTGCCCGTCACGGACAGGTTGTGCGCGGAGCCGGCAAACTTCCGCGCCATGCACTTCTCGATGCGAGGATCTTCAAGCGCGTTCACCATCTGGTGCAGGCTCTGATTTCCCGCCGTGTTCATCAGGGCAAAGTCAGTAAACAGAATGTGCGCGACCTCGTGATCCAAGAAGCCCTGAATCGCCATGCACAACTCTTCGGTGGCGTTGTCGGGCAAGTAGGGCAGATTGACCTGGATCGGTCTGCCCTCGCGGTCGGACTTCACATAGGCACTGATGCCGCGCTGCGTGACTTGGATACCCTGCCCAGAAAGCATCTGTGTGATTTTTACAACAGCGTCCCGGAGCACCAAAACTCGTTCGTTCATTCACCCTCCCGTTTCTAGTCAAAACTTACTAGATAGATGAACTATAAAAAGGGTTGTCAGGAACGACAACCCAGCAGTGCGAAATCTCCAGAAAACGGGGTTGGCAAGCACCCAACCCCGCCACCAACAAGGTCAGAACCTGACCATTAAACCAGTCCCCCCGGACGAGTTGAGGACGCCAATCTCACCCATAACAGGGTGGCGCAGGCGGTGAAAAACAGAGTGCCCAAGATCGACACTGCTAACAACGCCGCCAGACTTTTCTGATTCGTCGATCAGGATGATGCCTTCTTCCCAAGAAATTGCCTGATCTTTGCTGAGGGTGCCCAT